AAGTTAAAGTCATTTAATGTTACATCTATATAATCAAAGTCAAAGCAAAAGAAGTTAATGAATTTAATATGTGGCATACTAGGATATAATACTGCATCAACATACTGTAATAAGTCGTATGCTTTAGTACATTCTCTACCTTCATTTATTAAATCATACTTAATCATATTAGAAACTGTACCTTGCTTTGCTTTAAGTCCAGGATCGTGTTTGACTCCAAAGAACTCCTCATCACAAAGTGCTGGATCGTTCATACGCCAGTCTCTCATATACTCTGGAGCATACATTCTAAATGGATGACTCCACCCTACTATACAATATTTAATATTATTATAATAGTCTTGGTTCTTTAAATCTTTTACTTGATCTAACTGTCTCCAAAAGCCAGTACCACCTTTAGCACTGTTATGTATTGTAAACTGTGTTGGATCTATAGCACGGTCTAGCCAATTACGTTTAGTTTTAGTAAAAAAACTATCGCCAATAATTCGAATTACAGGATTAGGTGTGTTACTCATTAAAGTTGTTTCTTCTTCATTTCTTTTTTAAACAAGGATATACCGTATTTAATCTTATGCTGATATGATTCCTTGAAACTTTCTAATTGCCACCCTGATAATCTTTCCATGCACTCTTTTAAATTGTTTTCTTTCCACTCGTCTGTGGTATCCTGGTCTTTCCATATCATTTTCTCTGCAACAGTACGACCACATCCGTAACAGTTACTGGTTACTGGATCCCATCTACATATGCTGATACATGGAGAAATCATACTCATTAAAGTTGTTCCTTCTTCATTGCCTTAAGTGCCTGTCTAATGCCAACTTTGTAATGTCGTTGGTCCATTAAGAAGTCCTTGTGCCAATCTTCTTCACCATCTGCTATTGCGATATGCATACATGGACTAGGCATAATGTTTAACTTACGACATAGTTGTATTTGAAAATCTCTGTAATTCTTTACTTGCCAGTCACTAGGTATATGTTTCATTACATGAATACCTACTTGTGCCGCTCCCAATACTAAATGATTATAATTGTTTTGTTGTCTAATTGGTAAGTTATCTTCGTAATTACTGTAACGCACACCACTTCTAATGTTGCCTGTACCTGTGCTTTTAGTTAAACTAAAACTTACTTCACTGATAGCAGGGTGTGTTAAATCAATATGTTGATCCATACAAGTTCCATACCAAGCACAATCTATTAATACAGGAACCTTTTTTAACAAACAATCATTTAATATTGCATGATATCCTAATGGAGTTCCGCCTGTTCCACAAAATGGGAAACTAATTATTACCCAATCGTTTTCTTTTATTGGGTTATCACCATCTAATTGGCTCATGCTTAAATCTTCTGAATATACTTCGTCTAAATAAACATAATCAGACACAACACGTTTGTGATACGCATACTCGCCACGCAATATTCTTAAACGTCTGCCACTGTATCTATAATATGCTTCATCAAATGCTTGTGTAGTTCCATTAATTAAATCGCGATGCTTAAAGTTATCTAATCCATGTACAGTATTAAAATCATTATCAACAATCCATTCAGTCATACGTTCTTTATATTCATCCGCAACTTCAAAGTATCCGGGTTGGTCTAACCAATCATACCACGGTGCGTCCCTTAATGTTGTTTGAAAAAAGTAATCGTATATTGCGTTGTGCTTTTTGTGGCTAATTAATTCTTTTTCTATTAGCTCTTTCGCAAACTGATTAGTTCTGGAAATGTATCCTGCCATGAAGTTCCTCTTATCTTATCCATTTTGTCCAAGTACTCAACTAAGACTGTTATATTTGTTGCTGGTTTATCTAGTGCATTTAATAGTGCATCAAATTTTTTATATCTATTTGTAACTGTTGTGCCAAGTTCCATGCGTAGTTGTGCTATATCGTTACTTGCTTTGGCTTTTATTTCATCATTTAAATTATTAATGCCTAAGAAGTTAGGTGTCCATAGTAAATGCATTCCTATAGTGCCACCGAATCTTGTTTTATTTAATTTTTTAAAGCCTTGATCCATCTTCCAACGTACAAAGTCTGGTATATGGCTAACGTTTAATGCACTAACTGTACAGTCGATGTCAACTGTTACGTTGTCAGGCATATTGTCCCAATACTTTAATACTTCTAATTCTTTAGCCCATGTACCAGGATAACGAATATATTCATAACGTTCGTATATACCGTCCATGCTTAAATGAATTAAACAATGTTTAAATTTTGTGTATAATTGTTTTAATTCAGGATCTATTGTTTGTCCATTAGTATTAAATCTTAATTCAATACCTTTTGCATAATTATTATCTACGCAATACTGTAAGAACTGTTTAAATTCTTTATTAATAGTTGGCTCACCACCAATAATATAAATATGTCTTAGGTTATGCAACTGCTCATATATGTCAGTCCAATATGTTTTATTATTTTTCCACCAATTATATCCACCTGCTTCTGATTTATTCCAATAAACTTCTTTATTTAATTCATCACTAGCACTGCTAATTAATTTATTATAGTCAGGTATCCATTGTGTACTATCAGCAGGGTTGCACATAACACAAGCAAGGTCACATTTATTACCTAACTTCATATCAACATAGTGTATACCATAACTCATTGCTCCACTATTGTCAACACCTTTTAATAATGCAGGCACATCAATACGCCTTTCCCACTCTTCGTTTTCCCATACACGTTTACTGCGATAGCCTAATCCTTCTTCTTTATAACAAGTTAAACAAGCTCTTGGCATCTTATTTGCCAACATATCTGTGCGTATAGTACGCATAAACTCTGTATTCCAATAGTCTTCAGCTCTATCCTGCTTTAGATTAACTAAACTACCATCATCTTTACGATTAACGCCGGGTTTTCTATTATCTTCCGTACTACTACTGTTAGCATGACAGCATATCTGCATACTACCATCAGTGCGTGTGCTTAAATGAATAAAAGGCAGTACACAAAAGCCTTTTAATTGTTTATGATTCGTTGGTGTCTTCATCTATTGTTTCAATATCTAGTATGCTTTGATCTAATCCTTCTACAGCCTTGTTACTGCCAGGACCAATACCTGTTCCGCCTTGATGTTTAAAGCGTCCAGTCTTTTGACCTTCTGGAGCCATAACAACTTGACCACCATCTTTAGTAATACCTGTATCATGTATTTCGCTGATGTCTTTATACTCACCAGTTTTTAAATTCTGTTCATTACGTCTCATACTTTCAAATATACCATCACCTAGCTCTGTATGACACATTTGTTTACATTTAGCAGGTTGCATTTCACTACTATGTTTCCAATCTTCTTCTAACAAATACTCATAAAAAGGATGTTCTAGTATGCTTCTAACTGGATTATCGTCGTCTGCAAAGTTATATAAACTGTTCCATTGATCATCTATACCATACTTCTTATAACTTGGTAGAGGCCAATGCTTGTCCTTATTTTCATAAAACTCTATTCCACCTAACCAATTGCAGGGCCATACTTTACCTGTTGCATCAACATATATCCTTGGATCACCTATGTTTTGACATATAATGTTTTGTTTAGTGCTCCAAAACTTTTTAGCAGTCTTGCTTGTACGTTCGTGTATGCCTTTAATCTTTTCTCTATAAGGATGTTGATTCTCTGGATTAACACTTACATTAACTGGGCTCAATTCGGTGCCACCTTGCTTGGCGGCTCGGGCACTCAGTGCCGCATTAGCGTCGGTAAGCTCAAATTTCATACTAACGTCTTTTCGCAGTTCCTCCTGCTTTAAACTACGGTCTTTAAGCATTTCAAACTCTTGGTCTTCTGCTAGTTTCTCTGCTTCACGTTTGCTTAAACGTATGGGGTTATATCTAAAACTAACCTTTTCTATAAACTCACTAAAGCCTATTTCTTTAGCCCATGCTTTTGCTTCTTCTAATTGGTGTTCATTATGGTTCATCATAATCCATTGCCATCTAGCTCTGCCTCCTGCATTAATAAACGCAGTAACATTTTCCACTATCCTATCCCATTTTGCACCCACACGGTATAAATGGTTGGTGTCTGCTAGTCCGTCAATGCTAAAGGTAACTCTACCGCCGTAATAGTTTTTAATATCATCACGGCTTCCACCTTCTCCATTGATGATGCCAGCCAGTTCAGCCCACCATTCAGGACTACGACTTGCTCCGTTTGAACTTATGCTTACGTTCTTTGTTCCATTTGTTCTAAACCAACGTAGTATGTCTAATGTCTCTGGATGTGCTGTTGGATCACCATAGTTACCGCAACTTAAAAAATAATGCAGTTGAGCACAAAATTCGGGTGGGAAGAACTTTTTAACGTCTTTAAGCATGATTAGTTTCTTACCTGCTTTCTCTAGTTCTGGATTAAATGTACGTCCACAACCTCCACAGTATAAGAAACAAGTATTATTGAATTCCAATTCTAAACGTTTAACACGTTCATATTGAAACATAGTGTTGCCTTCAGCATCAAACCATTTGTTTGCTTTGCGTTCTTTTAATGATAGTACACTTAAAGGTTCTAGTGGATTAGTAGTAAATTGTGTTTTATCGTATGGGTTGTCCAGTTTTGACATCTATGTTCTCTTGTAATTGATAGTTAGCATTGTTACTCTAATAGTATTGTTATTTACTCTGTTCTACACTAGTACAGGTTTGTTTTACACTAGTAGAGAACTAAAAATAATAAATGATTTAATTCACATTATAGTATACAGTTGTATAGTAGTTAAAGTTTGCATGGGGAAAGCACACACTATAGAACTAGTATACGCACTACTATTTAGCACTGCTTATAGTACTCATTATACTAGAGAAACAACCAAAGAGCAAGTAAATTCATTTAATTACACTAGTAGTGATACTGAATCTAGGGTGTAGAATTTTTCTTATAGGTCGGTTCGAGTCGCTGAGGTATGCCTTTCTGTCGCTTCCGTTTCTCAAGGTATGTCCATTACAACCGTCTACAATGCTGATTCAGTTATAAACTTCACTGTTAAGGGGTCTAAACACTCACTGTAGTGCTGATTGCGTAGTATGTCTACACTAGTAACACTCTTTACCATGTCTGCTAGTCTACTCTTAGTCACGGGCTTATAATCATTTAATAATGTTTTAATATAATTAATTAAAATATCACTTTGACCTTCAACATACTCTATGTTCTCTAGTGCGTATACTAGTATATGTTCAGGTACTATGTCTAAACTGTTGTATATACCGTCAGGGTGTAGCACATTGTTCACATATAAATGTTCTGACCCTACTCGTTGTTGTAGTTTATGTATGTTCTCTATGTTAAACATCTGTGGTACACAAGTATAGGCCCAATGTATTGTTTCACTACTAGTGTATCTACTTTCTAGTAACTGTATACGAGCATTAAACTTGTCCCATGTAAAGGGATAGCGTATGTAATTGTATGTTGTACCATAACCATCAACGCTTATATTGAATCTTGTATTCTTAAATTGCTCTATACGTTCAAGAAACTTTGTTGTAAACTTGGTAGCATTGGTAGTAACGTGTAGTTCAATGTTTTCTGCATACTTGTTGTCTATACATCTATCGAACAAGCGTAGTACTTCTGGTTGTAGCGTTGGTTCACCACCGGTTACTTTAAGTTGTGTTAACTGTGGTAGTAGATGTTCAATGTCTTCTAGTGTACTTGCCGGCAAACCTCCGATGTAATTGGTATCTGCATGGCTTCTTCTCCTAGGGCCGAAGGCATTAGCATAGTTAACGGGCACTGTCAACCCTCGAGATTCTAGTTCTACTATGTCTTGTGCTATTAAATTACTGTCACTTGGGCCACACATCCTACACTTGAGGTTACATTGGTTGGTTAACTTGAGGTCTAGGTATGAGATTGTAGGTTCAACAGTGGTATGATGTTCATACTTACTGTTATATCTTTGTCTTATACTAGTACCACTACGAGTTTCATCTCTCCAACACCTTCCACACATAGGGTTTTGTACACCATTAGCAAGGTCATTGCGTAGTTTATCCATGTAAGCACTAGTGAACCACTCACTTAATGTCATGTTGTTACGTCTTATACTCATACTATCGCCGGCTCTTGCTACATTAGTAGCGTTAGGATCCTGTTTATACCACGTGCTTTCATCATTTGCATCACTGGTCCACAGTGGTTGATCACTGCCCATGGCATTACAACATGGTTTGAAGGTTCCATTAGCACTAGTATGCGAATGAATCCATGGTAACATACAGTGTGTAGGGCTTTTCTTATTGGGTTTCGTCATTACTACCTGTTCATAAGGAGGTTAATATTATATTATACACTGTTTATTCAGTTTGTCAACCGTTTAATTAGGTTGACAACATGGTGAAAACCTGTTATAATGTATATGTAAACTGGAGTTCTGGACTATTGAACCAATAGTAACGTACAACTATGACTGAATATCCACATAATAATGTGTACAAATGTATTTATTTAGGTTGACAAGCCGGCTAGATATGCTATAATAGTAGTATAAGTTAAGTTAAACAAACAGGAGATACTCTATGCAGTACGCAATCGTCGACTTCGCAACACAAACTACACTCTTTTTCTCTACATTCGATCAAGCCAGTAATGCCTGCATTAGTTATAACGTAACAACATCACCTAGTCAAGCCGTAGTTGTGTGTTTATCTGAATTAGAAATCGACTTATTATAAAATAACCGGTTGACAGTACGTCTAGTTGTGTTATAATTATAGTATAAGTTAACTTTAAAGGAGCATACATATGTCATATGATAACATAGAGCAAACGAGTATTACTACTATACAAGATTACTTTACTGATAACCTGCAGAGTTGTGCTCCTAAGATGGAATGGGCACATGGTGTGCTATGGGTAGACAGTGATGATGAGAGTGAAGTCAATACTATTACTAGTATACTAGAGAATGATGTACTAGCACCAGGTCTTACTACAGAGACTAACTGTTTGAAGGCTACAACAACAGAGCCTTGGGATCAGTGGGCTATTGATATAGTAGGTAGTCCCTATGCATAGTAGTACTAGTACTAGCAGTGTATGTACACTGTAGACCCCTAATATTGAATCTATGCTATATGCTATACTAGTATTAGAGTAAACTCAGAATAATAAAAAAAGAATTATATTTCAGGCCCAGGGGGCTACGTTTTGGCCCCACCGTGATTCCTTACCCTGGCGCAATCAAATCGCTGGTCAACTTTTTTAGGTTTTGGCAACACCTTTTCAACCCTTTAGTTCCGCTACTAGTATACTAGTAAATAAACTTATAGTCTTCTAGGGTTATATAACGTGTGATGGATATGTCTACACTAGTAACGTATTAAACCTGTACTATAGTAGACGTAGTCACTACTACAGTATGCACTCTTTCGAGTACAATATGATTATATAGTATTGCATATATCATACTGTGTTTATATAGTATTGTATATAATTCAATATGTTACTTATAATGTACAATGTATACTATAAGCAACACTTTCAATATGTTTATGTAATACTGCACTACAACTCTAGTACTGCATACACTAGTAAAACTTTCATACAATTTATACTTGGGCTTTTTAAAAAATTTGCTACAGAATTTTTATGGGTTTTTACTACACCCTTGATGCTTGTTAATCAAATTGGAGTTGTAGTTGCTCAGGATTAATTACACCATTAATAAAGTTTTCCTCAATACTTTCAGCATAAGCACGACTGTGGTTAGTACAACTGCGAGTTTCAAGTAGTACACCATTTTCCCATAGCTCTACAGCATAACTAGTAGTTTCAATTATTTTTGTTGTTCTCAGTTTCATATCTTTCTCCTTTGTTTAAAGTGTTTTAAATGGTTGTATTACATTCGTTAAAAATGGCTTTACCGACGTCTTCGTCAGACAGACCAGCAGTGTACTCCGCCCCAATTTAATCCCATAGGTTCTGATAGTACTTTCCAAATAGTTTAAACCCGTTGGTCATTCGTAGTTGATGTGCTTGTTGTCCTTCACGGTCTTCCCATACAAGTTTCAATCCAAATAGATTGTCGCCTTTGTCTTCTTCCGGACCTAGTTCTCTATACTCGTAATAGTCACCTGCCCAATCATCACGACACTTCTGTTCAAACGCCCAGATCATTTCGTCTAATACCCAATCCCAACGCTTAAAGTAATGAGGATCAACATCACCCTTTTTACCATATGCGTCTAGTTGTTTTTTAGTAGCACGAAGTTCTTTGGGTACATCAGCAGTGTCTACATTTGGAGCACCATGTTTAGTTTCTTTTAATTGAACCAACATAGGGTGAATGATAGGAGCAAGGGTATGATCCATACTCCATGTGTCCCATGGATCTATTTTAACTTTAATATGTTGTTGTGTACTGTAACCAAACAAGTTGTACAACCAGTTATGATAAAACCTGTGTGTTGGGTATGTGCCTATTTTAACTTTCATGATGACCTCTAAGTTTAATATCCTTTAGAAACACTTTTAATGTTTGCCCATCGTCTTGATAGTTCAGTTCAACACTTACTCCATGCTTGACTATAACTCTACCTGTTTCATCAATTACTTCAAATCTATTAATACGTTTATCTCGTATGCGTCTATCTGCTATTGGATTGTTGCGTTTGTTAAATGCATCAATATCGTCTTGTGTTTTCATAGCATTATATCCGAATATGATATTATATCCTGTACAAAACTTGCTATACCCATTACTAGTACTATAACTATAATTGCCATAGCAATGCCCACTGCAATTAAATCTATTTCTTTCATGTTGGATTACTCTTTATGTTCTATGTCTTTTGAATAACTGTCGTCGTCTATTCTTCGTTTATCTGTAATTGGAAATAAACCAGCGGCAATAAAAGATACTGCGGCTAACATTGGTATAACATATATCATTTTGTCAGTTATGTAGGCTGTTAAGTACGTTGGTACTAGTACTACTATTGCCTTAATGAATCCTTGTTTTATCAACTTAGATTACTCCTTATGTTCTATGCTGTCGAATATGTTAACCATATCAGGAAATGCTTTAGCAAAGTCTTGTCCACGATGCTGTTCTAGTTTCTCTACCCATTCTTTCATCTCAGGTAAACGTTCACTCCAGTCCTCTGCATTCATAAAGTTAACTAGATTCTCAAAACGTTTAACTCCGTATGTACTGTCTAACCAAGTATCATAATCAACACCTGCTTGTTCAACTCCAGTAAACTGTTGCCAGTTTTCTTTCATCCAAGGAATAAACTCTTCTTTATACTTGCGTGTAACTTCTGCTTTAAACTCGAGTGGTAATACTTTAACATTTAGTTGTGGTGGCCAATAAGCAAAGTGCATATTAATACCTCCTGCTCCTAAGGGCCATATATTAATCTTTTTAAAGTTTTGTGCTAGTTTCCATTTAAGAAACTCTGGAATATAATAAATGTTTAATGCCATTATAGTTGTAGCAGTAGTAACTTCTACATTAGGTCCAGTGTTATCTAGTAAATGAAATTGTTTTACTTGGTGTTCCCATACACTAGGGTAACGAATATAATCATTTTGTTCACCTGCCGCATCAATACTATAATGAAAACGAACACGTTTAAACTTGTCCCATAAGTCAAATAGTCTTTGTGGCATCTCTACTCCGTTACTGTTGTAACGTAATTCAATTTTATGTGCGTATCCTCTGCGTACAACTTCTTCTAACAGTGTGTAGTGTTCTTCGATAACAGTACTTTCACCGCCTGCGAAGTATAACTGATACATATGTGGAATTTGTTCATACAACTCTTCCCAAAACTTTGGGTTCTTCATATGCCAATTGTATGTAGCACCGTCTACTTGTCCTTTACTATCCCATTGCATACTGTTTTTAAGTTTAGCATTCTCTAGTGTAGGATACATCTTCTTCCAATCCTTAACCCAGCCACTACTATCATGTGGACTACACATAACACAACCAAGTTGACACTTGCTACCCATACGCAAATCAATGTAACGAATCTTAGGAGGTACACTACCATCTGCTGTTGTCTCTGCAACAATCTCTTCTAGGTTAAATCTATTACCCCAGTACTCTGTTTCCCACATACGTTTGCTGGCGTGTCCGGCATCTTCTTCCTTAAAACATTTTAAACAACTAGCAGGCTTTTCACCGGCAAGCATTTGCAGTCTTACATTACGCATATAACTATTGTTCCATGCTTCCTTTAAACTTGTGGTATTAAAGTTTGCTGGTTTACCATCGTCGTTCTTTAGTACGCCAACTTCGCCACCTCCTGCTTTAATACTCGAGTCTGCACTTTGCACACTACTAGCATTAGCAGTACAACATACTCTCATATGTCCGTTAGGTCTACTTGACAAGTGCATCCATGGTAGAGCACAAAATGTTTTACTTGGTAATTTATTTTTCATCTTAGTTCCGTATATGCCTTTTGTTGTGCATCTTTATTCATGCCTTTGTTTTTGTCACACACTTGAACACACTTCTTACAAAGTTTGTATTCTTGTGGATTGGTCCAACTATTAGGAAGATACTCTTTAAAGTACTCGTGATCTAATAGTTCGTTTATTGTGCTTGTTCGTAAACTGTTAAAGTCTTTACCATACTGCTTTTCAATGTCTGCCCAGAACCTTCTAAACGTGTGTCCTGTTAGTCCACCGTGAAAGTGACAACAAGGCCAGAGCCTAGCAACTTCGTCTATGTACAAGTAACCTTTATCAATACTCTTACAGTTAATGTCATATGTTGCTTCTGCTAGTTCTTTCTCTTGATTGCCTGGTTTAGCAAATTTGATATACCAGTCTGCAACTTCTTTGTTACTGTACTTATCACTTGCTTTAAGGTTGAATTGCTTGTCTTGAGTTTGTTCTACTTTCTCACGACTTGGTGCATTCACTTTCTTCTTATAACTATCTACACTAACTGCTTCGCCTGTGTTTAATCTAAACCTGCTACTTACTAGTGTCGAGAATTCTGTAAAGCCCATATCATCAGCTCTTTGTTTTGCTTCGTTAACTTGGTGTTGATTGTGTTCAAATATAATAAACTTCCATATAGCCTTGCCACCTGCGTTAATAAATGCTGTTGCGTTCTCTATAATCTTATTGTAGTCTGTGTTAATACGATATAGTTGATTAGTATCTTCTAAACCATCTATACTAAAGTTAACTTCTATACCTCGTCTGCCATTACCTTGTTTAATAACCTGTTGATGTTTTTCACCTAACCGAGTCCAAAATTTTGTATCTCTTAAACTACCGTTAGTGTCAAGAGTAACAACTTTATAGTTCTCTGCACCGTAGTTAATTATCTTTTCTATCTGCGGGTGTGCTATAGGATCACCAATTGTACCACAAAGGTTACAGTTGATCTTTCTTGTATGTGGACCTATGTCTTCTGTAATTTTTATAAAGTCATCGATTGATATACTTCGCATAGGTAAGTCTGGTTTAACAATACTAGTTCCATCAATATGTCTTGCACACATTGGACAACCTGCATTACACAGACTAGTAATACCAAACTCAATACGTTTAATATCTTCTACATAAACAAATTTTTTCATTACTTAAACTGCTCCGCAAATGGATCGAACTCTGCTCCGCACTTCATAGCACAAACTTTTAACTTCCCATCTTTGCAACTTGGCTTACTCCAACTGTTAGCGATGTCGTTGAATATACCTGTGTCAAACACTTTGCTTAACCCGTGCCTGGCATCTACTTTATCTTTGCCACCTGCACGTTCAATGAAGTCCCAAATAGGTTCTTCCTTTTTAGGATCTTTATGCCACCACTTGTACATACGTCCAGCAGTCCAGCAACAAGGAAGTGCCAGCCCTTCGGCACTAATATATAAACTTCGGGTAGTCTTATTTGAAACCTTACAAATAATCTTTGCAGTATCATAATACTGATCCATACTACCGTGTTTGTTGACTAAGTCGTCTTGTTGTTTTAATGCGTTGTTCAAATATTTATCGTCAGGTTTCTTTAGTGCTGTACTGTCTTCGCCCTTTCGATTCTTTGCTTGGTGTTCGTCTTTCTTTTCAGTAGTTGCAGTTACAAATCGTCCTGTCTTCTTACTAACAAAACTTTCAAAGCCAATACTCTCTGCCATGGCCCGTGCTTCGTCTACTTGATGTTGGTTATGTTCGAATATTAAAAAGTCCCAACGTGCTTTACCGCCTGCACTAATGAAACTTCTCATACTGCGTTCAACAATATTCCAACTAACACCTTGTCTGTATAAATGGTTTGTGTCTTTTAATCCGTCCACACTAAAGATAACATGACCTTTATTAGCAAACACTTGTGCTAACTCCTGCCACCATTGTTCCTTTTGTGCTCCTGCATTTGTATTCATACTTAACCAAATGTCTGGATTGTGTTCTCTAAAGTATTTAAATACTTCAAGTGTATCAGTAGCAACAATAGGATCACCTAAGTTGCCACACATAAACATTGACTTTAGTTGCTTAACAAAATCAATAGTAAATATCTTTTTAACATCTTCTAGTGTTAACTCATCTAAATTAATATGAGGGTTAATGCCTTCTCCGTTCATGTTACGGTCACACATAGGACAAGCCGCTTGACACTTCTGCGTAATCTCTAAATGCACTGTGTCTATGTCTGTTATCTTATACACTTATGTTTCCTATTTAATATCGAAAGGGTATTCTTCCCGTTGTTGTTGTGCCGTGCATACTCTATCACGCAAGTCAGTTGTACTGAACCTGTGTTCTCGTTTATTAAAGTATAACATAATGTCCAACCGTTTGCAAATATCTCTACCAGTGAAGTCCATTTCTTTATACTCTTCGCCAATAATTCGTATGTTGGGTGTTAATGTTTCGAGAATGTCTTCTACGTCTTGTTCAGTTTGATACGGAATTACTTCGTCAATATATTTAACTGATTTAAGTTGTAGGTATCTTTCAAACATTGTTTGTGTAGGTTTGTTTTTAGTAAATCTATCAAGTGTTGGATCACTTTGTAAGCCTACAATAAGATAATCGCATTGCTGTTTAGCATCACGAAGCATTGCAACATGACCTGCGTGTAGTAAATCAAATGTACTAAATGTTATTCCTGTTTTCATAATAGTGATTTCCTTCTTACTTCTTCGTATACTCTCCAAGTCCACCATGTACTAATCACTATAGGCAAACCTGACCAACTACCATGCATCCACATTACTATTCCTGTGTGTAATAATTTACTGTGCCAGTAAATGCTCAAGTAGTCGTACCATTTAAACATTAGTGGTTTCGCTTTCCGTCGAACACACAAACAAAGTATAGTCCTTCAGGACCGCAAGTTACTCTGTGATGTACTCCATCTTCAATTAATACAACGTCACCTGCAGTTACAAAGCGAGGTACATTGTTTAAGAACATAGTGCCCGAACCTTTTACAAAGTAATATACTTCTTCTTGTCCTGCATGGCTATGTCCGTTAGTGCTTTTATAAGGCTTTAAGTCAGTTGAACTAACAACTAAATTATTTAATGTAGTATTGTCTTTTAGTGTATAAGTTTCATTGTCTTTAATAACTAATCCACCAATGTCATTTATATTTACTAGCATATTACTTGATCCTATTGTTGTACTCTACTGCTTCTCTGATGATACTTAAATCAACTCCTTTGAATTGTGCAGTTTTGATTATTGCGTTTGTATCTTTAGGAAAACAATGCCCACCGAATCCTCTGTCTTCAGTTACTTTGGTGTGTCCACTTCCAATACGACTATCGTCAGTTACAAATTGTCTGACAGTTTCAAAGTTAATGCCTAGTGCCTGGCATAAATCAAATGCTTGATTAAAGAAGTTAACCTTAGTTGCTAGGAAACTATTACGCATATACTTTGTAATTATTAATTCTTCTACTGTTCCAACTTTAAAAGTTAAGTCAGGTCTTATTGCATAAAATAAGTTACACCAGAACACAGAGTGTTCGTTACTTAGATACATTATGTCCATGCCTGCGAAGTCTTGATTTGCAGTCTTGGCTCTTAAAAACTCTGGACTAAAACATATCTGTTTGTCCGGGTGTGCTTCTTTAATTGTTAGCCACCCTTCGTGACTAATTGTACTCTTAATTAAAACAGGAGTGTGTTTGTTTACGTCATTTAAAACATCTAATACGTTACTAACATCACAACTACCATCTTCACCTTGGGGTGTACTTACACATATTATTATAGCATCTGGTTTAATGTCTGTCAACTTATCTAATCTAAATGCTGGGTCTACTACATGAGTTGTATGATATTGTTTTAAGAACATATCAACTGCTTTACCTACATATCCAAATCCTGCTATTGTTATCTTCATTGTGCTATCCAGTATATCCAAATTAACATTGGAATAATTATAAAAAATTGTGGAAGGAAGTTAAGTATAAGAGCCTTCTCTTTCCATTTGTAGCCTACATATATCCAACCACTTGCTCCTATCATTTGTAGTATACTGTTCCAAGGTGTAATACCTGCAACATGAAATACCATTGCTAATAAAATAAAACAGGCACTAGCATATTTTATTATTTTTATTGACATTTAAGTTCGACTTTCATACCCGGGCCAACCTTGCTAGGCAAGTCGCCGTATTGTTCTACATACCAATTGATAACTGCTTTGTACCAGTTCCAACTATTATGATGTGCTTGTTTATTGAACTGATGAATGTTTACACTTGTAGCATCCATAGTAGCCAGAGCCCTAGCGGATTCTGTCTGTAGTTCTCTAATAGATAATTTATCTAATTCCAATTCGCATATACCTTTTGTATTTGCCTACGTCTAGTTCACCTGAGAATAAAACATTCTTCATAGGTGTTTGTTCAGCAAACTCTTCTACACTGTTAACACAATTAATGTGTTCTTCTAATTCACTGTAATTATTATTTTGCAATACAAGTAATTTACCTTTAGGCATTTTTGCATACCATTCACTAAAGTTTTCTATATGCTCACAACTGGTATTGATAATTGTATTGGGTCTATCTGTAGTTGGAAAACTTAAACGATTATTTTTAGTACTCCAACAACTCCAAGTGTGTGCGTCATAGTTTATATTATGCATATCTTCTATAACTGCTTTGAATCTCCAGTTGTTTTGTACATGGGTATTATTAACTGCATCAGCAATAGGTTGACATCCTTCGTCTATATCAAAACTTCTTATGTAATGAATAACCATATTAGTATTAAACAACATAGCACTTAACGTACCGTACCATCCTCCTAAGACAAATACAGTTCTTAATTCTTCACCTGTACGAACTAGCTCGTCTACTAACCAACGTTTGCTTTTTAATTGTCCCCAACTTAACGCATCGGTAAAGTCTGCGTTTAAGTTATCACTCGCTTTACGCAAGTCGTTGAATAATGTATCGCCTGTAAGTAAACCGATACGACCAAATAAATCATTATCGTCTACAAAGTTAATTTGTTTTTTGTTCAAATCTTTCCTTTAACCATTCCCAATTATTAATGTTTGTGTAATCGTTATTGTTCTTACCATACTCTGCTCCTGCTCTTGCACCAGCAGTACTGTAGTCACCGTATAGTCCGTTGCCAACAGTAGTCCATACCTTGAGTCTGGCATCGTCTTCGTCGTTCTTTTGTCCAGGTATAATCTTACTTGTTAGTTTAGTACACTCTCTAAATGCCGCCTTCCATGTATTGAAAGGATCAGTATCGTAATGTACTATACTTCCTACAACAGGGTAAGGTACAAACTTTGTACTAATAGCAGTTGTAAAGTCTACTACTGTTTCTACATCAACGTCTAATACCTTTTGTGTAGGGAATAATTTAATACCACTGTAACCATAAACTAAGTCATTAACACTGTTACGAGCTCGGTATACATATACTGCATCCTTGCCGTACTTGTCTGGTTTAAAACTTGGATCGAAGTCTTCTGTAATATGATTGTCACCTTCGACAACATAATACATTTCAGTACGAGCCATCTTTGCACACGCCTGGTGTGCAGTTGGTAATCCTTTTACTCCGTGGCTTCGTCTTGCCCACGGAAACTTCTTCTTAACTAAATCCCAATGCTTATCTGCATTAGGTTCTTCATAACTCATAAAAATAATATCAAACATTAACTACACACCTTAACGCCGTACATTGCTTCGAACCTGTCTGCATCTAATCTAGTGTCTACCATAGGCTCGCCTCTGATGTTTAAACTTGTGTTTAATAATATAGGACAACCTGTAAGTACATACCATCTTTCTAAAAGGTCTCTAATACCACTTGGGAAGTCTTTGCTTACGGTTTGTACACGACTAGTTCCATCAACGTGTATGATTGCCGGAAAGTCTTCTGGTCTCTTACACTTTGCAACTACTTGCATATAAGGACTAGTAGGTAAGTTTTCTGGCATTTCAAAATATTCATTAACGTGTTCTTCTAATATTAACGGAGCAAATGGTCTAAACTTTTGTCTACGTTTAATATCATTTACTTTATCTTTAATCTCAGGACCACGTGGATCTGCTAATAAACTTCTGTTACCTAATGCACGTGGGCCAAACTCTGCTTTACCACTTGCTACTCCTACAATCTTATTAGTTTGTAGTTCATCAATAAGGTCATCAACTGGATACGCACCAACAATAGGCGTACCTAAGAATGGAGTCTCCCAACGAAGTTTGCCTCCGTATGCCAATGCCGCGGCACCTAATGCACTTCCGCAGTCTCCTGGGTTGGGCATAATCCAAATGTCATCAAAGAACTTACCTAAGTTACGGTTGTATAAACAGTTAAGAGCAACGCCGCCCATGTAAACTAAATTGCGACTCTTATTAAATCCTCTTGCTCTTGCCATAACGTTGTCGATCATTTTCTCTACAACTGACTGAGCACTTGCGGCTATGTCATATTCATTTGCATCTTTAAGAAAGTCTTCGTCGACACCAATGTGTAAGTTGTGTGCAAGTCTGCCTGTTGCGTCATCGTGCAGTAGTGCATCATAAATCTCGTCGTGGTGTTTAGGTTCTCCCCAACCAGCCATACCCATCATAATATATTCTTCATCTAATGGACGTAAGCCTAGTCGATGTGTCATAGCACTGTAATATAATCCAATACTGTGTGGATACTTTTGACTCCACAACTTCTTATACGTTGCTTTCATATTACTATCATACTCGGCGTGCCATATAGTAATAGTTTCCCATTCACCTATAGCATCTATAACAACAACTGTTGCATCATCGAATGGACTTGTTTGAAATCCTGCCGCCGCATGACTGTGGTGGTGTCTGTATGTTTCAATTTTTGTGTTAGGTAACAACTTTGTTTCTTGTCCGGACGCTAATCCTGTTTTCAAAAAAGTAAATTGATTCTTAAGAGCACCTTTAGTTGTCCATGCACTACTTCGGTCTCCAAAGAATCCTTGTCCTGCATATAATTCTCTTGTCTTTTTAAGCCAAGGTGTTTCGTAATAACCTATAACGTCTGGTGTTCCATAACTTAAACCTTTTTTAACAATGTCGATATGTAAATCTTTGTCGTGTTTTTGTTTACTGTAACGTTCACTGTGTCCAGCAAAAACAATCTCACCATCATCTACAACTGCCAATCCTGCATCATGGAAGCCAGCCGCTACTCCAAGTGTTAACATTATGCTCGCCTCTCCAAATCTAATGTAACGCAATGATGTCCGCCGCCTAGTGTACGACTGTGTGTAAGTTGTACAGGTACTACTTCGAACTTTGCTTTCTCTAACTTTTTAATTAATTTTCTTTGTCTAGGATCGACGACAACTGTTTTAGGATCAATGCTTAACACATTCATTCCAATCCAGTTACTAGCATATGGATATTTATGAAACTCCATGTCCTCTACACTGTCAACCCAGATACGTTTGTGCTTTTTCAAAAACGTTGGTAACTGTGAAGGCTTAACTCGTTGTTTGTTAATTAATAATGTCGATTCATTCAGTGCCGCAATAGTACTATCAATGTGTGCAAACGCATAAACATCTTCCCATATGTGAACTGTATATTCTGAACCAAGCACTGTACTTAACCATTGAGCACCCGCGGCATTACCTGTTTGACTTTTTAAGTACAACAAGTCATTACCAAAACGCATTACGTTAGCCGCATCAAAGATTGGAGTCTTCTCTGTAAGTTTTCCATTCTCAAATACTTCGTGTACTGGTAGTGCGTGTCTTGGAGCACTAATCCATTTAACTCCTGAAGCCATAGCCTTGTTTTTAATATCTCTATATGCTTCTGTTTCGTGAAACCTACTGTGAAACAATACAGGAGTTTCAATTACTGTATTACCTACAACAAGTATAATGTCACGTGGGCAATAATTATACATACCATCTGCAAAGTATCTATAACCGTGTACTGTTTGTTGAAAGTCTAACTGCCTCGGACGTAACACTTCGACACCTAACTCTGTTAACACATTTTCAAACTCTCTGAGTTCATGGTCTGTTAAGTCTAGTACGTCTTGATTAATTGGTCCTAGTGGCTGTGCCGACTCTGTCCACTTACTGTGTTTTGCAACTTCATTAAATACGTCATCATACTTTGGGAATCTTGCTCCATGCACATCACCTAGTACAACCTTCTTTAATGGATCCCATTCATTATGCGATTCTATAATCATGTATTATTCCCCATCTTAAAACATTTTGTAATACTCGGATACTTTACTTTTATTGGTGCAGTATCTTTGTACTCATCTAATTTTACAATACCAACTGCCGCTTGTTCTGGCGACATATAGTAATGGTAACCTACTGTTTCATATTGCTCTTTATCCCAGGGAGACACGTTAAGGTCTCTACCATCGTATCTAGCACGAATCATCCAGTCGTAGGCTTCTCTATTATCTAATATTATAGCACCTCCTTTGCCGATTGTCAACGGTTTTCCGTGTCCGAAACTCAAGCATTTAAAGGTATCTTCTTCATACATATTGTGTTGTAATCGTCTTGCACTATCATATATAGGCAACTGTCCTAGTTGGTATTCACCTATCCATTCTTTATCAGATATAGTAAATGATGCTCCAACCTTTTGCAACATCATTGGAACACTAAGGTATGTTTGATCCGGTATAGTAATAGACGGAACACGACTTGGATGTCGTTGTCTGTACCAACGTATGCATAACTCAAGTGCATGAGTGCAACAGTCTGTTGTTACTACATACGGTGATCCTGTGAACGTTGCTAAACGTCTTTCAAATTCTAGTATAATGTCGTATGGACTATTCCAACTAACACCATATTCACGCAACAACTCTAGTGTGTCGAGTTTAATAATGTCCTGTAATTTGTAATGTGTATCTTGATTCATAACCTATGTTACCTGCACTATGTGGAACTCTTCCTCTCCATAGTACGGCACCTCCTTTGTGCCAGTTCATACTGTACTGGTCTATTTCAAATATGTGCCCTTGTTTTTTGTCTTCCAAGAATACTAAACAACGTAACACATCATCGCTAGACTCAATACCAAAAAGTTCTTTATACTTGTTGTAATGGTCTGCGTGTGGCGGCAGTATGTCGCCCGTTGTCATCTTGTAGAATGTAAAACCGCAGTCTTTCCAATCTAATATTTTACCAATGTCTTTTGCCCATTGTGGAATTGCTAACTGATCATTAAACATCATACCAGTAAAGTTATTATGTGTATGTCCAGCAGTCTTCCATTTCGCTAGTTGCTCCATGTCTCCGTATTCATTTCGTTTATATTCAAATTGATCGAAGTCACTTGTCTCCCAAACAGGATCAAGTTCTATAGTATGATACTCTAGAGGACTAAGCTCGTGTGTTTCCATAATGAATAACTTTCACTCCGTGGTGTCCAATGGTCATAAACTGTCTCCATGGATCAAATACTATTTCTGTTTGTCTTGGTAACTCAATTGTATCAACAGGGTGAGTTATTACTAGAACCTTTGCTGGTCCATTAGTAATAGTCCCACCCATGTTTTTAATATAATGTTGTACTAGTAGAGCATAGGATCCGTCAGTGTATTCTACTCCTGGCTTATATGTATCGCTCGTAAATGCAATTTCATTTCCATACCTTAATATATCTTTTGCCATACGTTCGGCTTGTACTTCTCTACTTTTAGCAATGGCGTCAAACAAGTCGTAACCTAGATCCAATCTTTCTGCAAGATGTCTTAATGCAATATTATCTCTAGGGTGACAAGGACCGCCATCGCCCATGCCTGCTTTCATATAAGCGGCACTGGTTATACGTTGTCCTGCGTTACTCAGACTATTAGTTACAACATCGACATTCATATTACCTACACTTTGGGCAACGTCTTGAATCATATTAACTAGACTCAACCTCGCACTAATAAAGGTGTTATAAAATATCTTTGTTGCTTCTGCTTCTTCCCATGTTCCAATATTATAATGTGGATCATTCTCCATTACTGTTTTATAAAAGTTTACTAATGCTTGTGCATCAGTATCGTTAGGTCTGTTGCCTCCTACGATAACCATATCTGGATTTACCATATCGTATGCAACTGTACCCATAGCAATTAAGTACGGGTTATAAATTAATCTTGCTTTGTCTAACAAGTTCGCAAACTCTCTGCGTGTAGTACCAGGTAACACTGTACTAATTAATACAACAATAGTATCTTCTGTTGCATATTTGTTAATTTCTTTTAAGCATTCTTTAACAGGATCTAAACCAAAGTCTTTGTTTGGTAAATGTGTTATAGGCTTCTCTCCACCATAGTCTTTATCGTGTGGAGTTTGTACTGCAACAAAAACAAAGTCCTGTCCTACAACTGCTTCTTCCGGTGTCTTAGACACTCGTACAAGCTCACTAGTGCGTTCTTTTGTGTCATACCCTGTAACTGTATGTCCTTTACTAACTAGCATCTCGGAACTGATCATTCCAAGTTTTCCTAATCCAAACCAACCTATATTCATTGTAGTGCCTTTATAATATTATTTCGCATCTCACCTGTTCGTATTAAATTACGGTTGTGTACAAGTAAGGGTTTCATATGTTTCTTTATTACTTCTAACTCATGGTATGATAAGTTACTGATGTCTGTTACGATATCAAATACCTTATCCATACGTTTGACAGGATCCAGTTCATTGTCATAACCTTCGTCCCAAAATTCGTGGAATGTTTTCAGTCCCCATTGTTGCAATAGTTCTAAACTGTGTGGACCTGCTAACAGTAGTACAGGCGATCCCTGTTTCATTGGGTTAATAGTCTTCTCACTAATCTGACCCCAAGGATATTCATAGTTTGTTTCACACACTACACTAGCAAATGAATTCCAGTATAAGTTTTCTAGTGGATCAACTGTACCTATATTATTTATTGTTCCTGTGCTTGGGTTAAGCCAATCTCTCATACTAACTACTTTTGTTTCAATTGGTTCATCAACTACTAAAGGTAAATGGTTCATAAGGTCGTTACAACCTCTAGTATAAGATTCGAAGTACTTGCTGTTGTCTAAAGGATATTTTAATACACAATCATCTGTATTGTGAAAGTGTGTCATGACACTATCCTCAGGCATAATGTCGTGAAGAATTGCTACTGCAGAATGTCTATGTTGATCCCAGCGGTATGTAAAGCAATTTAATTTGTGTTTGATTTCCTCAGGAGCACCTTGACTAGGTTGCTTTTTATGAGAACTATAACTTAATGAGAATGTGTCTAAAGGATATATTGCCCAGTTGGCGTATTTCGTTTGCTGTAATTGTTCTTTCATGCGATACTCATTTGTAAATATTTTATACTTACTAACGTTGTGCTTCTTACACCATGTATCGATCATTTCGAATTCATTGATTATACAGTCTTTTTCTATACTACCCACTGGACAATTATATCTGGAGTGATTTTGCCATACTGTTAATACTTCGTATAAAAAGAAGTATACCTCTGTATGACGAGAGAAGTTAATCCGTGTATCCGACCAAGATGCGAACCATTTACAAGGTCCATTTAATATAAAATACGGATTTTTTGTCCCAGTGTTTGTGATTAGAGAATGTACTCTGTCTGGGATTGTGTCAGAGTTGTTAGATTGATCTAACAGGCTTGTAGTTGATATTGCATCAACAATACTCTGATCTATTTCTTTACTAATGTTATTTATATAAATTGTGTTAAATTGCATCGAACCACTGCATATATTCGGGGAAAACATCAGCGAACACTGTATTTCTGCGTGTATCTAGTTCTGCAGTGTATACTTTAAAGTTCTTCCTATGATTAGTGTGATCTACTGTACGTTGACTACGCCAGTATTCTATAATACGCTTTAGTTTATCTGTTTCACTACTATGCATCAATCCTTCAGATTCATTTTGTTCCATATATGTTACAGTGTCGGTCATGTACTTTTCGAAACTATCGTCAAGCACTTTAACATCCATCATCTCTGGATACCTAAGAAAAGGTATATCGATATACATACAATCTCTACCGTATGTTTTTCTTAATTCAATTAAGTCTATTAAGAAGTCTTTGAATGTTGTAACACTTAATGCATTGTAAGTACACATAAATGTAATACTAAAATTGGGCTCGTCTTTAAATTCATTTAAAACAAAGTCTACATTCTTCATAAACTTTTTATAATCTAATCCAGTTCTAATGTATTCTGCTTTGTTACCAAATGCTTCTGCACTTGTGTACACTTCTAGTTTACGAACTTTGCCACTTGCTAATACTTGCTTTGATCTATCTATAAATCTGTCAAACAGTTTATCCTCTACACAGAAGTTACTGTTAATACCTAACAACAAATTTGTGTTTGGTGTTTCAGTATTAATAATCCAATCCATCATCTTGAATGTGTTCTTATTCATAAGTGGCTCGCCACCTGTAACACGGAATGTATGTAAGGCTGGATACAAGTCGGGCCACCATTCCCAAAATGCTTCTACATATGGATTATGTTCTCGTTCTGGTATAGGCATTCTGCCTTGACGTTCAGTCCATTTAATATCATTGTAATTGTCCGATGTTCCAAAGCCGCCATGTTGTTTTACTTCTTTCATCCATGAACTACTAATAGCAGGACTGCAATACATACATTTAAAATTACAAGCATATCCAAAACTTACTTCTACATAACTAGGCTGAAAGTTTGTACTCCAATCATTGTTTTTAATTGTATCAAAGTGTTTGTTGCTCCAACTAAATGCACTCTTTAAATGTCTGTCACTTAACGCATTTGGATCTGCATCTTCAACTCTCCAACAGTAATCACACTCTTTAGGTCTACCACCTTCGAGCATTTCTTTACGTTGTTGTTTTTTATAAATGGAGTTATGTAATGAACTAGGGTCTAGTTTAATTTCGTTTACAGGTACTTGATGTACTGGTGGGTGGTGGCAACTGTGTGCAGTTCCATTTTGTAAGTTAAGTGTAAGTTGTGTCCACTTGGCTAAACAGAATCCAGGTCCTACTGCATTCAGTTTTGCTTTCATCTCATGTGGGTTCGCGCCAATAAAGTCCATTAGGAATAATCTTTTTTAAGTATGTCTTCTGTTGTATAAGGTCCATCGACTTGATGCCACTTATCCTGTGGGTGTATCATTTTATCCGCTAGTGGTTTATCGTTACCATTAACATGAATTCTGTCTCCAAAGAACACCATAGGCGATCCTATAATGTCATACACCTGTGCTTTGTTCTTGCCTTTTAAATGTATATCGATACTTGTGTTCCCACCTAGCTCTGCTTCAAAGCCTGGGAAAGTTTTATTAAAGTGTTCACATATACTAACACGTTCTTGTTCTTTACAATCCCAATTAAAGTAATGGTCACGTTCAGGTCCTACTGCATTACGTCCTACAGTACTAAAGTTTATTAGCCCTGCTCTCTTTTCAATGTGGTGTCCGTACTTGTGTGGATACTTACTAAAGTCTACTTGTGCTTCTAACCATGTGTCCATATCTGCAGGAGCGTTTAAACTACTAGTAGCAACTTCGATACCATTACGCCATACACTGTTACCAGCACATTGGAATACCATAGCACAGTTGTCTACAATCTCGTGTCCAATCTGTTCTATTGTTTTAGGTCTATCACTGCCTGTAACAATAAAGACATTCTTGCCTTTCATCCAGTTTAAAAACCAGATCCTAAAATGAGGAGGCATAACTTCTCTACTGTATGAAAGTGTGCCGTCTACATCAAACACATAGTTAATCACTACACTGTCCAACTCTTGATTTGTTCCTTTGTAGGTTTCATTGGGTCAAGTTTTTCAACTTTGCCTCCCTTGTCTAAGAACTTTTTCATTCGCTCGTCGAGTTTTCGTTGAAGCTCTGCTGGTGTCGGTGCTGTATAATCTTTCTTATCTTTTTTATCTATAATCATCTAGTTACACTATCTATTGCTTTTCTTAATTTATGAGCTCCGGCTTTCATACCATCTGGGTGTTCGTGAATTGCTCCACCAACGTTTGCCATATAGTCGACACCGAAGCGTCTTGTTATTTCTGGTATAAGTTCTGCTGTCATACCGCAACTTAAAGCAGGCACTACATTGTTACCACTTAACATATGCATTGTGCTCTTTAGTTCGTTTTCATCATCACTTAAATACCCGCCCCACATACCTGTATGGATTGTATCCACTCCACAGATACTTGCCAACTTACATAACACATACCAACTAATACGGTATGCATTCTTTGTACTAGTTATTACTTTATCGCCTGACTTTTGATAATGTATGTACAAAGGTAAGTTTAACTTGTTAATACTTTTATATGATCCATGTCCACTCCAGAAGTTAACGTGTACACCATTGCCGCCGCCATCTGCAACCATTTTAGCTCTATCTAATAAATGTAAAGGATCACTATTGATACAATAGCAGTATACAATGTTTGTTCCTGCTAGAACCCGTTGTATGACGTCTATGCGTGTCTTAAGGGGCAAACAAGCCGGGTTTGCCATTATCTCATCTTCCTTAATAAAGTCAACTCCGCCTTCAACAAAAGCAGTAACAATTTCTACTAATGCCTTCTCTGTTAGTCCTGTTTTAGGTTTAACAATACTGCCTAGCAGTGGCTTGTTGTAATTACCTGTTAGTTCTCTCATACCTGACAATCCGTAACGTGGTGCTACTGCATCACATAATGCAAAGTCGATATCCAAGTCTAACAATTCACATCTGTGAATATAATCAATGTCCATTTGTCCACCCATTAGCACACACAGTAATTGTGATATACCATCAGTTTCCCAATCGATAATTCTATATGGCCATGCAATTTTTACAATGCCTGCACTCTTGCCTATGAAGTCTGCCGGCTGTCCAATAATCTTCGCCGAGTATTGACTAATCAATTCCGGAGTTTCATATTCATTTCTCACACTAGGGTTACCTACACTTTGCCCGACTGCTAATCCAAATGCCGCCTTGTTTAAGTCGTTACCTTCTAGTTTGTATGTTACTGTGAAGTATTCCTTAGGATCTACTCCGTCCACGTATATATCAAGCATAATGTATTGTACCTTCTTTATTGTTTAATGTCAAACATATATTTGTCATCTGTGTCACAAATATCTCTAACTACTGTTAATTCCACGTCTGTTAAGTATTCCACTTGACTAACTTCGTAAGGATACAGAATAAAAATATCCCCTTCGCTGAATACTTCTCCGTTAATTTTTACTTTACCTTTTCTCATACAGTTAATTTCTGTACCTTTTTTATGAAAGTGATCCTGATGGAACTCACCTTTCTTATGGCGATGGATACCTACTTCAAAGTTTGCCTTAAAAGCAGTGGGTTCAAAGTCTCCTACGAACCAGCCACCTTTCATATCATCTAGTTTAAATTTCTTCATTTATGTTCCTCTAACAAGTTATATTCATATAACTCTTTTGGTGTATTAACTATAAGCATATCGGGATCGTGTACATCCATAAACTTAACTTCATTAACGTAAACTTTACACATATCGGTTAGTTCAGGATAATCAAGTACTAATTCGTTATCTAATATTACAGTATCGAAGTTTCCCACTTCAAGTGTTCTCTGTAATATAGTTCTACCATTACAGGCAACAAGTGCGATTGGGTAATCCCACCCTAACCATTTATCGTTTGATACAGATAGTTTGCCCATCCTTTATGTCCTTCCTCTAATGTATGTCCACCTGTGCCACAAGTCCAACCTTGACTCTTGGTCATATCAATGAAACTTGGTGTAATGTAATTAACATCTTTATTCCAATCTTCACCAGGTTCGTCTAATGCAAACGTTTGTACTAACTTTACGTTTAAACTTTTTGCAATTTGTTGCAAGTTCCACATACGTTCGAATTGCATTTGCTTTCTACTTTCGCTTCCTAGTGTTGTTGTATACTGCTTATGCATTTTATTAATTGTATCAACTAACAATGGATCAACATTTAATTCGTCCTTACCTGGTATATGACCTGGTATGTTATAACATACGTTATGATAGGGAATGTACTTTGCACCTTGCCAATCAATCGGTAGTTCGTCACGTTCAAATGTAGTCCAACAAACAACTACAAGTAATTCAGCACCTGGGTGCTTGTTACACCACTCACGCATAAAACGTGTAGTGCGTCTTGCTATTCTACTTCCGCTTGTTCCACGGATTGCTTCATTTACAACTGCTGGTACTTGTAACTTATCTGCAAGTAACTTGGGCCAACTGTTTTGTAATCTGTATGTAGGTGTGTTATCACTATAAGGTAAACCTAGTTCGTCTCCTTCAGTCCAACTGTCGCCATTTGCATATAAACAATTAATCATTTCTTCCACCACTTGTTATGATAGGCAGTCAAGTCTTCTGGAGTGCCGACAGGGCTAAAGTTTTCTGCTGATACTTTATATGGTTTAACCACATTGTCTTTACAAGTATAATTGTATATTGGTGCTATGTAAAATTCGTTATTATGTCTCTCATTGTTTTCTATCATTTGTTCCGCACCTTGAACAAATAAACTTCCTTTACTCCAATGATATAAGCCAACAGTTGCTTCGTTACTAATTGCAACTTTCTCTGCGGCTTTTATTATGTGCCCTTCGTCATTGACTTTAACAAAACTATGTTTGATATGGTCATGTGGGTAGGTCATTACCCAGCTCACGTGGGGCTCGAGTCGACATTTTTCTAAGAACAATGAACTGTCCCAATGTGTTACTTGATCACTATTGATACTAATTAAAGGTTCGTCATTGTCTATAAATTCTTTTGCGTGTAGTAAACTACAAGCGGCTCCTTCTGTAACATGGTCTAGTGTAACTATGTTAACAGTGTTTGCTAAACTTTTTAAATGTGCTTCGAGCCAAGGATAATCGTTCATGTGTTCTTCTTGAACTACAAAGGTATAGTTACCATCGATACCTAAACTCTCTACTGAGCTTTGTATCATTGTAGTACTACCAACTCTAACTAACGGCTTTGGTACTGAGTAACCGGCTTTAGTAAATCTACTACCTGCGCCTGCCATTCCGATTATAATGTTCATTGATTTCCTACTTGTATATGTATGGATCTTTTTTCTTTATTTCTTTTAGTTTTTTACGATAAGCACGTTCAAGTTTAATTCGATACACTATGTCATTAAACCATCGTTTAATTTTCTTTAAAAGTTTCATGTTATGAATTCCGTTAATTTATGTTTATGTGATGTTGCAAATATGCAACAAGGGTGTTTGCAAGTTCTTTGTGTCCTAGTTCATTGGGGTGTCTGCCAGGAGCTCTTACATCCTTAAGATGTTCATATTGCATCAGTTGTCTGTTGAAACTAACTGGGTATGGGGATATTGCATCCAACCATTTGTTATTTGCTTCGGGACTACCTACTACAAATTCAGGATTGTCTAGTGCATATACTTGTTGTAAATGAACACCTAAGTTTTCGCAAACTTGTTTTAACAACCATTGTAAGTTAAAGAACTTAATACTATTTACCTTACTTGAATTCAGCACTGTAAGATTCTTATGATAATCTTGTAACAACCTGTCAGTGTCGTTGTTGCCGGTTTTAGTTGTAATAGGACTATTCAGTAGTACACTAACATACTCGTTGCTATCGTCTTCCCATTGTGTATAACCATTGTCGTGTTTACGTTTAACATTAATAGGAATTTCAACACGTTCATATGTTGTCCAAGCAACTATAACTAATAGTTCTTTTGGATTACCTGTATAGTTTCTAACAAAATCTATTGTTTTACGGAATATTCTGTCATTACTTCCGCCACCTAGTCCTTCATTTACAACCTGAGGTATGTTTAATTCTTGTGCAACGTGCCAGGGCCAAGTATTATAAAACTTGTAATCTAAATGATCTGCTATGTCATCTTTAAGTTCTTGTCCAAATGTCCAACTATCTCCGTTGGCATATAATGTTTTTATTGACATAATAGTTCCTTGCATCGTTTGGTAATATTTATATGCCACTCTGGTCCACTGTGCATATTATCTCTAGCCAGTAATGAGTCATCACTTTTAATATTGGCATAGTGCAATGGAAACTCTAAGTTCTCTAAATGTGGAAAAGGTGACCAAGTGATATTTAAAACAGGAACACCTAGTGCTTGCCATATATTGTTAAAGCCTAGGTACCATGCTATATTATTAATATTCATTTCTCCGTTTGATGTTAGATAAAGTTTCCACCAATCATCTTGTCTGCCGTTGCTAACATCTAATCTAATGCCATTGTCTTCAGTAGTACCCCAACTCTTTCTTGTTGGCTCGGGTAACTGTAATACAACCTGTGTTGGTAATGGTAACTTGTGTTGCTTCCATAGTAATGCATTATAATAACAAATGTCTAATCCACTTCCGGCTTTACCGGCATTGTATAAATCTAAATTTAATTCTTTTGCAAGCCTGGTGGGCCATATACTTTTGTTAGGTAATCCAATACCTTCAGTGTAACTACAACCAAAGGTTAGTAAAAAGTCTTTGTCTAATTCTGCAAGTTCTTTTGTTCTGTAACCAAGACTATTAAATGTGTAATCAATGTTTACATCTTTCCAACGCCAATTGTCTGCAACACTTTTGTTATATAATTCCTCACTATCACTGCTGTGATACTTAACAGTTTGTCCTGCGTCTTCGTCTTGTAGCAGTTGTGGATTATTTTTATTATATACTAGCGATGCCATTGAAAGTCTACTTTGGGTTTTATTATTTCAAATACTTGTCTATGTCCTTCGTAATCGCAATGTCCTGTGTTTCTTGTGTCAGGGTATGTTTGACTAAAATATCCCCAGTCAACGTTTGCATAATTCTCTTCAGGTACAAGTCTTTCGAAGTCTGGTTGGTGTCCCATAAAAACGTGTGGTATGCCGTTAGTACGCATTAACAAATGTGCTTGTGCAAGTATACCAATGTCGTATTCATTCTTAACATCAAAACTAAAAAAGTCTGCTACCCAATCCCTTAATACTCTTAGACGTGCATCTGGTTCATGTCTTTCAAATTGTGCCCATTTTGCCTTAACATCTCTATCAAAAAAACTATCTAAGTTTTGTAGTGTTTCACTTTGCATACTATTATCAGTTGTAACAGGAATAGGTCTTCTATATTCTGCAGGTGTGTACCTGTCGTATGGCGGATAGTCTTCATAATTTAAATGTTGTATTGTTGGTTCTGTTCCCATAGGCTTTTGTTGCCCAGGCTTAAACCAAATTGTCCTAGCCGCATTAGTCATGCTAATAATAACAAAAGGTTTGTTGTTGCCCACAGTCATTCGCTCAACTGCGTGTTTAACTTGTAACCAAATAGTAAAGTTACAACAACCACTTCTGCCTAATACCTTTTGCTCTACATTTTTATACTCAGCAGTTAGTCCACCGAAACTCTTCTCAAATGAATCATGGTCAGGTAACCCACTGCCGTTACTAAAACTATCTCCACAAGTTATAATTAAATTTCGCATACTTTATTCTCTCTTATGAATCTATTAAGTTCTCTAGCCCATAACATATGCCCATACTGATTGGGGTGCATACCAGTTATAACTTTTGTATTATATTCTGTTACATCCTGTGCAGTGATGTAACTATGGAAACTATGCGGAGCAGTATCTTTTCCGTAGAATCTCTTACTGTCTACTTGTTCCCACAACCAGCCATCATTTTGTCCGTTGTAATGAAAGTTCCAACGAGGGTCAGCATTACCAACAGTCATCTTTTCTGTTTCACTATTAACGTAGTTTTTATCTTCCCATTGTGATATTTGCGTGTCGTCTACATTATAAAATGCTTGAAAGAACATATAGTCAATGTTGTGTACTTTAAAAAAGTTTTCTAGTTGTAGTACTTGCTGTACATAACGATTAATGTATTCTTCTTCGTTCCACAAATACATCCGGTAGTTATCAAAGAAAGGTTGCATACCTCTTTGCATATATGGGTGGTTAGTTTGATTGGGCCATATAGTAGTCCAACCAGACCCGTTATGTTCATCTACTGGATCTTTGTAATAAAAGTCTTTACGTTCAGGACTTGTTAATCCTACTACAACAAATAGTTCACCTTCCGGTTTTAATCCTGGCTTAATATAGTTTTCAGTAATCCAACTCATTGTTGTTCTTACGATCCTGTCATTACTTGCCGCTGGATAAGATATGTTAGTAAGGTCATCTGCCTTAATCATATCTTTTAACATAGTAGGCCATATTTTAGGAATACGGTATTCATTATTCTCTGGATCCCAATCACTTACGGTGTCTGGTAAAGCAGGGTCACGTATCTCACTTCCGAATGTCCAACTGTCTCCTGTTGTTAATAGGTGCATTAATAAGCCGCCTTTATTTCATTAAATTGTATATCTGGATCTAAATCTTCTACATTAGTTCTCCAAAGTGTTTCCATTAACTGTGGAACAATTTGTACCATTTTAATATTTCGTTTCAATGCTTGTTGGTATATTAATGTACCCGGACTTAACATACTATCACCTGGATCTATTGTGTAACCACTTTGCAGTTTAAGTGCTAGAGGGAATGTTTCCCAATTATAATAACGATATGTATCACAAGCAATATCCATACTAGGACTGTCGCCCCAGAATATAATGTCACTTAATCCATGCTTACCAAAGTCGTTAGGTACTAATCCTCTGTTGCCAATACTGTAGTATATACTTCTATCTTCTATTTGTCTATTGCCGAATGTTTTTCCACTTGGCACTAGCATATCGTACCTACATTTAATTACTTTGTCGTATCTAAAGTTATTGCGTACTTCTGTTTTACACTTATTAAAATTAGCCTTTTGTATGCTGTAAAGCATATTGCCAAACGGTCCTGCATGATTAATAGATGTTTGATATTCCATATCAACAAAGTTATGTACACTGTTATCAATCATTTCCTCTAGTAAATCAAAGTCTTGTTTCTTATGAAGTTTATCACCGGAAGTTGTCCATGTGTGGCAATAAATGTCTGCAGGTGTATCTCTAAAGTAATCAAGTATACGTGGCATCGCAACTTTAAAAGTTCTAAGTTCGCCACTAAAACATATTGCAGTACGTTCGGTATCTGTATTAAAGTGTTTCATAATCGCCTCCGCCTGTCATATGCTCTTGTTTAGGTCTAACTAACTTAATTGGTGGAAATATTTGTTCCAAGTTTAAGTTACATTCTTTTAAGTAATACATAAAAACGTGTTCAGGTCCGTAGTGTAACATCTCTGGCATTTCAAAAAACTCTTTAGGATGTCTGTGAAAGTGACTGTAAAAATCACAAGCAATATCATATACATCTGTTGGTCCTTGCCAGTATAAGTCTCCACAACGACTTCTGTGATTACCTTGTTCGAAACCTAAGTGTATAACTTGTAGTGTATCTTTCTTAGGTTCAGGTACTTGCCAATCTTCATCAAACATGGTGTCCCAACGTAATCTAACAACTAAATCAAAGTTACTATTGTTTTCTATTTCGTATCTCTTTTTTAAGTGTGCCGCTACCTTTACACCATAGAATTGACTTTGGTAATTTACATCATGTAATGCTTGGTCAAGCCCTGCTTCAAATTCGATATCTTTTTGTACAAGTAAATTAATACCAGGAAGTTCTCTACGAAGTTCTTGTACTTCATTGTTTGTAACTTCTTCGACGTCACTAATCCCTTTTGTTACTTTAACAAAATTAGGAGCACTTCTAGTTTTCCATGTGTGTCCAAAATAATGTACCTCATGTTCTTTAAATATATCTTTAAATGTTGGAATACATTTTCTCCAACTTGATCTTAATTGTCCGCTTAGGCAGATTGCTATTTTCATTTTATACTCCAATCCAATTCCAAACTCCACGTATTGCTAATATTAAATACATGAGTTCCATTAATGTTCTCGGTGTGTCTCTATCCTGGTATCCAATGTATACCCATATACTACAACTAACTAAAGCAATTCCCCAGCCAGCCCATTGTAAATGTGCATCACCTCCGGATAGTATAAACGCACTTGCCATTGCAAGTAGAAACCCTATCCATCTGAAACCATCTATATCTTTGTAGTATCTTATTTTCATACAGGGTATCCTTCGATGTTGTGAACGTCATTTTGATCGTTAGGCCAATCGGAGCATATACCTAAACACCCTTGTGGAGCAACATCTAACTCGTGCTGTAAACAAATAATACTTTTCTCAGTTACTTCTTTATAAGGGTACGTCCATATGTATCCTTTACTAGTTAGAGTTCTCTCATCGCCCTCGTGCCAAAAACAATGTATGTTGTTTTCTAACATATAGTGTAATGCATTTAAATTCTTTGCATGATTCCAAAATCTTGGATTGCTGATAAACTCTTTGTCAACTTTGTAATCCGGTCTGTCATGCCCTAACCAAATCTCATTATCTATAAGCCATACATCAACTTCACAGTCGTACCCATCGTTAACTGCTTGTAGCAAGTACTCAGGTTTGTTTTCCATTAACGGATTAGGACCTGTTGTGTTACCTCTGTGTGCTATACGAATCATTTCTTTTTATCTGCTTCTTGTTCTGTTATCATTACGCCAAAACGTTTTGGGTTTTGATAAACACTTTTAAACCATATACTTGCATCTGCATCCAAGTCAGCAACTCTAAAGTGTAGTTCATTTCTTAATCTGTCACCAAAGTGTTTAAATGCTTGTTGACGTTTATCTGTATCAGCATATGCAATTAATTTATCTTTAACAAACGGTTGCATATATTCATAGTCCGCGATGTGAGTATGATCCCAATCATCTAAGTTCGTTAAGCATACGGCTTCTCTGGCCCCTAGTAAGGCCCAATCACCGTTGTCCACATCAGCACCAACACTACACCAAACACTTAAACGTTGTAAGTTCTTTATATGATTTTGTGTTAGGAATTTGTTACGTGGAGGAAGTATACCTTTATCTAAACTCATCTTGACACCTTCTCTAAAGCCGCCTCTGTATGCTTGTTCAGGCGTTGCGTTAATACATACATCACTAAATGTATCTGCCATCTGGTAATACGTTAGCATCCAACAAAAGTCTACACTATGAGCACCGTCTTCACTTGCATCATTCTCATGACTGTTCATGTTTTCAATAATGTGCTTGGGCCATAGTTTAAGTCCGCCGTTACCGTATGCTAAACTATTAATAATATTATGTCCACACCAACTAAAGATATAGTCTGCTTGTTCTTCTTCGTCAATCTCAATAGTTTGTTTAAAGAAGTCTGCGTGTACTATATTGTCACCGTCTACTGTAACTAGTCGACGTTTGGTTGCAATTCTGCCTGCTTCGTTATGTGCCGCATCAAAGCCTTTAACACCTTGTACACGTTTTGCCCATGGACACTTGCTTAACAAGTCTGCCCAGTTCTTCTCTGCGTTAGGTTCGTCATAACTAATGTATACAACGTCGAAGTCACTCATTGGATAAGTTTGTTTCATATTATAGTTCCTTAAAAGCAGTAAAGATATTCAAGTCCGACTCTGTGACAATCTCAATACTATCAATGTTTTTATATTCTTTAATGTGTATATCTTCTTCAACTGCAGAATGCAATTCAAGTTCAGCAAGTATAATCATATAATTACCTTTTGGAACAACCCATAATTTTCTTTTAGCAGGTAACATAGTATTAACTTTAACTTTTAATGTTCTTGTTTCTTTATTAAACTGTAGTGTTACTAAACGATCTTTGTTCCATAACGTAGGGTCGATTTTATTTAACTTAGAATTATTATTAGCAAACGAGGCACTGATATCGACTATTGTTTCTGTTTCTTTATCTACAATAAAGTTATTTAAGTTTACATCTTGCAACTCTAAAAACTGTTCTTTACTAATGTTAATAAAGGATTCGTCCTTCATTTCCTCTTGTGTTTGATTAGACATAGTTAATATCTTACCAAACAAATCAAACCATAGATAAAACTTAGTCTCAGGCTGTTGCGGTTTTAATGCACCAAAGTGTTCTTCCATTAACTGGTTAAATGATAAATCTGTAAAGTCTGACATTATACTCCTGCTTGTTTTTCTAGTGTTTTAATTAATTCATCTGTACACCAAGACTTCATTACATAATGCACTGGCTTTGTTTGGTAATAGTTATTAATCCACATACCTTCTTCATTATATTGTCCGTCTAAATAATCTGTCCAGTTCTCATCTCTTATTGAATAATCCAATAGTCCTTGACATTTACTTTTCATATGTACAAAACTAAATGACTTTGGTGGTCTGACTTTGTCTTGCCACCCTAGTAATCTAATAGCCATGCCATACACTTCATCAGTGTATGCAACTTCATTGGGATTAATTCGCATAAAGTTGTTTGCGTATTTGTCCCAATGTCTATAAATGTCTTCTACTTGATTAAAGAACGTTAATGCTTCGTTACTTTTAGCAAAGTAAGTTAAAGCACTGTAGGCATTATAGAATTGATTATCTTTAAACCCTTGTCTATAATATGAATCATCTCCTACAACATCTCTAAAAGTATGTATAGTGTCGCAGACTGCTATCGGAAAGTTTCTTGCTTTCGCTATTTCCCAATAGTAGTCCACGTCAACAGTAAAGAGCATATCTGCATCGAGTTTAATAGTTTCATCATACGGGGTCATATGATAAGCCTTCCACTCATTTTGCAACTTCCAGTTGTGCATTATTGCTTCGTCTGTCCAGGGGATAATCTCTACGTTAAAAACATCGAGATAATGCTTAGGTAACTTTTTCAAATCGTCCTCTGTCATACCGACAGTTAAGTCACTGGGCCCTTTTGTTTGACTTGCTTTAAGGCTTAATGCTAATGCATATGCCATTCGGGGATAGTCCCCAAACTTTTCACTATACTGTGCGAATGTAAAATAACCTCTGCTCATGAATATATCTCCATAAATGTATCGTAGTGTTCTTCAATGGATTGTTTATTCAGCATATGTACATTTGTATTCTTCATTAGTACTGGTATTGTTTCTGTTTCTATTAGTATTGAATCTTTTTTAACCTGCAATATCTTTTCCATATTAAAACTATTGATCTGTCTAATAGGCAAAGGTTTAATATAGTCATCTCTAAAGCCGCCAATTAAATGACTTGCAATCGCGGCAGTTATATCATTACGAAAGTATTGATACGGAATTCTAAATGTATTTTTATAAAAGTCGTAGTTCTCTCTAACATACTTTGCAACATTAAACCAATCTTCAGTTGCTTGACACTTACGAAAGTACATAACTGTAAACCAATGTACTTTAGGGAAACCGTCTTGTACAACAAGTTCGTAAACGTGTTGTTGATGTTTAGCAGGTATCCGTGTATGCGTATTCATTAGCATAGGTTCTATATTACCCCATACTGCGTTTAACACATCATTTTGTATTAAGTAGTCTGTGTCTATTAGGATTGTTTCGTCGAAAGGAGATAACTCATATGCAGTTAGTCTATCGAGATTATGCCATTGCACGGGCTTGAACTTACCGTCCACGTACATTGGTCTGAGGTTTATTTCTTCTACTTTTGCTTTCCAATCAATAACGACATCAAACATCGAAAGGTCTTCTGAACATTCATCTACACTTGTTACTATTGCTACAGGAACATTTAGATAATGCTTGGCTAACATAGCCGAGACTTGTGCTTGTTTTATATAATTAAAGTCTTTATTGTTTTTTGCAAAGAGAAGAATTCCATTAGTTTTCTTCGTTGAAGTCATACTGTACTAACTCTTGAACTGTCCTTGCTTTTCGTAGTCGTCTTATTTCTGCTAGTGCATTGTTCTGCTCTTGAGCATACTTTTCCATGCAGGTTGCTTTAAATTCTTTTACGTTTGGAATTTCAGTGGGATTGCCGTTCATGTCGTCTACAACTGCTGAGTCATAGTCTGAACGTTCTAGTAAGTCTAAAAAGTTTAAAAGCTCACTGTTAATATAAAACAGTCCGCCATGGTGACCAACGGTGAGCTTCTCTTTGATAAGTTCTTTTAGAAGTTGCAGTTGGTTTTGCTGAACTGCGATATACTTTGATTTATCGAAAATTGTGTCTAGATTATTCATTGTGTTTCCTATTAAAAAATAGTAGAGTAATTGTTTTACTAACTACTCTACTATTTTATATGATAGGGGATCGAATGTCAATCTAATTATTAAGTTTTTTTACCTAATAATTAAAATGAGTCTACTTGTACGTTCGTTGGAGTAGCCGGAGAATATACTGTACTCTTTCTATAACCTATAGAAACTGCTGTTCCTGCCTGAACTGTATCTGCATTACTTGGAGCAACCGCTGTTGCTTGGTCAACTAGTGTAATAACAAAGTATATTCTGTGGTTAGTTTCGTCTAATTTTGCTGTTACTGTCATATCGTTCGCCGCATATGCGCCGCCACCAATGTTAGTACCAGTAAATATGTTTTGGTAAGAACTAGTTAATGAAGTATAACCAAATGCCGCAAAAGTTCCACCTGAACCAGTACGAGCCATTGAAGTTTTTTGTAATTTCAATGTTCCTACTTTAGTAGAGAAAATTGCTCTCCAGTCAACGTCTTGAGCACTTGATCCAGTTGCGTGTTGGAAAGTTAAGTGAATTTCTCCACCAGTATTAAAGAAAGCATCTAAAGCCGCCTGTGAAGAAAATTGTGAATAAACTTCTGCGTTGATAGTTTCAACGGATGGGTTACCCCATGTACCTGATCTTGATGAAACTGCCGCGCCTGCTACTGTAGTTTGTTGTGAAGCATCTACGTTGTTAGCATTTGAACTAACGTTAGAAACTGCTGTACTTAAATTAAGTGTTCCTGAACCTGATGTTGAACCATCTAATGCTTCAATAGTATCACTTGTACTTGGGTTACTACCAATATTAATTGATGTTCCCTGGTGTGTTGCGGCGTTTGTTACCGCTGTCATTAATGTTCCCCATTCACTTGCACCAATAGTTGCTGACGCACTTACTGTTGCAATTGAACTTTGTCCGTAGCCTGAACCACTTTTATAAGATGCACTGTTACCGATCACGGTATTAATTGTACTTACGAAAGAGTTGTAGTCTGCGGCTAAAATTGTATTGCCTGAACTATATGTCATTTATATATCCCCTAAATTATAGTTAATTAGTTTACTTTAACAAAGGCCATTACAGTTCCCTCGTCTTCAGTATATTTATTTTCAAGTGCTCTACCAATGGTATTAAACGCACTAATTTCACTCGAAGAACCTGCTCTTGCGATTCCGTTTCCTGCACTTACTAGTCTATCGCCTTTTGTAACTGTACCTATTACAGTAACTGGCACACGACCTTGAATAGCAACTGCTGGGTGTGTATGTTCATCACCTGCACCTGCGTTCATTAAGTACGCTGGTCTTGTTGAGATAACACCAAACACCTTACTTGAGCGTTCTTCACTTACTCGTGTAATCTCTTGAGCTCCTCCAAGTTCGACAACTGTACCTGGGGCATATGAATTATCAGAAGCAAAACGCTCCGCCAAATCCGCATACTGTGCCGATGTACTTTCTCCGTGGAAGGTCGTTGCGTGTACTTGTGCAAATTTGGTTCCTGAAGAACCTAAATCTCTTGTGTTATTCGCATCAGGTAATAAGTCGCCTGCTAATGCAGTACTACCATCACTTGCTAATGTTCCAGAGCCACTTAGGACACTGTCAACATAGCCTTTAGTTGCAACTCCTAATGCACTTGTTGGAACTGCTAACAATAAAACTTCTCCTGTTGCGCCATCAATAGTAACAGCCGCTTTAGGCGTACCACCATCATTAACACCGAGAATTAAATCTCCATCGGAAGTTATATTTTTAATTGTAACATCATTTCCACTTACTGTCAACGTTAAATCGCTGTCAATACCAACACTGATTCCACTGTCGTTTAAAATACCCAATGTACCCGAAGAGGTATCATTAGCATCTGAACGTAGATAACTAGTAGCCGCTTGACCACCTAATGCATCTGAATCTGTTGCTGTTCCGTTAATTTTATTATTTGCTACACCTGTGCTCAGGTTATATCCTGGCGCAATACTTGTAAATCCTGCAATACTTGGACTTGGCGTAAATGCCGTGTCCTTATTTACTATTGCTACGATAGAATCTGCTATCATTATCTTTACGATAATATGTGCATCTCCACCGCTGTCATTAATGCTTTCAATTACTGGTCCACTTTGTCCAGCACCTGAACTAAATGCAGGTCCGACTAAAGTCCAACTTGCACCATTGTAAATTTTTAACTGACTGTTGCCAGTGTCCCACCATAAATCTCCTACTACACCTGACGCCGGAGCAGACGCACTTGCAGTAGAACTTGAAACAGTTTTAAAAGTACTACCTGTGTAGACTTTTAATAAGTTGTTTGTTGAATCCCACCAAAGTTGACCTGCCAGCGGTGAACTAGGAGCAGTTGTGTTTGAAAAGTTCTCTAACAGTTTAACGAAGTTCTCGTTTAAAGCATCTCCGTAGCCACTGTAATTTTTTCCAATAAGCGTTAAATCAGCAGTTGAGCCGTCAATAGTACCGTCAGCCACGCTGGCAAGTACTGTTCCGCTTGTTTTATTAATTGTATAGGCCATTTTATCTTTGCTCCAATTTATTGTATTTATTCAATTTTTAATATATCCACATATTAACTAATAGTGCTTAGGTTGGTTAAAGTCTGGATTCTAACTGTATAATCAATTTGAATCAACCTGTTTAACGACTTCTGTACTGGGTGGAATACTACATGGGTTAATAAATTACCCGTACCCACTGTTCCATTCCACGATTTAAGTCCTAATTCGTCGAATACATATGTGCTTTCAAAGTTACTTGCGTTGTCGAAAGCGGCTTGTCCACTAGGTTCACCATAATCTAGTAGGCAACTTACAACGATATCAGTGTAAACCAAACTACTTGTATGGCTTACTTGAATTTTGTTTCTAACTGGATCTGTGTTTAAACTACTAGTATCGTCCACAACTTTGTAATAAGTTGGGTTATATAAATTTGCACTTTGTCCAGTATTGTTTGCTGGCAAATAAGTTATAACTCCTGTTGGATCTACACTAGTACCGCCATTACCAAAATGCATTTCGTGAACAAAACCGTTAGTTTTATTCGCTAAACTCATTGCTAATGCTTCACTCATATTTTCATAATGAATGGCGTTACGTTTGTTTACAAATACTTCACCTGATTCAGGATCAAAGATTTTAATATGTCCTTGTACTTGAACTCCACTATTTTCATCTGGTTTATTCATTTGTTTACTCTCATTTTCTTTTTTGTTTTTTATATCTTTTGTCATATTATATTTTCAACATAATTTCTACTAACGAATCACCATTGTCTGTACTACTCTCTAATGCAATACCAACTACAGGTCCTGATCCATTCATACTTACTTTGCCATCTGCAATCGCAAGTACTGGACTGCCTTTAGTAACTGTTCCTGAACAAATACAAGGTACACGACCTATTAATGCAACTGGTTGACCATCTGCATCTTTGTTCATTAAATATGCCGGAGCAGTTGAAATGACCCCTGCGATATAATCATCGCCTGGTTGATATTTTCTAACTTCTTCATCGCCGCCAACTACAACTACAGTTCCAGGTAACAATATAGCATTTGGTTTATAAACCTCTGCCAAGTCAGCATATTGTGCCTGTGTTGAAGTACCACTAAATGTACCACCAGTTAAAATATTTGAATTTGGATTATACATTAAGTTAGTATCAACGTATTCATCTAAATTTCCACTAGTAGCATTAACGAATGTCACATAATGATTAGCGTTTGTACTACTTGCTTGTATATTTATCTTTGTTGCATTTACGGCATTTGTACTATTGGCTACTGTGCCTGTAACTGCCATAGTAATTGTATTATCAGTTGTATTAGTACTAATATTTGTACCGCCTACAAATGCTAATGTATCTGTTCCAACTGTAACTGTGTCTGTTGTTGAACCATCACTAACTGTTAAAGTTGTGCTAAGTCCTGAAACTTGTGCATCAACATAACTTTTAGTTGCACTATCTTGTGCCGCAGTTGGATCACCTAAGCCTGTAATTTTGCTAGTACCCATTGCAATAGCACCAGTCATTGTACCACCTGCTAATGCAAGTTTACTAGTTGATAATGCTGTAAGTTGTGTTTGTATTGCACTTGTTACACCTGTTGTGTAATTAACTTCTGTAGTAGAAGCAGATATGCCTAAGCCTGATAATGTTGTCGAATCAGTAGCGAAAGTAATTGCACCTGCTCCGTCTGTTACTAAAACTTGTCCTGCTGTACCGTCTGCTGTTGGTAACGTGTATGCACTATTAACATTAATTCCACCAACAGTTTTTACACCTGTTGCTGTTGTTTCAAATTTCTTAATTGCATTATGATACAATTCAATTTGTGCGCCGTTGTAAGTTTTTAAGTAATTGTTGCCTGTGCCATTTTCTAATGTTAATGTATTTGCTTGAACTCTTAAACTGCCTGTTCCACTGTGTGTAATAAAACTATGTGTGCCATTGTGCTGAATTAATAAATCTTGTGCATTACCAAATGTTGCTTGAGCACTATCATCAAATGATAATCTGTTACTTGCATTTGTCCAGTTAACATTGTTAGCCGCACCAGTTAAAGTTAAGTTTGATCCAATAGTAACATTATTTGGTAATCCAAAAGTTACTACATTATCAGTAACGGCAGTTTCAATTTCGTTTGCTGTTCCAGTAAACGTTAAAGTGTCAGTGCCTAATGTAACATTGTCAGTTCCAGTGTCGCCGGCGATTGCTTGTGTAGTAACAATACCTGCTGTTGCTGAATCAACATAGGCTTTAGTAGCCGCGTGTTGAGCCGCAGTAGGATCAACAACGTTTGTAATTTTTTGTGTATTAACACTTACATCACTAGTTGGTAAAAATACTACGTCAACTGTGTTGTTACCTGTGTTTTGTGAAATACCAATAATAGTATCTGTAGAACGTATTGTATTAAACTCTAAGTCAATACCAACCTTCTGTTTGAATAAGTTTTTACCAGTTCCAATATTTGAAACTGTGTTTGCTTCTCCACCACTTGCTCCTGGAGGAGTTGCTGGCTTCCATCGTGATCCGTCCCAAGTTAATACTTGAGAAGATGTCGGTGCCACAGTAGTTGTGTCAACGTCTGTTAATGCATCAATTGACTTTGTAGCAAGTCTAGTATCAACTAATGAATTTGAGAAGTACAAGTTAGTACTTCCTTCAGTTAAGTTGTCAGTTGTCTTTGCAGTAAGTCGTGTATCAAAACGTGCATCAGTATAATATAAGTGTGTACCTTCTGCAATATTACTAGTTGTTATAGTTATATTACCAGATAACCCATTAACCGCAGTAACGTTTGTCGTCTCTACAGTAGTCAGTCTCGAATCAAGATCCGTAAAGTTACCATCCAACTCTGTAAAGGTTAGTGGTAGTGCTTTATTGCTACGAAGTTTTATTGCCATTTTGTTTCTGTTATCCTACTTATATGTTTATTTATTCGTTAATTTGAACGAAGTTTTCATCAACGTACCCAGATGCTACATATCTTCCACTTTGGTCAAAAGTTACTGCTACAAGTGGTGCTGTACCCTGGCATTCGTTCAAGAACTTAGCCTGATTAGACGTTTGATCCTGTATCGTGTTAGTATCACCATATGTGTACCATACCTTATTATGTGCATCCAGTATCTCTTGACGTTCACTGCCGTCAATTACTTGGTCTGTGATATAGTGTTTATATGCTCTCGCAGTACCCATTGTACCTCTGTGGATATTCTTTAAAGTGTTTCCATCAATTTCCCAGTAAACAATACGTTCTCCACCTACCCAAATAACGCCTGGAATATTAGCATTTAAGTTTGGTGTTGCCAGTTTGCTACCGTCTACTACATTAATAACTTTATCTGTTTTTGCTAAATCGATTGCTAATGAAGTTGTATTGTCTTCGCACAATCTGTAGTATCTTACTTGTCCAAGTATGTCTTGCCATACCTTCCAAGAAACTCTTTGTTTAATAATATTTTCACTAAACTGTGATATTACAATAATATCTGTTTCGGCAATCGTTGCAATTAATTTAAGTTGTCCGTTTTCAATTTCAAAGTCTTGCCCTACACTTAAACGTATTCCATTTTTACTAACCCACAGATAGTTTGCATTTGTAGGTGTTCTATATAATGTATATGTTGGTGTATTAATAATTTGTGTAGTTGGTGTATCAAATGCCACAGAGCCATCAAATGGTGAACTATCATAACCACTTGCTAATACTACTGCTGAAGCAGTTGCACCTTTAAACGTTTGTGATGTCATGTCTAAAACATTATGGCTACTAAACGTTGTTACGTTTAATTTAATTCCACTTGTAATAGTTAATCCACTTGCTAATGTAATCTGTGTACTCGACACTGTGTACTCTGCATTTGTAGTATCACCAAATGCTAATTTGTAACCACTTAATGGAGCGACAGAAAATTGTACTTCCTTGACACCTGCATTATCTACAAGCGTCCAGCCGCTAACGACTCCCGCTCCATTACTGAACACTGTAACATCTGATTGCGATATCGATGCGTGGTCAATATCTGCATTCTCTGTTAAAGCAAAGTTTGTCTTTGTCCCGTCACCAGTTGCGTATGTGTATACCGCAGGACGTAGACGTTCCTCTGCTAGTTCTACATAAATTTTAGCATCAACAGGACCTTCGTATAAAGGCTCATTCGCTAGGGTAAATGTCCTAGTACTACCATCCATAGTAAAGATCTCTTGCCCTATATGTGAATAAGCAATCCTTGTACTTGGGTTTAAGTTGAATACAAATATATGTATGTGGTCACCCACTGCCGGCTTATAGCCGCCTGTGAATTCTAATTCTGCTCTTAAGTTAACATTGTTAATTTGATTTGCTTTTTTAACACCATTAACTAGTACTAATGCCTGTTGAGCAATGCTGGCACTAATTGGAAGATTGTATTTTGCATCAACACCGTCTCCTATTAGTATATAATCTAAAATCATATTCTCACCACTGTTACCCATACTAATGATATCAATGATGTCTCCGTTTGCTGGAGCACTTGTAAATACAATTTCAAATGTTGCAAAGTCAAGTGCATATTCGTCTGGTTGTACTTTACCTGTCTGTGACGTATACACTAATAAGTTTACATTGTGTTTTCCATCACTTGTTAAGAAACTAAATCTTGTTTTTGTGCCATCTGCTGTATGTTTAATAACATCTATTCTTGGACTTAATCCATCAGTGCCACCAAACTCACTTGTAGGTGTTTGATAAATTTCCATATCCAAACTATCAAATACTCTGCCTGGTATAAATTCTTCTGGTGCGTGTGAGTTGTATTGGTCAACAAACTTACCACCTACAATATCAATATCTTCTGGTCGTGTACCTAGTAACGAATCTCCGAACCTGCTACTAATATGACTGTCAGCAACTCCACTAACCATTGGAATACCTTCTGCACCTATCTCAAAGTTGTCAAACGGTGCTTGGTCAAATCCGGCTCTATCCATTCCTGGATTTAAATTAAAGCCTGGTCCTAAAACTCTGTTACCCGGATAATCGATTCCGTAGAAAATGTTTTCTAATTCTTTTGCAGGTTGTTTGTCAGTAGGCATATAGAATGCAATAGTTCTATCCATTGCGTTTGCAAACGTTTCATCTAATATAACAGTTAAACTGTCACTAGTAAATGTTGCACTACTTGTAAAGTCTTCATTGACTGTATATGCTTCTCCTTGATATGTAATCTTATCTCCGGAAGTAAATGCCGTATTTGCTACCCATTCTTTAATGTTTGATGTATATGCAAGTCTATCAAACTTTACAGTAGTATCAAACGAACGTGCTTTTAAATTTCGTAATTGTGCGTATGCACTTGCTGTTGTACCTGTGCTTGTAGCAATACTAACATTAGGTGTAGTAATATATCCTGTACCTTGATTAGTAACATTAATAGCAGTAATAACACCACTTTCAACAGTTGCAGTTGCTTTAGCACCTGACCCACTGCCGCCTGTAATAGTTACAGTTGGTACAAAGTTGTATCCTGATCCGCCATTGTTAACTGATATACTACCAATCTCATGTGTGTGATTATCGTTCCAAGGCTTGTTAAATCCCTTAGACAACTTGTCACTATCTCCTTCTACATTACCATCTGGCTTCCTGTAATAACCAAGTTCTGTATCGTAATGACTACTTACATCAAAGTCAGTTACATCTCCTGTCCAAGGATCAGTATTGTTATAGTTTAAGATATACTCTCTAATTTTTGTTCTGTAAGGCTTTGCTTCAGCAATGAAGTCACTAACATACGTTTGGTTATCTTTACGATAGTATGGCAAGGCATCAAGTGCTCTAATCTTATGATTAACTCCGATGAACGAAGTTTTAAATAACCAATCTACAAAAGGTTGTTCATCTAATATAAAGTATATCATTGCAAACACTGTTTGGTTAGACGCTAGAGATAGATCACCAATTAATATTTTGTTTAGTATTGTTTCAACAATTTTTCTAGTTTCAATTTGTGGCTCTTGGTCAAATAGTTGGAAGTCATAAACTTCTGTTGAGAAACCATAACGTGTTGATTGGTAATTCCAAATGCCTTCGTTAATTTGTATTGTAGCATTCTTAATACCCACTGTTGTGTATTCAGTTCCGCTCCAGTATAATAACTCCCAGTTACCACCATTTTCAATTTTGACTGTCTGCCCGGTAAGCGGAACAATGTCTACTAAATCTTTTTTAAGTGCAACACTGTAATCAATGTATGTTTTTGCATTAAAATTAGTTGCATACCAATCACTATATGTCCAGTAGTTACTAACGTCATAGCCTTGTAACTTATCTAGTACCCAAGTGTTGTCTGCTTTTAAAGTGTAGATAGCCCATCTGTTTTGTACAGTTGAATCTATGCTTACTAATACTTTATATCCTGTTTGTTTTTCTTTAACACGAACAAATCCTAGTTCTGTATTATTTGCAACTTTTTGATTCCAGTCGCCAGTCGCCAGTTTTGGTTCTGGGTCTTTTAATAACAAGTCGCTAATATCTCTAGTTAATGCAACAGTTTGTTTTTGCATTACTGTGTTAACAGTTGTTAAGAATTCCTTTAAAGCCGCCATTCTGTTAATGAATAAACTTTGTCTAGGTCTAAACTGTATACCATATTTTTCACTTGCGTTTAATGAGTTATCAGGAACGGCATTGCCTTGACTATCAGCACCGACTAAACTATCTAGTAACTTCCTCTTAAAGTTTTGAGGAAGAGTTGCATCTGCAACATTCTCTTTTAACAACACCCATTCGTTATGAATGATTTTATCGTTTTTAGTTTTATCATAGTCAACGACAAGAATTGTTCCTGAATTCTTTATGTCAGAAGCAAAGTTAAATAATGCAACATCAGATTTACCTGTGAATGCTACATACTTTAGTCCAAACGTTTGTGGGTCTATTAAGATGTCTGTAACATCTTTAATACTTTTAGTTTTGTTTTCTGCTATATCTAGTACACCTTTAACCCAATAGAAGTATCTATTCTTAACTACTGTTCCTTGTATTTTAGAAACAGTTGTGTACAATGCAGTATTATATACTCGCCCAGTGCCATCATATGCACTTGGTAGTTTATCACTTTCGATCCATTGGTAAACATCTATACTACTTCCAGGAAATACACTTCCCCAGAACGCACTTCTATATGCCCAGTCACCTTGTTCTGCATAAACATATTTGACAGTGGATAAATCCCACCATACTTTGCCTACTTGATCCGGTCCCCAAGTTGTTGCGTTTTCACTTGCGTATGTAGATGGATCCCATAATGTTTTGTAATCAATGTTTTCATCTGCTACTCCTGATATCTTTCCTTTAATAGGATCAATCCAATCGTAGTAATTAATAACTTCGTTTTTAATCTTATCGTAACTAAACACACGATTAATTTTTGTTGTGTCTACTAACGCATCTTCTTTCTCGTGGATTGTAAATACGTTTTCTGAAGAACTATAGTTTACAACTCTACCTGTGTTAGTAACACTGCCCGACTTGTCGTCATTTGGCATACCAATAAAGATATCGTTTGAGTCTAGTACTTGTATTGCTGTACCAAATTGGTCATCAGCATCAATGTTATTATTTGTAAATTTCTGTGTTTGTATGTAACTGCTATCTAATTCTTGGTAAGAATAAACGTTACCACCTCTGCTTGTAGCATCTTCAAATAATGTACTGCTACTATCAAAGTTTGTACCCGTTGTATCAAACGACATTGTCGCATTGTACATACTCTTAGGAGCACCTACAACTAGTAATGTACCGGTTGTATTAATAGCAATAGTTTTACCAAACTCTTGTCCATCAGTTTTAGCATTTTGTACAATGTTTTGTACTGATCCAAATTGATCTCCAATTACATCACTAAATGCATTACCTGATATATTAACGATAATAAGTTGATTAACTTTGTCTGAACTTTTAATAGTTAATCTATTAGAAGTAGCAGATGCAGTAATGTTTGTAATGTTTGCATTTGTAATTTGTGTAGCAATAGCATCTACTGTAATACCACTAATATTAACAGTTGTTCCGTTTATACTAATGGACCCAGTTGTAGTAGTTGTATGCTCGGGCCCAGTGTGTGAGCTTGTTGGGGTGCTTAAGAGTCCATGTTTAGTAACTAGCCCACTTGCTCTTTCGAATCTATTACAACCCGGAGCACCTGCAAATAGTTTTGTAAAGTCTTTACTACAAGCAACACTTTCACCGTAACGTCCGTCTACGTTAGCAAGTGTAGTAGTAAACTTTTGTGTTTGTGCATATCCTGTCGTTGAATATTTACTGTAAACATATACTGCACCTTCGTTTGTATATGTAGTGTTTTCTGCTGGAGCACCAATAATGATGTTTGATCCAGTATTATCAACATCTAGTGCAAATCCAAATTCTGTACTTGCTGTTCCTGTTATAGTCGCTTTTAATGTCCATTGTGGACCTGACTTAACAAGTATTTCTGCATCAGTTGCCGGAGCATTAACAAATGTTAATGTTGTTCCTGCAAGTGTATAATCTTCGTGTTGTATTTTTACAACACCTGCAACTGATACAACACTGTCATCTTGTGCTAGTGCTGTTGTAAATGCTACTGTACTATTATCACCTGTAAATGTATCTGTGGTTGTAAGTACACTTGTATTAGTTGTTTTGTTAAAGACATAGACTTTACTGATACCCGGAGCACCTGCAACTAATGTATTTCCATCATCACTAAACTTAACGTTTAAGTCTGAAGTACCTGTTATACTCGGAGGTGACCATGCAAAAATTACATTGTACGTTGCACCGTCTTGGTTGTAAATGTGTATGTTACCTTCTGGACAACCTACACTTGTTTTACTTGCAACTGCAAAGTCTTCGTTAATAATATCTATGCTGTGTCCAAAACCTGCAAACCTGTTATCTTGTGGAGGAGCAATTACTTTTGCTTCTGCTAATGATCCTTCAGTGTTTGGTATGTAGGCAACAAACGCACCATACGTTCCGTAGTCTGGATATCCAAATACACCTAGTGCTTTAGTTTCGTTAACTGCAATACTAGTACCCATCTTGCCATCTACATAAGCATAGTTATTTGGTATTAAGTTTCTAGTATTTTTAAATTCGTTTGACTTTTGGAATACGCTCCAACCAGCATTGCTTATTTTATCAATAAACACTTTGTCGTTAAGTTTCCAACCATTAGCAGGTGTATATCCTAACAAGTCTGTACTTGTTGCATATCTAATACTTCTAAATTTTAAAACACTTACTTCGCCAGTTGCATCTAAATCTGCTTTTGTTTCGTTAGTTTCAAAACTTTTTAATCCCGTTGTTCTCAATACTCTGTGTACACCGTTTGCATTACCCATGCCTTTAATAACAAGTATATCATCTTTTAACACACTGTGGTGTTCTTTAGTTGTCCAAAGTATTGTGTTGTTGTCACTTGCTTGTGCAGTTAATACAACATCTTTTGTAATATCTAAATAATAGAAATTCCAATCTAAATTGTCATCATTAGCAACGTATAAGTGGTAACCAATCTTCATCGAAGTTAAGTTGCTGTCTAAGTTTGCGTACTGTGTAATATTAAACAACGTAGCATCTGCATCAGTTATTTTAGCATAACCTGTGTAAGGTAATACTTCTCCTTGAAGACCTACAACATCATTTGTGGGTACCCAAGTACTTTCGATAGCCGGAGGTGCTTTGTGAAACTCGGTTGTTAATAAGTTTTTAACGCCTTCTATTTTATCTTCAATACTGTTAACAGTGTGTACTACTGTTGGATTGCCTGTGATGTCGTCACCAACAAGGTTCATTTCAACCCGCTTGTTAATATCAAGTCCACCGTATTCACCAACACGCACTGCCCACTCTTCGTACATATTAATATCTGAAGTAGTGTTGTCTAGTTTAGCACGAAGCAATTTATTAATAGCATTGCTTGTACCTTTTTCTTTAATCATACCTTGATAGAATTTTACTTGTGAAGTATCATCAAGTCCAAGGTTCTGTAAATAATCTCTACTTTGATATCCAATTAAACTCTTGCCAAATCTGTCTTGGTCACCTTCTAAGTTCACTGTGTCAGTATCATAGAATGTTTCAAATGATCCGCCTAAGGTGTCCCAGTTAGGAAGTAATCCTAATTTGAAACTATCAGTAGGTGTCCACTTTTCATATTCAAATAATAGTCCACTTGTGTGACTTTCACTTGCAGTATACAACTTATCGTTGTTTTTAATGATTTCGCCTTTTGCGTAATCTGTATTTTGTATCCAAAGGTCAACTTTACCTTGGTTAAGAATAAAGCCTTGTGCTGTTAAACTTCCGTCCCAATCTCCTGTTCTCCAACCAACTAGTTTCAATCTGTTTTGTCTGTTACCAAGCTCTGGCTGGTATACAACATCATTAAAGATAGTAGTGTTGTTAAGAACAAGTGTGTGTTCGTATTGTACTGTTTTAAGATTAGCAAAGAAAATACCACCAACTGTTGCTTCGGGTATAAGTTCAAATTGTCCATCTTCACGTTTTGTTTTAAACTTATCAATAGTTAAGTTTTCAAAACTTTGGTTCATTACTGATTTGCCATTGTAGTGATTAACTAAACTGTCAACCATACTATCTTCTCTGTTAAAGGTCAATCTGTTTGCACCAGGACTTAATGTAATAACTGCATCTGTTCCCCATTGCTGTTGTGCCCAATAACCAAATTCTTTACCAGCCATTGTCCAGTTAGCAACTTCAACACCACTAGCCAATTGTTCACTATTATTATCAAAGTCATAACCTTGTGATGTTAAGTATCTGCCATAACTTACCAAGAAGTCAAATACTTGTTGTGGTGTACTTAATTCTGTTCCATATGGGACAGTTAGTACTTCCTCTTCGATGTCTTTGTATTCAATAAAGCGTTCAGTTAAAACTTCGTGTATGTTAATGTTTTTAGATTGTCTACTTGGGATAACATTAAACACCGGATCATTCATATTGTATCCGTATATTGCAAAGCCATTATCAGTTGATTGTACAATTACACCACTATAAGGAGCACTAATAATTGGACTTGTTTTAGTAACAACTAAATCATAATCCTCGTCTGGGATCATAACGTTTTCACTAACTGCATTTGGACTAACTTGTTCTGCAAGTATCTTTAAAAATTTCTTATCTGTGTATCCACTTAACTTTACTGCTAAATTAATATCAACCTTTGCTATAACATCTTGTAGTACACTTGGTGCAACACCTAAGAATATTAAGTGGTTAGCAATATAAAAACTGTATCCATTAACAATGTCTCGGTCTACTAAAGGAGTTTTAAAGTCGCTTCGTTGTAATTGCTTGTTAGTATTAATACTTACAATGTTGTTTGTAATTGTTGTTCTTTTTACAACATCAGTGTCATATGTTAAACTGAACCATTTACCGGGTCTCATTACTGCATTGGAAATTTGTAATGCAAACGGATACTCACTCGACTTTTCCCAAGCCTGCTGAGCCGATCCGCCATCACCTACTGCCCATTTGTCGTTTAATTCGTAAACTGTACTTCCTGTTGCTAGTGACTTCCACGGGCTGAGTAAAGCACCGTTCTCACTAACAGGAATCATTTCTAGTAAATCTGCTCTTTTGTAAGTTGCGTTTACAGTATATGTTTTTGTAGTTGGGTTATAAATTTTACCGTCACGTAGGTCTTCCCATAATACAGTATTGCCACTTGTGTAAGGAGCAGGGCCGTATAATGTTTCCCACCATGTTGGTTTAACAGTAATGCCCAACATCTCCCACGGATGAGTATGTGGTCTATCTGTGTCGTAATAATGTTTATAAATGCTTCTCCAACCGCCTGGCAAAATTTCTTTAGTTATTTTGTCTGCCATCTTGTTGTAGTTCCACGTGAACTCGTTACCTCTGTCGTAACCAGTATGTGTACTCCAGTCAATTCTATTTTTGATTGACCACTGTAAAAAGTGTCTACTTAACACCACTTGGTGCTCTGTTCTTGAATATCCAGTATCACGCCATTTTCCAGGTACTACTGAATTGACGTCAAATACATCTGGCTTGTATGTTGCTTTAATATTATTGTATATTCTTTTTTCAAGTTCTAAAATAACATCATCTAATACATTGCCGTATGCTTTTGTTAAACTACCATCATGTCCTTGTATCATAACTTGGTCAGTTGCGTAAGTACCGTCTGTGAACTTAATTGGTTCATACTTAGGATACATACCCATCTTACTTGGAGTAGTTGGAATATAATTTCCAACTGTGCTTGTGTAGTCAACAATTTTAATTATTGTGTTCAGTGCTGGCTCGTTGACCATTTCAATCGCAGGTCTTGTTGCGTTGAACGTATAGTCTTTGCCTAGTACTGCTTGTACACCATTAATGTAAACAAGTACCGAACGACTAGTGTTAGCCGTTGGATTAAATATTGTTCCCATTTGATAACTTTTAATTCGGTTATCAATTACAGTGTAAGTGTAATTCTTTTTATTAGTACCGTGTCCAACCATGTCACTGGTGTAAAATGCAAACACACTACTTTTTGTATTATTAATACTTGCTAAAATTTTATCAACATCTGTTGGAATATCACTAAAATCTAAGTCTAATGTCTCAGCCGCTGATGCAAATTTCTGTTTAAACTTTGTGTACTCACTCGACGAATACTTAATTGCACTAGTAATATTTAAATGATCTTCTTGTAGGAACAATCCTGGAAGTACTAATCCACTCGAGTGGTGCAAAATATTACCTGCAAATTTGCCAACACTACCCACGTCTCTTAGGTTACTTGTTCCTGGATATACACCAGTGAAGTCAGTAACAGTTTTAATAATTTCACTAACATGATTACGAACTTGTCCTAATGTAATGTCAGTAAAGTTTTTATTAAATGCATTGTTACTTAAATTAGTTGGAACTTCGTAGTAACCAAACTCTGTTGCATCATCGGATAATACTTTAAGTGTTAACTGTGTTTGTAATGTAGGAGCAGTAGTAAACTCGATAACGTGTCTACCGTCTTTTAATTTATATTCCCAACCTGTTTTAATTTCTGTACTACCTGTGAAAACAATATTACCAGGCAGTGTTCCTATTTTAGGAGCAACGCCAATTTCAAATTGTTTAGCAGTGCCGTTAGCAATGTATGTTATAACTTGGTATTGTGTACTTGCATTTAATACCTTTGTCCATCCATCGATATAACTCACTGTTTTACTACTGTTAGTAAGTTTAGCAAATCCTGTACTTACATCTTTAGATACACTTCCAGTAGTCAATGTATGTGTAAACGTATCAGTACTATAATTGTTATCAAAAACAATGTCACCAATGTTGCTAAAGTTTTTATACTTTAGTGCAAAGCCTAGTTCAGTGTCAAGTGTTGAGCCTGTACCTAAACCGTAAGCAAATAATTTACTACCTACAAAGTTTGAAGATTTGTAAGTTGTACTTGCTCCGTAACTTTTACCGTTGCTGTCAAATACATCAAATAGTGGTGCTTGGTTGACAAATGTTTTTTGTTGTGCTAAAGTCCATATGTCACCGTCGAACCAGTAAGTTTTACCTTTGCGTGTAACACCATTTTTAGCAACAACTTGGTCATTACTAATAATATTTGTTGTGCTTGGCACTAGTCTAACTTCGTTAATACTGTCTTCTTGAAAGTCAACAATCTCAACTGTGTAAATTTTATTTCTAACTTCTACATCTGTGTCGGCAGTAAAAATAACTTTCATCCCGTTAGTTACCGTTGTACCGTCAATACTAAATGTAGGTCCGTTATTAATATTGCTTAATGCGTCAGTAATAGTTGTATCAATTAAGTCAACTCCACCTGCATTTGTGTTTCCTGAATTAAACATTGCTAGGTTGCGTTTGAATTCTATAATAGGACGTTTTGCTCTATTGTTTTGATCAATTACTGCATTTTCTTTATTGTACTTTGCAGTAGTCATAATAACATCTTTATGATACCAGTTATTATTTCTTGCCCAAGCATTTTTATCAGCACTGCCTCTACCACTAATGATATAATCTTTTGTTGTGCTTGTTTTTAATTCGTATGCAACGTGGTCAGTTTGTGGTATTAAAATAATACCGTCTCCAACTCCGTCGACAATATATTTTGTATTTTGATATGCTACAGGACTTACTGTTGTGTCAGTTTGTATGTGCATACCATTAGTAAGTACAACACCGTTTGGTGCAGTGTAATTCTTTTTACCAATGATGTCAGTAGTAACATCAATAATTTTTGTAGTTGCATCTAGTATTTTAATCTCGCCATACTTACTACTGTCATTAGCATCTACATAATAAAATGTGCTTAATGGTGCAGTTACGGCTGGTACTTGTGTTAAAGATGTACCGTCACTAGTTCTGTAGAATTCCATAGTACTATACAAACTACCTTCTTGTACTTGTACTTTGTTATTTGTTGCAATACTTGTAACACCTTGTAAACTAATTACTCCGCCACTTACAAGTATTCTAAATACTTGAAACTTGTCGTCGTCACTGTATGTGCTGGGCCATGCAGTTGAAGATGTAGTAGGTGCATTAAATATTATAGTTTTGTTTTCTATATATAACTGCCCGTCAACTCCACCTGCTAGTCTAACTGTTTCTTCACTTGCTCCATTTAAACTTTCGTATGTGTATTTTGTACAACGTAAGTCAACGTTAGCAACATTAGTAACTGTTTTAGTAAAAAACTCCTGGTCTGTTGAGCGTGGTATAGAGAATGTAATTGTTCCATCAGAAGTACCATTGTTCGTAACTCCGTAAACATCTCTTGTGCTTCTATTAAAACTAATTGCACTTTTGCCTGTTGTGCCTAATTCTGTTTGAATCCATAGAGGATTAGTTTGGTCAACTGCAAAAGTATAACTACCGCCACGTACCAAATAGATAGTTGGATTCTTTGTAACACCGTATGTAGGTGTTAGTGTATAATTTGTTGCATTACTTTTTACAGTAAAGTCTTGTGTTGTTGGAACTTCACTTGCTGAAATGTTAGCAGTACCAGGACCTGCTGGTAACCAATAGTACTCGCCAAAGTTAATTAACTTATCATAGTCAACAAAGCCTTCCCAATTATAATACTCTTGTTCGAACAATCTACTATGTTTAGTATTTCTTCCGCCATTGTCTTTAATGCCGTTAAGTAAGTCATCATATGTTATAAGTGTTTGTACTTCACCATCTATATTTTTATATACAATACTTGGTTCGAGCTGATACGAATTTCTAAACTGACCAACAGTGGACAAGTAAGGATCTTGAATACTGTAACTTGGTCCAAAGCGACGACCCACATAACCATCTACTCTTTCTAAACTCTTAGAATTAAGTAACTGGTCAAGTGTTGAATGTAAGAACTTTTTGTTCTTATCTGTTTGTAGCCACTTGGGGAGAAAGGTTGAGGTTTTACGTTTTGCCATTAATAGCCGGAGCCTCCAGAGCTAGTTGTATTAGTTGAACTTTGTGAGATACTTGACGTTGTAGATGTGCCTGTGTTAACTGTACCAGTTGCTTTGATACCTGCGGCTGTAATTGCGTCAATAATTTGTACATCATTAACAGTTGCCGCATTGGCAAATATTTCATCGTGTTCACAACTTACTTGATATAAACTACCAAATCCTTGTGAACTGTCGCTAGGTACTAATACCACACTGTTTAAGTATGGTGTAAGAGAAGTATGCAAATATGCACTTAACTCTGAGAAGTAAAACGTTTCTCCAAAGTCCCAGTTAGAAACTGCAAAGTATTCATTCAATGCTGTTACTAGTTTTGTTTTGATTTCACTATCACTAATACTAAAGCCTGGATTCTTGACTACTTTAAATACTGCTTGTAGTTGCGAGTTTGCTTTTGTACCAAACAATGGTTTAAACTTTGCACTATGTAAAACAAGTGCATCACTTAATGTTTTGTAACCTTCTAATGTACCAAACTGCGAACGTAAACTATTAACTGTTGGTTTAGTAGGTTCTACTACTGTGCCTGTTGCGTCAGTAATATACTGAACATATGCATCACTATAATTTTTAGTTAATACAAAAATGTCAATAATGTTTCCTGGACTTGGGTCAATACGTCTATCGTTTGGTGCATTATGTGTATAGTGGAATTTAAGTCCATCTCGTCCTGTGTACACTTTGTAGTCTAAACTTTCAACTAATGATTTAACATTGTTGTTTTCTTTTACTACATAAAACTTTTTATCTTCGGTTGTATATAATACTGTGTTAGTAACTAAACTGTTAATAATAGTATTAATATCTGTTTTAGTGTTGTAGTCGTGATTAACAAGTGAACCTGCAACTGTTACATATTTGTTAAAGTTGTCATAGTCTGCTTGACGTTTTTGGAATACAAACTTTCTTAAATTGTTTGCTAGTGTAACAGACTCATCACCTACTACTTCGTCAAACGCATTTGGATTGTCAATAACACCGTCGTCGTCGTTGTCAGCGAACGTAACTAAAATCTTTGTGTTGTCACTATAACCATCTGTGTCTGTAACAATGTTATAAACATTAAACGGAATAGTTTTTACTAGTGCATCATTTGTATCTGGCTTTGTGTTAATACCCAATACTTCGATGTTATCTTTTTTACTTAAACCTGTTACTGGGTCAAATATTTTACTTGTAGTATCAAAGTAAAAACGTGTTTCTTCTACACTACTAAAGAAATATTCTAAACCTCTGTATGCAATATTATAAGTTGCACCGTCAGTTGTAAATTTAACTAACCAACTTGCATCTAAGTTTGAATTTGTTGTATTTTTTGCATTACCGTTGTTGAATACATTTGATGTGCTGATGTCTCTATTAGCAATAATGTACCATGTTCCTAGTAAATGATCAAAGCCTAATGCAAAGTTTTTATACTGTTTAATATTTGTAAATATTTCACTTTCCATTGCTGAAGGTAGATCTGATACAAAACTTGGTAATACATTTTTAAGTATAGCACCTGTTGGTATATTTTCATTTAAACTAACTGCACCTGTGTATGCTGTTACTTTACCTGCATTAGAACCCAGTCCGTTATTATTAATACTAATAATACCGGCATATGTTTTATCTGTACTTCCTGGATGACTTGCGGCTCCTGTCATTAACGTGCCGTTTTCCATAAAGTGTTTTCCGGTAGGAGCAGTAAATGTAACAAGTCCACTATGTTTTACATACTGTAAATTGTTACTACTTACACTTCCAACTTGTGCAACATCACCTGTCGAGTCTTTAAAGTAACCTGTACTTTTATTTGATCCAACACTTACTCTTGTCCATGAACTGTTAAGAGAAGATAAGTCAACTTTTGAGAAGTTTTTAAAGTAAAAGTGTTCCATCTCTTTACTTCGTAAAACTGGTTCAACAGTATTTCTAATTGCATTATAGATATCGTTATCATTAATCCAATTAAAAGTTTTGTTGTTTAAGAATTCGTTTTTATAAATTGCACCGTCGTTAGCAAAGATGTTTGTACTAGAATACTTTCCAGTAACATCTTTGATATCTAAGAATCTACTAATACCACTACTTGTTCTGTTAACAGATTTACTTTTAATAATGTTATTAAAGTTAGTTAAAGGGAAAATATTGTAATCTTCTCCGTTAACCATTCTGTTTTGTGTGTAGTATTGTTGTGGTGCTTTTAGTTTAATATCTTCGATACTATCTCTTGCAGTTGCATTATCAATAGTGTATTGCAAACTTAAACCAATTGTTAAAGTTTCTACGCCACCTGTTCTGCTTACATAAGGAATATCTAGTTTAATTCCTTTAATGTCGTTGGGCTTAACTCTGTAAGTTCTACCATTACTAACTCTTTGATAACTTCTAAAGTTACCTACTGGAATATTTGAAAATACTCCATCACCGAATAGTAAGTCTACTTGGTCATTTTGTTTGCTGTTAACTGCATAAAGAGAACGAACGTTTTCACTTAAACTATTGTAAATTACGTTAGCACCTGTTATTGCTGGAACTTTAGTCCATTCGTCAGCAACGTTTCCTAGGTTATCAATATTGTATAACCAAATGTCATCATTGTTAATTCCATCTTTGTCTACACTAACAATACGGTTGCTTAATGCAGATTCTAAATTAAATTCTACTGATTCCAGTGAACCTTGTTTAAAGTATACAAAGAAACCTGTGTTGCTCGAACTTGCACCTTTGCCGTCTTGTCTATAGAACATATTAAATGTGTTGCCCGGTTTAGGACTTTTCTCGTAAATATATTCTTTGTTTTGAAATGTTCCGTTAACAACTTCAAAGGTCATACTTTCGCCTGCCACATCTGCTGTGAATGGTAATACTGGTAAAGTATCAGGTAATGTGTTAAGTTCGTATAATTCTGTTTTAATACTGCTTAATGTTTTTGATAATGCAGGATTACCAAAACTCTGAGCACTTGCCATACTTGCATTTAATATTGTTGCAAAATGTTCTAGATAATCTGGATTAGTGTTATCATTGTATACAATGAAACTTCCTGACAAGTTACGTCCTGAACTGTCATAAACATCTTCAGTTGTTTGTATGTTAGCAATCTTTAACATACCTCTTGCTGGCTGGTTTCTTTTAGGTTGGTAACTTAAAAGTTTTGCCAAACGTAATACACTGTCTCTTCTTTGTGCTGTTTCTAAGAAGTTTTCTCTTGCATTTAAATCTGCTCTAAATGCCAAACTTTGTCCAAAGTAAGCAATCAAGTCCATAAGAGCTACAAACTCTGAACTTTCAATATAATCGTTAAAATCTTCTGGGTAATTATTGCGTAGGTACTGAACCATCGTTGAACGCAACGTCTCATAGTCATACGACTGGAAGTCCGCGTCACGGAATGTCTGATAGATCTTAGTCCAATCTTCAGATACAAAAAGGCTATTTTGTCTTTTACTGGTGCTCATTATTTAATATCCACGCTCTATTATATGTATTTATTCGTATTTTAAACTGGGTATATTATACTTGAACGGCAGAAGAGTTACGTTGGTCAAAATTGACCTTCATCGTCTCTACTTCGTTCGTTTCTGCATATACCAAGTCTAGTGATACGGATAAACCATGTTCGAATTCAGCAACTTCTATATCCCGGAGTACTACTCTAGGATCTGCTTTAACAATATCTTGAAGGTTTTCAATTATGTTAAATTTAGCACCATCAGTGAATGGGTCGAAAAGATACTGCCAAACTAAACAACCAAAATCTGGATGCATTAGACGTTCGCCGGGTCTTGTATTGAGATGATTTAACAAATCAGCACGAACTAGTGAAGAATCTGTCATTTCAGTTCCTTCAAAATTCCTACCTACTGATGAATAACCTTTATATATTGCCATACTAGTATTTACCTACTTTAAATTCCACACATTTGCAGAGCACCTTGGCGCTCATATGTAAATCTGTTTGCCACACTTTGTTTTACTTTTGCTGTCGAACTTCGAAAATACTTGCCAACATTGTCTCGTTCGTTATAAATTGCATTAATTATATCGTCATCTGATGGATCTGCTCCAGCGGCACCTATGCCTATTGTACATATTCTACTACCAGGACCATGTTGTACACTTATACTCCATACTGCGTCTTGTAGCCCGTTACAATGCGTTCCATCACATATGTCTATGCCAGTGTCGTTTTTAATTTTTTTAACTAATTTATCATAGTGTGTTACTTGTATGAAGTCGTGTTGTGCTTGTTTAAATTGGGGATCTGCGGCTAACGATATCCAAGTATTTTTAAATGCCGTTGTTCCACTAGTTGCACCTGCGTTGCCGCCTGCACTTTGTAATTGACTATACATATCTGGATACTGATTCATATAAGAAATAAAACTATTCATAGTTCCTACTTTTGTTGCAATTTGATATGTTCCATAACTATAACCACCTGTTCTATCTCTGCCTATTGCGGCAGGGTCTCCATTACTCTCATACCTTTCAGATAACGTTCCGATATCTGTTCTTGTGCAAAGACTCGGTTCGCCTGGAGTAAACTCTACACCTGCATTAACAAATGGACCACCATCTACTCTTGGAGCAATAGCGCCGCCACCTGGTGTGTTTGATTCTGCTCTGTCTGGTTGATCAGTAATAGGTGTTTGTGTTGGTTGGTCTTCTATTTCAAAAGCAATAGTTGTAGGACTTAATGCCCTTGCAGTTGGAAAGCCAACAAATACAGTTCCGCTTCCACTTGATGCTGGTGTGGCAACGTGTCCAGGTACAGGATCAGCACCTCCTGGGTCTCCGTTCCTAATAACTAACTTGTCATTAATAAACACACCGTTTGCTTGTGAAGTTAAAGGACCGCCACCATGTGAGTTTTCATCTGGTTGTACAGATACTAATGAGCCATCGGCTGTAACTGTACTTTGATTTGAAACAACTGTTGTTGCTCCACAACTTCTGTCATCACCGTGTCTGTGAATGGCTATACCCATTATCCTACTATCCCTTTACCAAACATATTAGGGTCAATGTTTGTATCTAACCCACCGGCTATCCACCCAATTATAAAACCAAGAACAAATGCTGTTATGATGAATTTACCCATCATGAGTCATCTGCTCCAGGGGTTGTGTCCTCGTGTACTGTCCATGGCTCGTGTTGTGGTACACGTTTTGAAATATAAGTCTTAGGTGGTCCTGCGATCCATTCTTTTTCTTCTAATTTAACAGTTGGTACATTGTTTGTTGGTATCCTTGCCGCTTGACTTGCCGCTGTTCCACCATTCATATGAATAGCAGTTGCAGTTTCTAAATGCGAAGTGCCCGAGTTAATATGTGATGTTGCACCCGAAGTAATTTTTGTATCTCCTTGTGCCATTGTATTAATGTTGTTTGTATCCAAGTTTATATCAACCATAGATTTAATGTTTACTTTCTCGCCTGCTTCTAAGTTAATACTTTTCTCCGCAGTCATATTAATATTTTTTGCAGTATGTATACTAATACTATCTTCACTATGTATATCTATTTTACCATGCTCAGACATTTCTATCCAAGCATTACCGTTGTTTGTTGCAATATAAATTAAGTTATTTGTGTCGTCCATTAATATCTGATGTCCAGTACTTGTGCGTAAGCGAACTAATTTACTTGCACCCTCTGAATCACCATCATCTAAAACAAGACTGTGTCCTGGGAAACGTTTTCTAATTTGTAAATCTTCAGCAGTTGCTTCTCCGTTTTGCATTTTTGTTTTTAATGCTGGATCTGATGCTGGATCTTTATCGCCTCTACCCGGTGTTGAAAGTCCGAACACTTGACTATTGTTTTCTCTTTGAGGAGTACTAAAACTTTGCCCTCTGATATTATCTCCAATAAGACCTTGTGCTTTTAAAATTTTAGCAAGTTCGATATTCACAGGACGATAAATTGTATTTGTTTGTCTCGAATCTCTAACAACTTTAGTATTAAATTCTGTTACTGGTAAAAAGTCTGTATCTGGTTCTAGAGTAGGAAATAATGTTGTTACTTCTTCTGTTTTAAGCCACTTCTTACTACTAGCCAATCCAGGTGTCATATGATTAGCAACATCATCTACTACTGAACCAATTATAACTCCGTTGTTTCTCTGTCCTTCTAAAAAGACAACAACTACTTTACTTCCAGGATCAGGCAGTGTTAACCACATACCATAACTATACATTGCAGTTTGTTCTTGCTTATCTAATAAACCTTGATCAGTTGTTCCTAAAAACGGACTCATATACTTTACAGGTATCCAACTTCTCGGATCATCAGGTATACCGCCTAGTGAAGCAATGTAAACATCCATACGCCCAGTACGTCTCGAGTCATTGTTGTTTTTAATAATGGCTTCATACGGTCCGGGGTCAACTATAGAGCCTTTTTTATTGACATCTAAGTCTGGGTTGATTTTATTAATATATTGTTGAAATGTTGGCATACTAGTCGCTTAAATCCTCTTGTGTCCAGCCTAAGTCTAATTCTTCTTGTGTGATGTCACCACCTTGTATTCCGAATGGGTGTTCACCTTGGAAGTTATCTGCTGTTCCTGGTTTTACTATGTCTGGCGTAATTTTTTTAACTCTCGAAGTTAGGCTTTCAGTGCCAATTCCTTGTGGTCCAACATTTGAGAATTCATCAACGTTTCCATTTTCAAGTTGGCCCCTTGCATCAGATGACAAATACTTGTCAGGTGTATATTCAAAATCATCTGCAGACATATTCATATTACGTTGAGCTTCTGTTATCTTGTTGCCTTTAGTATCTACTTTACCTATTAGTCGTGTGGTATTTGTGTTGTTACTTTCTAAATTATCTACTCTGTTACTAGATGTGTTATCATCTTTCTTTTTAATAACATTGAGTTCTTGCTTACGTTCCCTAACGCATTCTAAATTCTGTGTGAATGTTCCGCCTGAAAAGTTGCTAGTAACTTTGTATACTTTATATTGTCCATTAATACTGGGCACACTAACACTAGTTTTACCTGTTTCGTCTACATTAAAACCTTTCATTAAGCCTGTACTAGCGTCAACATCGGTTGGGTTTCTAAACTTAACATATATGTGCCATTCTTTATCTGTATTTAAACTTCCATCTGGCAAATAATAATCGTCACTATCTCCTACTAACACACTTCTTAAATCTTTACTTTGTATAAAACTTGGATCGCCTACAATACGCATATTCATTTGTAGTAAGTCGGCACCTTGATCAAATACATTTTGCATAAAGTTATCAATAGTTGTTGCTTTATGACTTACTTGTGGATCGTTAATATCGTTACTTGTTCCTGATTGTGTAACAACGTGTCTTATATAAGGTGTCCATTTTGTTATAGGATCGTTACCTGCTTTAGCAGTTTGTCCTTCGTGTAATGCTTCAAGTTTTGTTTGTGCTAACGGTGTTGGAAATGATCCTGCTTTTTGCATTTGATTATAAGTGTACGTTTGGAAGTAAGCCGCATTAAACTCGATATCAAAACTTAAAATATCTGTATTGTTTCCTGTGTAAAAATAATCATAATATTTTGAAATATATTCAACTGGTTTTTGTCCTAGGTTTTCATAATCTTTACCATGCATTTGGTATTTCTTAATAACAAATGTAATAAGTTTGGCATACTGATTTCTAATTTTATCAAATGGGCCTAATGTTATTCTAGGAACAATTCTATAAAAGTCAATAGGTTTGTTTGCAACTTCTTGGTATTCTTCGAAACTCATACCTTCAATTTTTAAGTCAGCACTTACAACTTGGTTTGTCATATATTCGCACGAACGTAATATACTATGTATTGTATTAACAATACTAGTACCTGCTCTTATACTATATGTTTTAGTTGTTTCGTCAAATACAAACGAATCTGTAAACCTTTGTTGTGCTTGTTTAGCCACATCTTTTGTATTTGCTGTTTTACTTAAATCCATTACATCTTGTAAAACAATCTTAGACTTTAGTATGTCAGGATCTATTTCAAAATTATAAATGTCTGGTACTGCTTTTAGTTTTGACTTTACATGATCGTCTTCTAATTTATTCAAGTATCCAGTCAAGCCTTTTTCTAATTGCTTTATAGGTACCATAATAGTTTGACCCGGAGGTCCTGCAGGTATTCGTTCTTCTTTACCTGTATCAAGTGTTAATGCTACGTTAAAAAAGTCATGCACTGTCTTTGCTTCAATTTGCATATCAACAGGAATAGTAGACGCAATCGATTGTAATCCTATACTGTGATAAGGAATTGCTGTTATGTCGTATGTAGTTCCTTGTTCACTAGTACCAAATTTAAAATCTGTAAATCTAATAGGAATATATCTAGTACGTTTGCCAGCAAACGCATTACCAACGTGTCTACCTTCGGCATCAAATCCCGTTAGCATTACTTTTAACAAATAAGGTTGTTCAATATAGTTGTAAGCACCAAAGTGATTTGCCGCTAGTACTAAACTGTTTAACAATGTCATACCGTATGGTTCTGAAATCTTAAAACTTACTCCTGTATTAATTGCACCTTTGTTAGAGCCTCCTGGACTAATGATACTATCAATTTCTAAATCGTCCATAAAGAAATCTGTTTGAAAAAATGGATTTCTGTTAGCATAATTGCCGCCACCCGATTTAATTAATAAACGCTGTGGGGAATTTTCAATATTAAAAGTTGGATCATTTACAAACTGATTATAATCTTCGTATGTTAGTATATACAATTCAAAATTGTAAGTATACGATGCTAAACTGTGCATCACATTTTTACGTTCGTAAAATCCGTTAGTAACTTTAATTCGTAATGGTTTTGATTTTGCGTTGTTTACAGATGTGTCTGTTGCTTTCTCATTTATTGCTTCGAGAATAGCCGTGCCGTCTTCTTCTCTTATTGCTCCGCTGTTTAAAACTGCATCGTCAGAGTTCGCAAACTGTTCTTTTGTTTTTTCAATAACATCTGTTAAGTTACTATCAAGACCAATACCTTGTATTCCTCTATCTTCAATCTTCTTAACAACTGGGCCAAGTTTTTCTGCAAAGCCTACACCATTAGCCGCTAAATCTTTTAACGGGCCTGTTGGCAGTCCACCGGAGAAATTCTTTAACTTATCTAAGTCGTCTTGAAACGCCATATTATATTCCTAGTTCGTTGAACAGTCTGTCTTGTTTTGGAAGGAAGATTCTTAAACCTTTTTTCATATCCCATATAGGATCTTTAATTGTATTTGGATTTCGTGCGGCAAATACCCACCACAATTTTGGATTGTCGTATAAGTCACTTGCTAACAGATCTGGTCTAAATTCATAAGTTGCGTTTATAATTAGTTGCTGGTCTTGTGGGTTTGCACTAATTGGTCTTCGGTTTAACACATCTAAATAATTGCCAAACATTTCTGTTTTATAGTAAGGACTATCTGCACTGTAATCAGCCATTAAATAAATCCTCCTGTTTTACTATTAATTAATTGTCCGCTTGTTAACCTATCTACACCAAATGTTCTCATTTGAGCTCTACTGTATACTGGTGTTAAGCCAACGTTAATATCTAAACTTTTAGGTACTCTTGTTGTCATTGCTCTGCCTTGTGAATTTAATCCACCTGATGGGATAGTAATATAATCAACATTATTAGGCATAGTAATCGAAACTGTGTTTACTACTACTGGGACATTTGGTAGTAAGTATTGTCCGTGTCCACTTAATCTTAGGATTGGTGGTGGATTACCTGCCAGGTCGTCACTGTTACTAAACATTTTAGTAACGGCTCTTAAAAAAGTTATAACTGCAAGTACATATCTTGCATCTTGTCCATTCTCACTAACAAACTCTCCAAACATGGAGATGTCACTCACATTACTTGCACTGTAATAATTAAGAGGATAATTACTATGTGTAGGACTGCTACGACTATAATCAGCATTATGCTGGAATATAAGTTGTGGAGTATAAGGAAAGATAACGCCATTAGTATTAACTAGCGGCTGTAGTAAATAAGGAACTGTTGCTTTTTGATAATGTATTTTAGCCGCAGGTGGTAAAGACAGTCTTACTCTGTGATCATCTTTATTCTTGCCAACTGTCGAACTTGAAGCCGCAATTTCTGCCAACTTATCATTAGGATTAGCACCTTTGTCAATACCAGCACCTTTTAACCTAGCAGTAACAGGATCTCCATTAAGCATTTCTGTAAGTGCACCTTTAGGATCTTCTAATATATCCTTAAAGTCTGCACCAAATTGCTCTATGTTATCGGAAAAAGCCTTGGTTGCACCCGCAATACTAAACTTGCCGGTTTGGGCAGTTTGAGTAGTACCTGATGCAGAAGCAGTGTTTGTGGGGTCTGGAATGCCTAAGTTCACTCCATTCCTCGAAATAATACCGTCTTTAAAAGTTGTCATAATTATTTAATCTTTCCTCTTGATATTAGTATTTATCGAGTGTATAATATGAGTATATAATTTAAGGAGTCAAAAATATGGCAGTACGAAATTACCTCAACAATAGAGACCTATTAGCAGAAATACATACATCTAAAAGCACTTTTGGGTCGTTCTTAGATGATGACGCAAAGATTTTCGATATTATTTTACATTCGGAAAAGGAAATTAAAAAAGCAACAATTCTTCAAGCTCGGCAAAATAGAGCAGATAGGATAGCAAAAAACGGATATAAGAATAATACTATTAAAGGAAAAAAGATGGCAGACTTCCATGTTGATCCTAAATCATTCGAAAAAACAGAACTGATTTTTAGAGTTATGACTTTTGAACACGTTCCAACAGACAGTGAACGTAAAAAGAATCCTAAGACAGTTGCAGATCATCACACTAAATGTAATTTTCCTCCGTTCCAACATTGGCGATTTAATGCAACTGGCGAATTAGTTATTTGTGGCAAGTCTCATTGGGAAGGCGGAATGGAAAACGGCAACTTTAGTTTATCAGGTGGTAAAGTAACAAACAAGTTAGCACATATGTATATGATGTTATGTGAACGTTACAGTCACAGATACAACTGGCGTGGTTACACATATGTAGATGAAATGCGTGGACAAGCATTATTACAGTTAGCACAAATAGGACTACAGTTTGACGAAAGTAAATCAGACAATCCGTTTGCATATTATACTGCGGCAATAACAAATAGTTTTACAAGAGTACTAAACATTGAAAAACGTAACCAAAACATTAGAGATGATATATTGGAAATGAATGACTTAGCACCTAGTTTTACTAGACAAAATGCCAATGACACAGTAGCAGAACAAAAACGTGTTGATAAGTTTAATGAAAACACTAAAGTGAAAGCCGCCAAAAAAGGTTGACATTGTTCTCAGAATACAGTATTATAGTAATGTATGTAACTTAAATCTAGGAAAAGCATGAGTAATCTATTTAAGAAAGCCATTGCCTTTACAGATATTCACTTCGGAAACAAAAGCAACAGTCTAACACACAATGAAGATTGTGTTAACTTTGTGAGGTGGGTAATTGAACAAGGAAAAGAGAAAAACTGTGAAACCTGTTTGTTCTTAGGTGATTGGCATCACCAACGAGCCAGTATTAATGTAGCCACACTGAATCACAGTGTAGAAGCCATTACTTTACTGAGTCAAGCATTTGATCAAGTAATCTTCATACCAGGTAACCACGACGAGTACTTCAAAGACAAACGAGATTTTAATAGTATCACTTGGGCAAAACATATACCAAATGTACGACTTTTTGACGAGATCACTACAGAAGGTGATGTCGCAATAGTTCCATGGCTAGTAGGTGACGAATATAAGTCGCTTAAAAAACTAAATGCAAAGTATATGTTAGGACATTTTGAACTTCCTAACTTTTATATGAATGCAATGGTACAAATGCCAGACCATGGAGAAATTAAACATTCAGACTTTCAAGGTATTGAACGAATGTTTACCGGTCACTTCCACAAGCGTCAAGAAGTAGGTAATATTACATACATCGGAAATGCTTTCCCACATAACTACTCTGACTCTTGGGATGATGATCGTGGAGCAATGATACTAGAATGGGGTGTTCCACACTACTATGTTAAGTGGGAAGATGCACCCAAGTATAAAGTATTAAAGTTAAGTCAGTTACTTGATAACCCACAAGGAATACTTCTTCCTAAGTCTTATCTAAGAGTTAATTTAGATATTAACATTAGTTACGAGGAAGCAAACTTTATTAAAGAAACTTTTTACGAACAATATGATGTTAGAGAAATAGCACTTATACAACAAAAAGAAGTTGATGTAGCATTTGATGAAAAAGCAGAAATAAACTTTGAAAGTGTAGACAGTATTGTTATGACTCAGCTCACTTCAGTTGAATCAGATTTATATGATCCAAATCTTTTAATGGAAATATACAGGAACCTTTAATTAATGTTTAAACTAAACAACTTAACTGTTAAGAATTTCATGAGTGTTGGAAACAGTACTCAAGCACTTGACTTTAATAGAAGTGACTTAACACTTGTACTAGGTGAGAACTTGGACACAGGTGGCGGAGACCATGGATCCAGAAATGGTACTGGTAAGACTACTATTATCAATGCTTTAAGTTTCGCATTATACGGTAATGCACTTACTAACATTCGTAAAGATAATTTAGTAAACAAAACTAACGGCAAAAGTATGCTAGTTACAGTTGGCTTCGAATTAGGCGGTAAATCATATCGTATCGAACGTGGCAGGAAGCCTAACTTATTAAAATTTTATGTAGATGGTACTGAACAAGAAGCATCAGACACTGCACAAGGCGACAGTAGAGAAACACAAAAAGAAGTAGAACGTTTGTTAGGTATGAGTCACGATATGTTTAAACATATTGTTGCACTGAATACTTACACACAACCGTTCTTAAGTTTAAAGCACAATGAACAACGAGTTATTATTGAACAGTTGTTAGGTATTACATTATTAAGTGATAAGGCTGACACCTTAAAAGAACAGTTGCGTATTAATAAAGATTTAATCACACAAGAAGAATACAGAATTAAAGCAACCGGTGATGCAAACCACAAGATTAGAGAACAGATTGATGCTATCAAACGTAGAAGCACAATGTGGATTAACAAGAAGACGCAGGACGTTGAGCAAATTGAATCTGCATTTGAATCACTAAGTCATGTTGATATTGAAAAAGAAATAGAAGCACACAACTTAATAACAACGTATTCAGAAAAAGCAAGAAAGTTTACAGACTTACAGGATAAACTAGATAGACTTGTAACAGAGTCTACACGTTATGCTAACAATCAAGTAAAATTAGAAAAAGAAGTAAAGTCTTTAGAAGAACACAAGTGTTATGCTTGTGGGCAGGAATTACACGATAATACACATGAAGACATACTTAAAGATAAAAAAGAATTATTAACTGAAGCAGTATCTGTCTTAGAAACTAATGGAAAAACTGAGAAAGAACTACTATCTGAACTAGCAAGTATGGGCGAGTTAGGTGCAAAACCTACTGTATTCTATGACAAAATAGATGATGCATACAACCACAGGTCTAGTTTAGACAAGTTACAAAGCGAATTAACGAGCCTTAAAGTCCAGGAAGATCCATATCTAGAACAAATTCAAGAAATGGAAGAACATGGCATTGAGGAGGTTAAGTACGATACAGTAAACGAGTTAACTAGGGTTAAGGATCATCAAGACTTTTTAATGAAACTTTTAACTAGTAAAGATTCGTTTATTCGTAAACGTATAATTGATCAGAATCTAGCATTTCTAAACAAACGACTTGCTTATTATTTAGAACGTATTGGATTACCACACAGTGTTGTATTCCAAAACGATTTAACGGTAATAATAGAGGAACATGGTAGAGATTTAGATTTTGACAACCTAAGCAGAGGTGAACGTAACAGACTTATACTTTCGTTAAGTTGGGCGTTCAGAGATGTTTGGGAAAACTTATACCAGCCAATTAACTTATTGTTCATTGATGAACTAGTTGATTCTGGTATGGATAGTTCGGGTGTTGAAAACAGTCTGGCTATTCTTAAAAAAATCAGTAGGGAACGAAAAAAGTCTGTATGGTTAGTATCACACAGAGACGAACTCGCTGGTCGTGTTAATAATATATTGTCCGTTATTAAAGAAAACGGATTTACAAGTTATAACAACGACATTGACGTTGTATAGGAGAAAAAAATGGCAATACATGATGACATCGTAGTACACTACGAAACGTACCTTAAAGAAAACGAAGCATTTGAAACCAAAGGCGTAAAAGCCGCGGCGGCAAGAGCTCGTAAGTCTTTAGGTGAAATGGGCAAACTTGCGAAAGCAAGACGTGCCGAGATCCAAGAAAAAAAGAACGGTATGTAAATTGTGATATCTATTACAAAGTTATCTAATAATTTTGAAATAGTTGATCTAATTAACGGTACCCAGTTGTCTAAAGAGAGTTTATCTCGATTTGCTTCTGGGTACCAACAACTGTTCTTGAACAATAACCTAGTCAAGGGCGATAGAGTTGGACTTGCAATGCAAGAAGACTTTCATCACCTTGCCTGTGTTTTTGCGGCTATTGATTATGGACTTATTATTGTTATAAGTGGAGAACACGAAATAACAAATGAATACACATCTAGTAGAAATATTAAAGCAATGATAACACGTGGTATACACCCATGTACTATTCATGCTGATAATTGTACTCACTTAGATTTAGACGACATAAGTGTTACTGAAGATATGTTCGAAGGTGTTGAAACTTATATCATCGATCATTCGGAAGTTTTAATAGAAGCATTAACAAGTGGAAGTACTGGAGTACCTAAGTGCATACAACACACTCATAAAAGTGTAGAGAGTGCAACAGACGACAGTATAAGACTTTATTGGAAAGAAGCAAACACAAGTTGGTTTTTCCATAATATTGTTCACTTAGGTGTGAGCAGTGTTTACTTTTTTCCTGCATTGTTTTCAAGTAAACGGATTGTACTACCTAGACTAGACAATCCTTATAACGCAGAAGATTTAGACAAGTACAAACCGGATATGATGTTAATTTTTCCGGTGCATTTTCAATCATATGCAAAGCAAGGAATACACTTGCGTAACTTTGATTATGTTAAATGGGTTTTAACTGGCGGTAGTGTAATAGACAATTCGTTTATTAGAAGGTTGGTTAAGAATCAAGGCGTAGAAAAAGTTGCAGTAATATATGGACTTACTGAATGTTTACCACCTTTAATACATAAAGTCGTTGACAAGCACAACTTAGACTTGTATAATAGTAAAGAAATGGGAAGTATAGTCGACAACACAGGCAGTTACGATATTAACGAAAATGAGATACTTACAATCGAAGGTAGTAGTCATATGTGCAAAAGCATTAATGATGAATCTATAGATATATTTGTTACTCAAGATATTGTAAGTGCTGACGCAGATACATTTTATTTTGAAAAACGCAATAGCGACTTAATAAGAATTGACGACCAACTAATCAATCCACAACAACTTGTACCAAATTGGTTAGAAGGATACTGTTGTGTGTTTAGCATATCTCAGACACACGTTGTAGTGGTTATGCAACATAAAGACGTGAATGTAAAACAGTTAGTTCAGAAGTTGGCTGACAACGGTATATCGGTGGATAAATTAGTTACACACATCGAGCTTAACGTTCTAGGAAAGCCGAACATCAATAAGTTAAAGGGAATCTATGAAAAGGGCAATTAAGGCACATCTAAAAGAAGCCGGAAAGACCTATTATGAGCATACCAAGTTTGCCGTCGTGGCAGGATTGGATTTGATACTTACAGGTATCATTAGCATCATACACGGTTTTGTTCCAACATTATTTCCTTTCTATGCAGAAAAAAAGATTGACGAGTACCACCAAAAGGTGTTACTATTAAACATACATAGGAAGAAGAATGCCAAACAAGCAAAAAGCAAAAGGAAGTAATTGGGAAAGAGACGTTGCACGTTTCTTATCCGATTTATACAACGAATCTTTTATTAGAGCTCCGGGCTCAGGCGCTTATGTAGGCGGACAAAATACTGTTCGTAAAGAAGTATTACACGAAGGTCAAATACGTGGATTTAAAGGAGATATTATTCCTGGACAATCGTTTCCAAAATTTAATGCGGAATGTAAATCGTACAAAGACTTTCCATTTCATCAACTGCTCACACACGAAAAGGTTCGTATGCTGGAGGACTGGCTGGACCAATTAATGGACGCGGCAGATGATGGCGACTTCAATATTTTAATAATGAAGTTTAATAACAAAGGCAAATTTATAGCAACCCCAGGCGCACATCAACTCATCACATCACGGCAATTCACATACAATTCCCCAAAACACAAAACATGGCATATCACAGGCTTCGAAGAATTCTTTCAAAGAAACGCAGACAGAGTTAAGACTCTGTGTGCATAGGCACAAAATCAGCAATCATTATGGCAAATCAATTAGCACATAAGGTTAGTGGGCCAGTTTAACTATCCACTGTGGAAAAAGTACCCGTAAAGGGACACACGCAACATACCGATCAACACTCCAGAGAGTGGAAGCCATCAAACAAATTGGGCTCACCGGTTAGTATAGTACGATTGCTAACGTATGACAAACGCATATAACTCTTAAAAACTATTTCAATCGGAACGAGGAAATAGACTACGAAAGTAGGATCAGTGTAAGTGTGGGAAAGACTAGAACCCATAGAGTTGCGATAAAATACTTACTTCCAATAGTCGGGCTGTGGCGAACTCACATGAAGGCATTTGACGGAACCGTAAGTGGTTCCGTCTGACTGAAACAATCTACATGATGACTATCGCTTCGCTCTTATACTTAATATGTATTAAAAGTATATTGTTTAATATTCAGTTATTCAATTAATAGTATTATCTACTAAAAACTCTAAAAGAAAATTAATAACGAACGATAGTGAAGTTATTAGATATACGAAGTATATCTTTTAGTAATCTTATAAAATGTTTATGGATGTAAGTGATTATAATGTATAGTCATGAACATATTAGATTAAAGGTAATCCAGTTTTCTGAGTTGTCTTAATATTCTCTTCGATAACACCAGATATATCCTTCATATCATTCCGTGACAAGTTATAGGCTTGATCCAAGTGTATTCCACCTCTCATATACCATACTATTCTCACCAATTCTTTTTTAAGATTTTGGGCTTCCTTGTCATAGTCTTTAACTAACTGTCCGATCTCATCGTTAGCGAGACTCAGAAGCCTTAGGCGAAAAAATTGGAATTGTCGAACATAATTGGAGTACTTAAATGTGCTTCACAATTAGTGCATTCGCCTTCAAACTGTTTGAAAGAGTTCTTATCTTTTTGTCCATCTAGATGATCTTGTATTGCACTAAATGTTTTTCTGTCGACATTTTGTACAAACTCAGCAATGTGAGCTCTGTCTTCAGTTACGCCATTTGGACTTTCAACTTTACATATTGTTTTACCAATTAAGTCAACTGTTAATGCAGTAAGTCTTAAGAATGCATCTTGAAACATTTCACGTTTCTTTTCATCATCTAGACTGTCGTTGTTAACGATTTTCATAATCTTTGATTCTTCAAAGTTACGCAAACTTTCAGCATTTAGTTCTTGGTAAGTTAGTGGTTTAAATGTAAGTTTTAAATCACCAATTTCTAAATCTTCTTCGAACTTCCAGTCCTTAGTCTGATCCATTAATGCAGTTAAGTCGATTCCAAACTCGTTTTGTGTTTGGCACTTATTACAAGCGATTTGTATGTCCATTTGCTCACCATAAGTGGCAATACGCACACCGATTAATAATGTGTCCATATCAATGCTAGGAATTTCCCAAGCATTGTTAATAGCAGGCACACAACTTTGTATCACTTCAACGGTACTTGCACCGTTAAGTAATGCGTCTGGTGTTTTTAGGACTAACTCGTCCCTAGCAGTCATTGGGAAAATCCCAAGTTCGCCGTTAGGTGGCAAGTCTAAAACACCATGTTTGTAGTACTTTCCCTTACTAGGTAGTGACAAGTAAACTTCTGGTTTACGAAAATACCCTACCAAAGGGTTTTGATTGTTTTCCATGTTTTGACTCCGATAAATAAACATATAATAGTGTTATCACTATAATACTTATAAAGTATTTATCTGGGTATATAATGGCAGTTGAAATAGACATAGACAATAATACAGTCACACTTAATAATGTTGCTACTGAAGAAACATTAAAGAGACTTGTTGATAAAATGGAAGCATCATCTTCTGGTTCTACTGGAGCCAAGAGTTTTAAAGATGCTCTTAAGAATACCAACGAACAAGCGAAAAGTAGCAAAAAGCTCAATGTAGAGCTTAAAGGTCTTACTAAAAGTGCTGACGATTTAGCAGAAGAATTAGACGATGCGGGAAAAAGTGCTGGTAGTTTTGGTTCAAAACTAGGAGGCATGGCTGATAAAGTCATGGGAGCAGTTGAAGACGTTGTTAAATTTGGTGCAAGTACAGCCGGCGTTGGACTAAACATGAGAGACATGGGTACTGCCGTTGACAAATTAGCAAGTGCAATACCATATGCCGGAGGCGCATTAGGTGCCGCAGGCGGAGCCGTTATTGCTCATACAGCCAACTTATCAGATTCATTTGACCAACTATCCAGAAGTGGTGCGGCATTTTCCGGCAACTTATTTGATATTGAGAAAGCCGCGGCGGCAAGTTATTTAAGATTAGAAACTTTTACAGGAATCGTTAGAGAAAACTCAGCAAGTTTGGCTGTCTTTGGTGGTACTGCTAGATTGGGTGCTAAACGATTTGTAGACATTAATGTCGCAATGAATGAACTATCACGTGACAAATTAAGATACTTAGGTATCAGTGCTGAAGAAAGTGCTGAAATGCTCGGCGAATATATTACGATGCAACAACGTAATACTGCATTTGCAAATATGTCTACTAGACAACAAGCAATGGCGGCGGCAAACTATTCAGAAGAAATTACAAAACTTGCTACACTAACTGGACAAGACAGAAAAGCTCTTGCAGAAAAAATGGCAAGAAACAAACAAGAGGCTAACATTGAATTAATGTTATCTGAAATGTCTGTTACAGGAAACACAAATACTAGAAATTCATTAGAGCTATTAAGAGATAAATTCGGCGATGTACCAGGAGCAATGGATCTTGTTCTTCGTGGTATGCAAGGACTAACAGTAGGTGCAACAGCAGAAGGTAACTTACTATTACAAAGTCCGATGGGAGAAGAGCTTAACAAACTTGGTCTTTCAATGCGTAAAGGTACTATTAAGTCAGAGGATGTTGTTAAGAGAATGGGTGCAGTTTATGATGCACAAAATAGCCAGTTCAAAGGAATGCGTGACTTACAAGGATTTAGTCCAATAGCAGACCAAATGAACAAAAGTGTACTAGCACTACAAGGCGTTAACCAACAGTACAAAGTTATTAGTGAAAAATTTAAAGGTGACATGGATGCTTACAGTAAGTCATTAGTACCTGAACCTGAACCAGAAACTAAAACTGTAAAAGATACACAAATGTTAGTCGAGGACTTAGGTAAAACAACAAGACTTGGAATGAACAAAGTTGCTGAAGCGGCTATTGGAAGCATGGGAACAATCGTTGGCAAATTAAAAGATTTAGTTGACGGTGTTGAAATGAAACCAGAAGAGAAACAAGCCTTAACCGACTTTAAAGACAATGTTGTATTGGCAGGCGGTGCGGCAAGTGGGTTCGCAAAAGCGGCAAACAATGCATCTAAAACTTTAGGTCAAATGGCAGTTAAACACGCAGACGAATTTGCAACTGCATCTAAGACTGTGGCAAATTCACTTGTTGCAACAACTAAAGCCACTAAAACAGCAATAGACACTGCAACAAAAACTGCCGTTGCGGCATCGAAAACAACTGCTACTGTGGTAGGCGCAGGTGCTAAAGCAACAACAGAAGCAGTAAAAACAACGGCAAGTCTTGCAGGTTCGGGTACTAAAGCAGTTGCGGCAGGTAGTGGAAGTATTATTACTAAAGTGGCAAGCGGAATTCTTAAAAAGATACCAATATTGGGTGCGTTAGCATCTGGTGGTATTACAGCGGCAACTAGTGAGCAAGAGACCACTACAGGTAAAGCAATGGAAGGTGTTGGCTCAGCGGCTGGTAACTTTGCTGGTACTTTAGGTGGTGTAGCGGCAGGTGCCATGATAGGATCATTTGTTCCAATTGTTGGTACTGCTATTGGTGGTATTATTGGTGGTGTTTTAGGTAGTATAGGCGGAGATTCCGCTGGTAAGAAAATAGGCGGTTGGTTTGCAAATAAGTTTGGTTTTGAAGATGGAGGCATTATTAAACAGCCCACACTTTCAATGATCGGTGAAGGTGCTACTAATGAAGCAGTTGTTCCGTTACCGAATGGCAGAAATATACCAGTGGATATGGACATGGGACCTATAGTAAACCTTACTAAAAGTGTTGAAAAACTTATACAAATACAAGGCACAGGTTCAGATAATGCTGAATTACTTGTAGAATTAAAGAAAATGAACAGGCAAACTGGACACATAGTAAAACTTCAATCTTAACGGTTGCAATAAATACTACTATATGTTATAATAAAGCAATGAATTCGAAATATAGGACATAAAACAAATGAGTTGGAAAAAGTATTTTAAAGTAGTAGACACTAATAGCATGACAGGCTCTACGACTATGCCAAGAGATTCTCAGGCTGACGTGGGCTTCAAGAACTATCAAAGTCATCTACCAGAAGTTTATACAGGACATCCAAACCGTGTTGAACGATATACTCAATATGAAACTATGGATAGCGACAGTGAGATTAATGCGGCACTAGATATCCTAGCAGAATTCAGTACACAAACAAATATTGAAAATAAAACACCGTTCGATATATTCTTTAAAGAACAACCAAGTGACTCTGAAGTAAAAGTACTTAAAGAAGCACTACATAGTTGGGTAAGTTTAAACGATTTTGATAAACGAATATTTAAAATGTTTCGTAATACATTAAAGTATGGTGATCAAATATTTGTTAGAGATCCAGAAACATTTCAATGGCATTGGGTAGACAATGCAGACATTGTTAAAGTTATTGTAAACGAAAGCAAAGGTAAAGAACCTGAGCAGTACGTTTTAAAAAATATTAATCCTAATTTTGAAAACCTAACAGTAACACAACCTCAACATGGTGACATGAAGTCGGGTGGAACTATGGGAAGTCAAGGAGGCGTTGCCGCCAATCAAGGCCAGGGTAACATTTATAATTTAAATTCTGCTACAAACAATTCTAGATTTAGTAACTCAACAAACGAAATGGCAATTGATGCCAGTCATGTTGTGCATATTAGTTTAACTGAAGGATTAGATCCTAATTGGCCCTTTGGTCTCAGTGTTTTAGAAAGTGTATTTAAAGTATACAAACAAAAAGAATTATTAGAAGACGCTATTATTATTTACAGGGTGCAACGTGCTCCTGAAAGACGTGTGTTCTATATTGACGTAGGTAATATGCCAGCACACATGGCAATGGGTTACGTTAACAGAGTTAAAAACGAAATACACCAAAGACGTATTCCAACACAAAGTGGTGGCGGCGGAAGTATGATGGATGCAACATATAATCCATTGAGTATTAACGAAGATTATTTCTTTCCACAAACTGCTGAAGGTAGAGGATCTAAAGTTGAAACATTACCGGGTGGTACAAACTTAGGTGAAATTGATGACTTGAAATACTTTACTAACAAGTTGTTTAGAGGATTAAGAATTCCAAGTAGTTATTTGCCAACAGGTGCAGAGGACGGAAGTTCGGTTGCAAGTGATGGTAGAGTAGGAACTGCATTAATCCAAGAATACAGATTCAATCAATATTGTAAACGTTTACAAAACACAGTGGCAACATCATTTGACCATGAGTTCAAAATGTTTTTAAACTGGAAAGGTTTTAATATTGATAGTAGTATGTTTGATTTGCGTTTGAATGAACCTCAAAACTTTGCGGCTTACAGACAAGCAGAATTAGACAACCAACGTGCTTCATTGTTTACAAGTTTATCACAAACACCTTATTTGAGCAAACGATTCATGCTTAAACGTTTCTTAGGTATTAGCGAAGAAGAACTTGCAGAGAATGATAAACTTTGGGCAGAGGAAAACGGAAAAACACAAGCACAACAAACAGTTGGACAAGATTTACGAAGTGTCGGAGTTACACCAGGTGGATTAAACACAGACTTAGACGCTGATGCAGAAGCAGAAGCAGGAGTAGGTGGTGACGAAGTTGATGTAGCAGATGACTTAGGCGGAGACCCTAACGCAGATATCGACTTATAAGGAGAACAGGAATGATAGAAAATATCTTCCCTACACCTTTATGGTGCAGTTTTGCTAAAGACGAAAATTTAAAAAACATACAACACGAAATTGGTATTGTTGTACAAGACACTGGTACAGAATACAATCTAGATTGGGGTAAGACCCATAAAATATCTAAACTCTCAGACGATATAATAAAGAACTATAACTTAACTAACTTTAACTTATTTTTAAATGAGAATTTAAATGAGTTTTCAGAGCAGTTAGGCTATACACATAGCAATGACTATCGAATGGAATCATGGATATCGTTATTTGAACATAACGATTATGGTCATGTTCATGACCACGGTAACGCAGACATATCAGGCGTATATTATTTTCAAACAAATCAAAAAGACGGGAACATAGTTTTCGAGAATCCTACAGTACAAGTGGCTATGTCTACTTGTGTAACAACGGGTTCTTGGCAACATAAACCTGTTGTAGGTAAACTGCTTTTATTCCCCGGATACTTAAAACATGGTATAATGCGGAACGAATCTCATGATACAAGGGTTAGTTTATCATTTAATATATTTTTTAATAAATAACATTATAATATAAAGGTAAATAGTATTATGGACTTGAATGATTTATTTGAAAAAAACCGCTACTCTGTAGAGGACGATAAAAGTGTACTAATAATTGGTGACACTCGAAAAGTCAAGTTGACATTAGAGCAAATCAACAAACTTCGACGTATTAAAGAAGCGAAAAAGTTTGAACAGTATGAGAAACTACAGAAAGTACAAGCCCAGTATGGTGCTGAATCCAGTGACGACGGCGGATTATAAGTCCTAAAAAGAGAAAGTATTTTGGCTTATCTAAAAAATAATCCTAAAAAGTACTAATATTTCACCTTTTAGACCCCTTTTTCCGACCTTTATAGTAAATAATATTACCGATAACTATCCTAATAGGAGTATGAATATGAGCGATAAATGGAAACAACTAGTTGATTTAATAGTCAACGAAGATGAGCAAAAAGCAAGTGATTTGTTTCACGAAATCGTAATTGAGAATTCACGTGAGATTTATGAAAATCTTATTTCTCAAGATGATTTAGATGAAGTAGTATCACAAGACGAAGTGAAAGACTTTGAGCAAGACATTAAAGCAGACGAAGAAGGTATTTCTGAGGAGCCTGAAGGCGATTTAGAAGGTGCTAGTGATGAATTAGAAGCAGAAATGGATATGGAGCCTGAGGCACCAGCAGACATGGAAGCATCTGATGAAGAAGAGCTAGAAGACCGTGTTGTAGATTTAGAAGACAACATTGCTGAACTTCAAAAGGAATTTGAAGAGCTATTATCAAAAGAAGATGGTGATGATTCAGAAGCAGACGATGGTGAAGAAATGGAAGCACCTGCAGAACCAGAAATGGAAGAAGCAGTAGCAACTGAAGAAGACGCTGTTGTAGAAACTGATGAAACAGAGATTGACGAAGCAACTGAAGACGAAGTAGTTGAAGAATCAAAACTTGAAAAAGCACCAGATGCCGATAAGGCTGACCATGCTGATAACAAAGCATCACCTGTTGCAAAACAGCAAAAAGGTGGTATGAAAGTATCAAAAGGAACCGACGCAAGTAAGCCGGCACCTAAAGCACAAGACATGGGCGGTACTACTAAACCGGACCTAAAGAAAGTATAATAACTTTTAAAGGAAAAAATATACGATGAGCTCAATGTATTTAAAAGAGAACTTAACATATGACCAAGCAAAGATGGTCACAGAAAGTGCGAATGACGGCAAGGATTTATACCTTAAAGGAATTTGTATTCAAGGTGGTGTGAAAAATCACAACCAAAGACTTTACCCTGTGGACCAAATTACTTCGGCGGTTACTACGTTAAATGATCAAATTACAAAAGGCGACTCTGTATTAGGAGAAGTAGATCATCCAGACGATTTAAAAATTAACCTAGATCGAGTATGCCACATGATTACAGAAATGTGGATGGATGGTCCAAATGGTTATGGTAAACTAAAAATTCTCCCAACACCGATGGGTCAACTAGTACGAACAATGCTAGAAAGCGGTGTCAAATTGGGAGTTTCAAGTCGCGGAAGCGGCGAAGTCAATGATGCTAACGGTGAAGTTAGTGGTTTCGAAATCGTCACAGTAGACGTAGTTGCACAACCGAGTGCACCAAATGCCTACCCAACTGCAATTTACGAAGGTTTAATGAACATGAAACATGGACATAAAATTTTAGGATTAGCGGCAGAGGCTAAAGAAGATACTCGTGTGCAAAAATTTTTAAAAGATGAGGTTATAAACCTTATCAATGAACTTAAATTAAGGAGTTGACCAAATGTTTGACGCACTCAAACCATTGCTTGATAGCGGTATAGTCAACGAGGAAACTAAGACTGAAATTCAGGAAGCATGGGAAACCAAGTTAACTGAAACTAGGGAAGAGATCCGCGGTGAGTTACGAGAAGAATTTTCTCGTCGTTATGAGCATGACAAAACTACTATGGTTGAGAGTCTTGACAAGATGGTAAATGAAAACTTAACTAAGGAACTTGAGAATATCGTTTCAGAACGCAAAGCACTAGAAGAAGATCGTGTAAGATATAACGTTAGAATGTCTGAACAGACTGATAAAGTTAAATCATTCATGATTGGTAAACTAGGTGCTGAATTAAGCGAACTAAACGACGATCGTAAAGTTCAAGCAGAAACTCTTGATAAGTTACAAAAGTTTGTTGTAAAAGCACTAGCAGAAGAGATTGCTGAATTCCATAAGGATAAAGAAGCAGTTGTAGAAACTAGAGTTAAACTTGTTGCAGAAGGCAAGAAACAACTTTCAAAACTTAAAGAGACTTTCATTGAACGTTCAAGTAAATTAGTGAAGGATTCAGTCGTTAAGAATCTTAACACCGAGTTAACTCAATTAAAAGAAGATATTGACACTGCACGTCAAAATAACTTCGGACGCAAATTGTTTGAAACATTTGCTAGTGAGTTTGCAACATCACATTTGAATGAAAATTCAGAGATTAAAGATTTGCAAACAGCAGTAGCAAACGTAACTAAACAACTTGATGAATCGAAAAAAGTTGCAGTTGAGAAATCTACTTTAGTTGAAAGCAAAGAAGCAGAAATTCGTAGAATCAATGATCGCATTGTCCGTGATCAACAGTTAAACGAAATGATGGCACCTTTAAGCAAAAATCAGAAAACGGTAATGCAAGACTTACTTGAAAATGTCGTAACTGATAAACTTACAGGTACATTTAATAAGTACTTGCCAGCAGTTCTTAAAAACGAAGTTAAAGCAGAGACAAAATCTCATGCTATAATGGAGTCGAAAGAAGTAACTGGTAATAAAAAAGAATCCGTGAACGCAGAAGATGAGGGCAATATCATTGAAATTAAGCGTCTGGCGGGACTAAACTAAAAACAATTAGGAGACTATAAAAATGTCTGATATTTTAGCAGAAGGTCGTTGGGACAATACTAAAGAAGCCCTTTTAGATGGTTTACAAGGTACTCGTCGCAAGACAATGTCTACAATACTTGAAAATACTAAACGCCACCTTTCAGAGGCGGCAACTAGTGGCGCGACAGCGGCAGGTGGTGTAGCACAATTAAACAAAGTAATTTTACCCGTAATTAGACGTGTAATGCCAACAGTGATTGCAAATGAAATCGTTGGTGTACAACCTATGACTGGTCCAATTGCACAAATCCACACTTTAAGAGTTAAATATAACTCTGCAAACACTATTAATAGTGCCAACGGTGCGGCAATTCAAGCAACTACTAATGACGGTACTAACCTAGCCGCTAACGATGAGGCTCTAGGGCCAAAAGACATCGCGGCTGGTTATTCAGGTACTGAATCGGCGGCAGGTGCAAAAGCGGCTGGTACAACAGCGGCTGGATACTTAGAAGGTGTTCCAGGTAATACTCTTTCAATCGAAATTCTACGTCAAACTGTAGAAGCTCGTACTAGAAGACTATCAGCTCGTTGGACTTTTGAAGCGGCTCAAGACGCTCAATCACAACAAGGTATTGATGTAGAAGCAGAAATCATGGCGGCATTAGCCCAAGAGATTACTGCAGAGATCGACCAAGAAGTTCTAAGTTCTTTAAGAACTTTAGCGGCGGCTGGTTCAACGGCTTTCGGTGCAAACACTGAAGCATATGACCAAGCGGCAGTTAGTGGTACAGCAACTTACGTTGGTGACGAACACGCGGCTTTGGCTGTGGCGATCAACAGAGTATCTAACAAAATCGCACAGAGAACAAGACGTGGCGCAGGTAACTGGGCTGTTGTTTCTCCAACTGCATTAACTATGCTACAAAGTGCATCTACTTCAGCGTTCGCAAGAACAACTGAAGGTACTTTTGAAGCACCAACAAATACTAAATTCGTTGGTACATTGAACTCAGCAATGAGAATCTATGTTGACAGTTATGCGGCTGATTCAGAAGCGGTATTAGTTGGTTACAAAGGTTCATCAGAAGCGGACGCGGCGGCATTTTATTGTCCTTACGTTCCACTAATGAGTTCAGGTGTAGTACTTGATCCAGCAACATTAGAGCCATTAGTTGGCTTTATGACACGTTACGGTTACAGCGAACTTTCACAAACTGCAAGTTCACTTGGAAACGCGGCGGATTACGTTGGTAGAGTAACTATTGCTAACCCAACATTTAGTTAATATACATATTATCCTTTTTGGATATTATTGTTAACTAACTGAAACAATATTAGAAAGGCCCTCCGGGGCCTTTCTTTTTGAGTAAAAACTCAGATATTATGACTAAATAATTTTACAACGTTCAGCCTTTGAGGCCGGAAGTAGCAATAGCGAAGGAACGCACCTAACTTTAATAAGGAGGGTGATTATGGGCCGACATACACATATGCTTACAGCATATAGTAAGCAGGCAGAGAAAAACCGCATAGATAAATTACTTCAAAAAAGCAGATCAGAAGTAGATGTTAATGCAGGAGGAACCTCTGGCTACACTGTTAAGTCTGGTGAAAATGCAGGTAAAATACTCAAGCATTTATCAGTTAAACATCATAACAAATAAACATATAAATAGTATTGCTCACACTAATGTGAGTTTATGGGGAGCCATCCTCGTAGTACATAAAACGTATCAAGGAGAAATAAAATGGGAAGACCAATTAACAAAAGATTTTTCGGAGTGCCTACAGCAGGCGGCAAAGAAATTAAAGTAAACTTTCATGACGGTTCAGCCGTTGTTGAAGGATATATCGCAAAGCAACTAGGTAGTAAAAAGTTTTCAGTTAAAGCAACTGGAACACCTGGCACTGCATACATTCGTACACTAAAAACTGGTATTTTACCAGCGGCATTAACTGGAACAGATATGATTATTTCTGTAAAAGGCGATGATGGTGAAACTTATGGTGTATCTAAAATTGCAGGACGTAAAATGACACTAGCACAACCAAGTGCTACTGGATCTAACGCATTGCACGGCACATCTATAGGTTGGAATACTACTGTTTCAGCATCGGACGGAAAAGTTCAAGTTGAAGAAGCAGGTGACGACGATACTGCGGCAGGTACTGACGATACAGACTTCACAGAAGACGCTTAATCTTAAGCAAATATTAAAGTTGCCCTTCGGGGCAACTTTTCTTAATAGTTTATAAAGGCTAAATACACTATATAAGGTTTAAATGCATGGCAAACACAGAAAAAAGAGTTTTAGGTGATTATAAGATAACAACAGATGCCGGTAGTACTGGTAATGTTTCTATTGATACCCACACTTTAACAGTTGACGGAAACTTGGTAATTACAGGTACAAGTACAACTGTGTCATCAACAAATACTGCAATAGCAGATAATGTTATTGTACTTAACGAAGGCGAAGCAGGAGCAGGTGTAACATCTGGAACTTCTGGTTTAGAAATTGATCGTGGATCAGTTGATAATGCTACAATTCATTTTGATGAAGCAAATGATGTATTTGATTTTAAGATAGGTTCTAGTTTTGCTAAAGTAAGAGGTGCATCACCGGTAGGTAGTGACGATTTAACAACTAAGAGTTATGTTGATGCACAAGTAGGAGGCGCATCTGCAGATAAAATTGTAGAAGGCGACAGTAAAGCAGAAGTATTCGACGACGGTGTTGGAACTAGTAAGTTCTTTGTTAACTTAGATGGCACTGATGTTTTAGAAGTAACTGCATCGGCGTTAGCACATGGCAACGTACAGATAAGTGGTAATACAGTAAGTAATACTGCTACTGGTGAGAATTTAATTTTAAGTACAACAGGTACTGGTGAAATAAACATAGTAGATGTTACTAAAATAACAGAACAAGGTTCAGATCCAACAGGTGTGGCAGGATTCACAAAAGTGTATGCTAAAACTCCTGCTTCAGGCGGTTCTGGGGTGTTTGTATCTAACATAAATACTACTGACGAATTAGTAACAAAATCAAAAGCAATAGTTTTTGGATTAATATTTTAAGGTAAACAGATGGCAATAGCACAAGGACAAATAGGCACTACATCAACAACATTGTATACAAGTACAAATAACACTGCAATCACAGTTATATTCTTTTGCAATACAACTGGATCTGATGCAACATTATCTGTTAACGTAGTACAAAGTGGTGGTTCTGCCGCGGCAACAAACCAAATAGTTAAAGATTTAACAATTACAGGCGGCGACACTTACATTATGAATGCTGAAAAAATGGTATTAGGAAATGCTGATACTATACAAGCAATTTCAGGAACAAGTAATGCGATTACTGCCTCTGTTAGTTACGTGAGTATTTAATAATGGCTGGCTTTTTAAAAAGTAACACAAATTTTATTAAACGTGGAAATCAGGTTACACAACCTGCTTCAGGAACTACAGCAGGTAGACCAACAAATCCAGCGGCTGGTGAATTTCGTTTTAACGAGGACACTAATAAAGTAGAATACTACGATAGTGCGGCTTGGAAAAACTTATCACGTTCTGGTAATGCTACTGTTACAAAAACAACAGTTGTAACTGGAGACGGTTCAACAACTGCATTTACTAATTTCTTTACAACAGCACCTAGCACAGTAAATAACGTTATGGTTGTTGTGGGCAATGTTATACAAGAACCAACAGCGTCATACACTGTTAGTGGGCGTGATATTACGTTTACAAGTCCACCACCAAACACACATAGAATATATGCAATCGAAGGCTTTGACGCTACAGATATTGCATAATATCCTTTCTTAATCATTAGCATAAATAGTTATATACCCAGGCTCACCCGGGATTGAACAGTGGTGTAGGAGAATAACATGGCAATTGGAAGAATTTCCGGTGCTATGCTTAAGAGTAATCTTGAGCGATTAGGCACGGATTTATCAGTAGATACAGACTTATTATACATCGATGTCACGAATGACAGGGTGGGTATTAACACAGCCTCTCCAACACAAAGCCTACAAGTAGACAACGTAACAATCAACGCATCACAAATTAGAAGTGTAAGTGGTCCTTTAGACTTAGGAGCACCATCAGGCATCACTATCTCTGGAGGAACAAATAACTATGTTCTTGCTACAGATGGTGCAGGTACATTAAGTTGGGTAGATGTTTCAACTGTAGCAGGCAGTGTTACAGGTATGACAACAACACTAGCAACACCAACTGATGGAAGTTTAACAACTGACGGTGCGTATTTAAGTTGGACAGGTGCTACTAAAGTTACTGACGCAATTGACGACTTAAACGAAGTAACAGAAAATATTCGTAATAACACTTTTGTTAAAAGTGTAACATTTACAGCAAGTGTAACATCCGGTGGTTCAGGATTTAGCACAATATTAAGTATATCAACAGTAGGTACAGCAAATAATTATGTAATCGACTGGGGCGATGGAACAAGTAATACAACAACTTCTAGTACAAGTCCAAGTCACACATACACTAATTACGCAGGTAGCCCACACAGTATTACAGTTACAGCAAGTAATACAAGTGGAAGTGGAACCGGAAGTAGTGCAAGTTTTATAAGAACAGATTATATTGCTGTTTACAGTCCAAACCCAACAGTAGACTTTGCATGGTATGCCGCCGCTGGCGGAGGTAGTCCAATTACTAAATGGGACGATGGTGCAACTGTATACTTCCAAAATAATAGTACTAATACAGATATTTCAGGTGCAGTTGTTCAGTGGACAATTATATGGGGCGATGGATCTAGTAACGCAACAATTTCTAGTGACACTGCAACAGGTGGTAGTAATGGTACAAGACTATCGCACACATTTCCGACAGCAACAGAATCGGAACAGAGTTTTACAACACAACTTACATTAGATACAATGAGCACTGCGGATCCGGCTGTTATACCAGTTGGTCCTGATAGTGCTATAATAAAAATTTATGATGACCACACACCTACAGTATCATTAGATGATGTAACTGGTATTAATGAAGAAGGTACTAGTGGACACGTTGTAAGTCTTACAAATAATTCAGAAGCAGGTATTGGTAATTATTCAACATACGGAATACAGTATCAATATCAGTTTGGTGACGGAACAAGTAATGTAACAGTTAACGCAGGAACAAGTTCTGCAGGTGACAGAGGTGTTCCATTAAGTCACACATATACATTAAGTAGTAGCGACCAAGCAAATGGCACAGCACAAGATTACACAGGCACATTAAGAGTTATTAGTGACCATTCAAGTAGTCCGTTTATTAGTAGTACATTCTCAGTCCACGTTGAACCGGACGTAAGAGCAAACCTTTCAGGAACAGCAATCACAGTTAGTGACAGAAGTGGCGACAATCAATATGATGTTTATGATGGTGTTGACTATAACGGTGTAAACAGAGCGTTGGTGAGAGTTACAAACACTTCACAAAACGCAGACGATTATGTTTATAACTGGAATGATGGAAGTTCAAACAATGTAGTATCGGAAGATGGTTCCAGCCCAGGATCAATAGGCGGAACTTTAGACCATGACTTTACAAGTGTTAGTGTAGGTAATAAAAACTTGTCATTTACTGCAAACGGAACACCGGATATAACAGCACAAACAGATACAGACACAGGACTAACGTTTGAAGTTAGAGCAATACCTAGTGCACCAGCAAATTTAAGTACAAAAAGTATAACACTGGCTGATAGTTATGTAGGAACAAGTCCTAAACTAGCGGCAAACTTTACAGATAGTAGTGATTCGAATCCATTAAGTGCAGGAGATGTATTAACCACAACTACTGCAAGACGTTACACAAGTGGGACTATTGACACTAGTGTTGTAGATAATGCTTACAACGGGCTCTCAGGCACGTTAACTGCTAAAATAAACGGTGTTGATAGAGGTAATAAAACGTTTAGTAATTCACTTAATGAAGATGGAACATTTACTTCATTAGTTGTTAGTAACCAAGTTGATGCAAATGATAGTATAAGTTCGTCGACGTATCCTACGGGATTTTATCAAACGTTTGATGCTAAGATTACACAATCTCTAGCGAGTTATACTGTGGGTGTTAATGACCAACGTTTAGAACATAGTGCAACAGGTAACACAAATTATGTTGCAGTTGTGTATGATGATATGACTAGTACACCAACAGTTAATACTAGTAGTTCCGCATTAACAGAAGCATCAGCAGGAAGTTACAGATATATTTCAGGTGTTCCTTATTATAATACAGGAAGCCCTACGCTGGCATTAACAGGCGTAACATTAGAAAATTTAGTAGGACAAGCATACAGAGATACAAGTTCGGTATTAACTATTGCTAGTGGTACAAATGCAGAAGGAACTTCTAGCAGTGTTATATATACACAAAACAAAACATATGCGAACATAGATGGTGCAAGTACAATGTTAGCAAGTGGTATTCCTATTGCAGATACTGGAGTAGGTACTCCTTATGCTATCGGATCACAAACAATTAATTTAACATCGAGTAGTATAGCGGCGATTGAAACTATTAAGTTAAGAGCGTCGAATATGAATGGTACAGGAAGTTATGTTGAAGTATCGAGTCCATTAGTTGCAGTACACACAGCAAGTCCATCAGGAGTTGTTGAAGAAGATATTAGTGTATCTAATAGTTTAGGTGACGGAGCTCATACAGACAACGGCAAACGTGTATTCGACTTTGCAAGTGCAACAACTAATACACCGTCATTTACTGGATCAACAAACTTTTATACAAATAATTTATTTACTGGAAACAAAACAGTTGCAGGAACAAAAGAAGCAACAGTGCGTTGGGGTGATTTAGAATATAATGTATCAGATTATAGTACAGGATTTTTGCCTGCAGGACCAAACAGAAGTGGTGATACCGGAACACAGTATTTTACTTTTGCATTTAGAAGAAACATTGTTGCAAACTACGATGTACAGATTACAAGTTCATCTGGTGTAGCAGGTGTGTGGATAGCATTACCTGGCACAGGTGTCGATAGTTCAAGTGGAGCAAACGGTTGGTTAGATTGTACAACACAATATAGTGGAGTAGGTTTACCTGGCGCTGATACTGGCAACGGCGGTAACGGAAGTGACGGTTGTGCGTTTACTGGAGGAGATGTTATTCCAACAAACAGTAGTTTAAGTGGTGGATATACAATGACATTTGGAACAGAAAATATGGCAAACGCAACAGGAAATGTTTCTTTAGTTAGGATTGCATTAACAAGTGGACAAAGTATATCTAGTCTAAGTATTGGAGTGGCGAGCTAATGGCAATTTCAGATACACAGAAACTAGATTATCTATTTAAAAAATTAGGTTATGGTGCAACTAAAACAGACACCAATGCTAACAAACTTGCTCCTAACGAAGCAATACCATCACCACTACTAATTAGAGGTGACAGAGTATGGAGAGATTCTGCTAGTATACCAGGAGTTAAACCCGGTAGTAGTTCAAGTCCTGTTACAGTTTATACTGGAAGTAGTGCTATAGAGTGTACAGAAGATAATACAGCAACAGCAGACAGAACATGGAAAACTGGATTAACCGGTTGGATCCCACCACAGTTTGGAAGTACATATATTGTAAATGTTTACATACATACTTCAGGTGATGCCGCAGGTGCAACTGTTGTAGGTAATAAAGTTTTTGTTACTGGTAGTGGTAATAATGACGAATGGTTCTTTGATTATGAATCAGGAGTATTAAATTTTATTGGTAGTAACTATCCTAATGGAAAAAGTTTTAGTGGTGCTAGTGTTTATATTGAGGGTGCCCGATACACAGGTACTTACGGTACAGGTGGTGGCACAGGTACACTAGGGTTCTCGGGCAATGTTATTGCTCCATCGAACTCAGGCGACGATTTAACTATTGACGTTGATGGCACCGGCACTGTAATAATTGATAGCACAACTGCTCTTGTTGTTCCTGTTGGAACCAATGCAGAACGTCCCGGAACTCCTGCTAAAGGCATGATACGTTTTAATGACGATAGTGATAAGATAGAAGTTTATGACGGCAGTGAATGGGTAGCAGTTGGAAGTAGTGCAGGAGCAATATCAACTCAAGCATTTGCTGGAGACGGTTCGACAACTGCATTTACACTTAACAGTTCAGCCGATAGTGCAACAGTAATGGTAACATTAAACGGTGTTGTACAAGAACCAATACAAGCATATAGTGTTAGCGGAACAGTGTTAACATTTACACAAGCACCAGTAACTGGTGATAGAATTGAAGTAAGAAAATTAGGACTTGTAACCACTATTAGATCTGTTGTTGATTCGGATAGTGATACAAAGATACAAGTCGAAGAAGGCGCAGACGATGATACGATCAGATTAGATACTGGTGGTACCGAAGTTGTTAATATACAAACAAGTAGAAGTGCGTTTAATAATGCAGTACAGTTAGCAAGTATGACAACAACACAACGTAATGCACTAACTCCAAGTAACGGTATGGTAATCTATAATACCACAACAAATAAGTTTCAGGGCTATGCAAATAGTGCCTGGGTAGACTTTCATTAAGTGCTACTTTAATTAAATTATTTAATTTAATTTACCTTTAAACCATATACAAGCATATAAAAAATACGTGAATCCTATAAATACTATTGGTCCGACCAGACTTATAACGACATAAAATAAAGAGGAGTGATTCACTTATGGCCGTAACTCGTATTAAAACCAATCAGATAACCGACTCCGCGGTAACAACTGCAAAAATTGCAGACGTTAACGTAACAGCCGGTAAATTGGAAGCAAACTTAACCTATGGCAGTAATCTGACTGTAACAGGTAATTTAACAGTAAATGGTTCAACCACTACTGTTGATACAACAAACACGACCGTGGCAGATCCATTTATGCTATTGGGATCAGGTGGCGCAGGAAACGTTGATGGTGGTATTATCATTAACAGAGGCGGTGCTGGTAACAATGCGGCAATGATTTGGGACGAAAGCGAAGACCAATTCGCAATGATGCTTACAACAGATGCAGGAACAACTGCAGGTAACGTAACTATTGCATCTTATGGTGACATAAGATTTGGAACAGCAACAGGTGCCTTAACAGGTAACGTAACTGGTAACGTAGTAGGTAATGTAACAGGAACACAAGATGGTGTTGTAGGTGGTAATACTCCTGCGGCAGTAACTGGTACTGTTATTACTGCAAACACAAATTTTGCAGGCGCACTAACAGGTAACGTAACTGGTAACGTAGCAGGTAACTTAACTGGTAATGTAACAGGAACACAAGATGGTGTTGTTGGTGGTAATACACCGGCGGCAGTAACTGGTACTGTTATTACTGCAAACACAAATTTTGCAGGTGATATTACAGGTGATGTAACTGGTGACGTAGCAGGTAACTTAACTGGTAATTCAGCAGGTGCACACACAGGTGCAGTTGATGGTATTATTGGTGGAACTACTCCAGCGGCAGTAACTGGTACTGTAATTACAGCAAGTACTAACTTTGCAGGTAATATTACTGGTAACGTAACTGGTAACGTAGCAGGTAATGTAACAGGTAATGTAACAGGAACACAAGATGGTGTTGTTGGTGGTAATACACCGGCGGCTGGTACATTTACTACTATTACAGCAGGCGGTACTATTGATGCTGGTTCTAATCAAGTAACAAACGTAACTGATCCAACAGCGAACCAACACGCGGCTACTAAAGCCTATGTTGATTCACAGTTATCAGGTGCGGCAAACGCCATTAACCAATTAAACAGTGATGTTACAGTTACTGATAGTGGTTCAAATGGTTTAATAACATTTAACATTGACGGTGCATCAGAAGGAACTATCAATTCAGATGGTTTAACTATGGGTAACATCAATATTGATGCAAACACAATCAAAACTACTTCAGGTAATTTAACTATTGACCCTAATCCAGGTGGATCAGGCGGAACAGTTACTATCGAAGGTAGTTTAACTGTTACAGGTACAACTACTACTGTTGATTCAACAGTTGTTACTATTGCTGATCCGGTATTCCAAGTGGGTGCTGACAGTAATGATAACTTAGATAGAGGTATTACATATCTACACAACGATGGCTCTGCGAAAAAAGGCTATTTTGGTTTAGATACATCAGCAACTGAATTCGTATTCATCGCAGATGCAACTGACACATCAAGTGTGTTCAGTGGTGATCTAGGTGCGGCGGCTTTCGGTAGTATGAGAGTAGCAGATCTTACAAACACTAGAGTAACGTTTTCAGGTGCAAATGGCGAATTGTCAGATGCGGCTTCATTAACGTTCAACAGTGGAACTGGTGCTTTATCGGCAACTAGTTTTGTAGGTGCTTTAACAGGTAACGTAACTGGTAACAGTGCAGGTGCACACACAGGTGCAGTTGATGGCGTAGTAGGTGGTAATACTCCTGCCGCGGTAACTGGTACAGTAATCACAGCAAATACTAATTTTGTTGGTGATATTACAGGTGACGTAACTGGTGATGTAGCAGGTAACTTAACTGGTAACAGTGCAGGTGTTCACACAGGCGCAGTATCTGGTGATGTAACTTCAACTGGAACTTCAACGTTCGCAACAGTTGACGTAAACGGCGGTGCGATTGACGGTGCGATTATTGGTGCCAACACTGCGGCGGCGATTACAGGTACAACAGTTAATGGTACAGTAATTACAGCAAGTACTAACTTTGCAGGTAATATTACTGGTAACGTAACTGGTAATGTAGCAGGTAATGTAACAGGAACACAAGACGGCGTTGTAGGTGGTAATACTCCTGCGGCTGTTACAGGTACTGTTATTACAGCAAATACTAACTTTGCAGGTAATATTACTGGTGATTTAACTGGTGATTCAGCAGGTGCACACACAGGTGCAGTTGATGGCGTATTGGGTGGCAACACACCAGCGGCGGCAACAGTTACAACAATAACAGCAAGTGGTAATAGTACAAACGCTGGAACATTAAGTGTTGGTGGAACATCTACAGTAGCAGGCTCAAGCCTAGTTGTAGACTCTACAGACTCTGTAAGACTTCCAGTTGGTACAACTGCTCAACGTCCAGCATCTCCAAGTATTGGTCAGTATAGATTTAACTCTACATCTGGCACACTTGAAGTTTACACTGGTGGTGAGTGGAACTCAGGCGCTGACTTTACAACAATCGCGGCAGATGCCTTCAATGGTGATGCAAGTACAGTAGCATTTACATTAAGTGTAACTGGTACAACTGCAACTACTATCGTGTCTCTAAACGGTGTTGTACAGATCCCAACTACTGCATACGCAGTAAGTGGAACAACATTAACATTTACAGAGGCTCCGGCAACTGGTGATGTTATTGACGCTCGTGTATTAACTACAACATCTACAATAGTTGGCATTGCTGACCAAGATGGTGATACGCAAATACAAGTTGAAGAAGGTACAGATGATGATACAATCCGTTTTGATGCGGCTGGTACTGAAATGTTCACAATCAACTCAAGTGGTATAGCAGGTGCAAGTGGTGCCAGAATTACTGCAATCTTAGATGAAGATGCAATGGGTTCTGACAGTGCAACAGCATTGGCTACACAACAATCAATCAAGGCTTATGTTACGAGTCAAATCGCAACTAAAGACAACACTGATGAAATGACAGAAGGTTCAACTAACTTGTACTTCACAAATGCTAGAGCAGATGCAAGAGCACAAGCAAAAATTGATTCTCTTGTTGATTCGGCTCCAGGTGCGTTAGATACACTTAACGAACTGGCGGCGGCTTTAGGTGACGATGCAAACTTTAGTGGAACTGTTACAAGCAGTCTTGCTACTAAAATGCCATTGGCAGGTGGAACATTCACAGGTGATGTGATTGCTGAAAACTTGACAATTAGTGGTTCATATACTTTGACACTTGGTGGTATCTTAAATGCAAACTCACAACGTCTAACTAGTGTAGCAACACCGACTGCTTCAAGCGATGCGGCTACTAAAGGTTATGTTGACGGCGGACTTGCTGGTTTATCACAGGACAGTATCTCAGAAGGTGACAGTAAGATTGAAGTCACTGACAGTGGTACAGGTACTGCGGTTGTTACACTTGATAATGCGGCACACACTACATTCAACAGTTCAGGTATTACATTATCGACTGGTGTGTTTAGTGGAACTGCAACTTCGGCACAATACGCTGACTTGGCAGAGATGTACTCTGCAGATGCAGATATTGAACCAGGAACAGTAGTATGTTTTGGTGGAGAACATGAAGTAACAACTTGTATGCAAGATGCAGACAAGAAAATTGCTGGTGTTGTTTCAACAAATCCTGCTTACTTAATGAACAGTGACGCAGACGGCGTAGCAGTAGCATTACAAGGAAGAGTTCCATGTAAAGTAACTGGTGCAGTTGCTAAAGGTGATATGCTTGTAGCGGCTGGTAACGGAATGGCTCGTGCAGAAGAAAATCCTGCAATGGGTACTGTTATTGGTAAAGCACTTGAAAATCACGCAGAAGGCGAAGGCGTAATTGAAGTTGTTGTTGGACGTATGTAATCCATACTAAAGACTTATACTAATATAGGAGAAAGGCCCTACGGGGCCTTTCTTTTTGACTAGATTGTCAAGGACCATTAAGACATAAATACTATAGAATATAGCATATACTGACAGTAGGAAGACATAGATGCCATTAACAAGACCTAAAGCCGCTCAGGTAAACTTCGATGTAACAAACCTTACCGATCCCTTAATACGGCTTAATAGTGGACAAACTGGAAGCAACAATAAAGATACAGGTATAGTATTAGAGCGAGGCGACGATACAAATGTTGCATTAATGTGGGACGAATCTGCAGATAGATTTGTTGCAATTACCACCGCTGAAGATGGAACAACTAACGGTGATGTTACTATTGTCGGCTATACAGATATACAAGCAAACGCATTTCATGGTGACGGTTCTAACTTAACAGGAATTACTTCAGGGTTGTTTACAGCAATTACTGATGGCGGAAGTTTAACTTCTACAGAAAGCGGATCAGACGCTGGACCAATTATAGAATTAGATAGAAATAGTGTTTCTCCATTTAATGCAGATTACTTAGGGCAATTAAAATTTAAAGGAAGAAACTCTACAGATCAAACTGTAATCTATGGTAAAATTAGTGCTAAATCAAGTGATGTTACTGATGGTAGCGAAGATGGTACTTTAGAGTTTACAGTAATGAACAATGGTACACAAGATAACATTGTAAGAATTAACGAAAACGGATTATATATTAATGCAGGCGCAACTTTAAAATTTGAAGGACCAACAGGTAATGCACACGAAACTACAGTTACATTAACAGATCCAACAGCAGACAGAACAATTACATTACCTGATGCAACAGGCACAGTTGCTCTTACAAACAGTTTTACAAGATTTCATAGTGCAGTACAAACAGTAACAACAGGTGAAGCATCAACAAATGTTTCAGCTCAAGTTACATATACATTTAGTGATTTAAATACAGCGGTTCATTTCAATGTTTATATGAATAGAATGCTTTTAAGGCCCGCTGAGTTCAGTGTGTCGGGATCAACATTAACGATAAATATTGGTATAATAGATACAGATGACCAATTAGAAGTTACAGGATTTAAAGTATAATGGCTAGAGGCGGAAGAAAAATAAAAATTAATGGACAGATGAGATCTTTCGAGGATCTACATTCATTAAAATCAGCAGAATTAAGTGGAGCATCAGTTGATTCGAAACTTTGGCGTTATAAAAAGAATGGTGATATTGAATCTTTTGCTGAAGGTGATATACAAGATGACGATATTGTATTTGGTGGATCAAAATCAGACTTAAGAAGATTAGAAGATATTGAAAGAAATATTTCTGTACTAGCAACTAAAACTATGGTTGCAAGTTCTATATCTGATTATGATAGTGATGATGATGATTTTGATAACGTATTTGATAAAAAAGTAAGATTTAAAAATGAAGATGTAAGATTTACAAATAGTAATATTAAAATCGATAGTAACACAACAATAGATTTAAATGGTATTAAACTAACTGAATTAGGAACACCTACTGCAAATACAGATGCGGCAAATAAAGCCTATGTCGATGGATTAATTGCTTCAACAAATGAAATTGGAGAATTAACAGACGTAACACTATCTGGTGCAAGTACAGGACAAATTTTAAAATACAACGGAAGTGCTTGGGTTAATACTGCTGAAGTAAACGAATTAAACGAACTAACAGGCGTAACAATATCAAGTGTAAGTAACGGACAAGTATTAAAATACAATGGTAGTGCTTGGGTAAATGCCGCAGATGCAGGCGGAATTGCATTAACAGATTTATCAGTCGGTGCAGAAGGAAGTGCAAGTGGTGACGGTTCTATTGCATACAACAATAGTACAGGTGTGTTTACATACTCTCCACCAACAGCGGCAGGTATTGGTGCACTAGCAGATTTAACAAGTTCAAATTTAGGTACACTAGCAGATGTAACAATATCAAGTCTGCAAACAGACCAAGTATTAAAATACAACGGTAGTGCATGGGTTAACGGCACAGGCGGAAGTGCAACAACGTATGTTGCAAGTTCTGGAGCACCAAGTAGTCCAGCAGACGGCGACGAATGGTACGATACTGATAATGGTAACTTTTACAAATACATTAATGACGGTACTACTAAACAATGGGTAGAGTGGTCACCTGGACAAAGTGGTCCAATGTTAGATGGAACAGTTGCGGTAACAGGTGTTATTTTACCAGATGGAGATAATACTAGAGATTTAGGTTCTTCTGCAAAACAGTTTAAAGAGATTCACGCAGTAGCATTTTCAGGTAAAGCATCATCGGCACAGTATGCTGACTTGGCAGAGATGTATGCAGGTGATAAAGATTATGAAGTAGGCACAGTGGTTATAGTAGGCGGAACACACGAAGTTACAGAGTGTGGCAAATATGCTAGTTCACAAATAGCAGGCGTTGTTTCTGATAAACCTGCTTACTTAATGAATAAAGATATAGATGCAGAACATCCAGTTTGTGTAGGTTTTGTAGGACGAGTTCCAATTAAAGTAGTTGGACACATTGAAAAGGGTGATATGTTAACATCTAGCGAAATTAAAGGATATGCAACAAAATTTAGTGGCAATTATCAACCAGGCTGTATTATCGGTTTGGCGTTAAATAACAAAGTCGATGAACAAGATACAGTAGAAGTACTGTTAAAGAGGAGTTAAATTATGGCGGCAACATTTCCAGCAAGTCCATCAAACGGGACAGTAGTAGTTGTAGGTGGAGTAAGTTTTGTTTACAACAGTACAGACTCTGTATGGCAACAATTAAATACAGCAAATTCTTCCCCAATTTTAACAAATGCACAATTAGATACATCTGTTTCAGGTAGTGCTGTTAAAGACGAAGATGCTATGACATCTGATTCGGACGAGCATTTAGCCACACAACAATCTATTAAAGCATATGTTGACGCAGGATCACACGCAAGACCTTTTGGAAGTAGAATTGATATTATAGTACAATCTTTAGACAAAACTGCAACACACAGATACAACGGTACAGGATCGTCTAAAGGATACTTTATGGACGGAATTCAAGCACCATATTTTGTGTTTACTCCTGGAAGAGCATATAGATTTGATACTTCACATAGTAGTAATAATACTCACGCAATTAGATTTTTCTTAAAAGCAGATAAAACTTCTGCATATACAACAAACGTAACACAAAATGGAACAGCCGGTCAAGCCGGAGCCTATACAGAAATTACAATCACAGATGATACGCCACCTGTACTTCATTACCAATGCGAAAATCATGCATACATGGGTAACGCAATACAAACAAATACAAGTAATTTAACTGGTGTTACAATTAGTTATAATGATTTATCTAACAAACCCACTATACCAACTGCATTAACTGATTTAAGTATTAGTGATGGATCTGCAAACATGGTTTTAAAAACAGATGGAAGTGGTAACTTTGGATTTACTTCTATTAGTTCTATTCAGTCAGCAGGTATATCTAATATTATTGAAGATACAACACCGCAATTTGGTGGACCGGTTGATTTTAAATCATTGTCGAGTGATCCGTCAAGTAATTTAGCGGCAGGACAAGTTTACTATAACAGTGGTACAAAAAAATTAATGTTATATGATGGCAGTGATTGGGTCGAAGCCGCTGGAAGTAGCGGAGCACAACCTTTCTTAACAAGACAAGTTATTACAACTGGATTTGTTATGGGCGGTTACCAAAGTTCAAGTCCGTGGAAAAACGTAAACACAATGGTTCATGCAACTGACGTTATGACTAATAATGGTGATGTACTGACCTATGCCGCGGCATATACTTCCGGTGTATGTACACTAACACATGGGTATCTTTGGAGTGCAGATGACACTTGGCCAGGTACTAGTGCGGCAACAACAAATTTCCATATGTCAACCTACACTGGCGGTAATGGACCAAATCTGCAATGGGGAAGAAACGATTGTGCTACACTATTTAAAGAACACGAAAAGGCTTGGATTGTAGGCGGTGGTAATGCAAACGTAGATGTTATGAATTTAGCAAACGGAACTATGTATTCTGACCAAGGACAGGATTCATTAAGTGGTGATGCTATGCAGTCAGGTTGTGCAAGTCACAGTGGTGAAAATTATGGTTATGTTTGGCAAGATGTAAATGATTGTAGAAAATTTGTTTGGTCAACAGGCACACAAGTTACAATGACAACACCAACTAATAAACCGGGTATTAACAGTCAGCAAAAAGGTTGGGCAGACAAACTAGGTTATGGTTATGCTGGCAACGAAGGAAGTTACAATGGTGGTAATAATGTAAGAGTATGGAGTTACTCATCGGAAACAGTTACAACAACAGTTACTAAACCAATTACAAACTGTGGGGAAGAAAATTTAGATATGGGACAAGCACATCAGTATAGTATGGGTAATTATGATGGTTCACAGAACAACAGAGGTTGGAAGTGGACATATGCAACTAACTCAGGAACTGAACTAGGTTCTGGATCAGTAAGAACAGGCGTAGCAGGCGGAAGCTCAGGACACTGTGTTTGGAGAGCATAATTATGTATATTTTATTTAAAATGAAAACACAAAAAGAATTAGGTCCTGTAAAAATATATGGCAGATATTTAAATTACTGTGTAGGATTTATACCTGATACACACAAAGACATCATACCTTATTTACATTTAGAGCCAACGATATTGACAGACGCCGTTGCAAAAGCATGGTTACTAACACAAGGCTGGAAAGGTCATGTAAGCATTAGACCGGGTACACTTGAAGATGAACAAATGGGGTTACACGAAAGTTCAGAACCCACAGGCGAAAAAGAAAAATATACATTAACAACTGATGACGTTACAAATTGTACTGCTTTTATGAAAGCAGTTATGCGTAAACAATTAGATGAAATTTATGACCATAGATTACAAGCACTAAATATTAATGTTAGTGTATTAGAAAGTAGTACTTGGGATAAGCAAAAATCAGATTATATCAAGTATAATAAAAATAATTCAGCCACTGTTCCGTTACTTGACGCACTAGCAACAAGTAGAGGAATCGAAAAAGCAGACATGGCAAGGCTAATAGGACAAGCAATCAATAATCACGATGGAAAAGTTAGAACTTTACTAGCAAGTAAACAAGTCGTAGAAACGGAAATCAAAAATTGTGCAGACATCAGCGCCTGTTTTGTATTAATGCATCAAAGATTCGAAATGACAATGCCAGTAGCATTACAAACAAGTACAGGAACGACGACTGCCGCACAACTTAATGTGTAAGGCTCAATGTTCAGTATACCGCTTAACCCAAAGTTAAATAATACCCAGTTACAACATTTTGTAGATTTTTGTATTAATCATCGAGAAGTGATTTACGATATTTACTTTACTTGTAGAATGCCTCCTTTTGAGCAAGATGCTATGGGTGATGTGTTTGCTTCTGACACAAATGAATTAATATCAGTAGCACTTAAAATACAAGAAGCAACAGGCATACCTATAAGTGCAACATTTAATAATATTGAAGTTAGACCTTCGCAAGACAATTTAGATACGTGGATACATAACTTCGATCAGTTATATAATGCAGGAGTACATAGTGCAACTATACCTCACACACATTGGGTAGCAACTGGACAAATACAGAAAAAGTTTCCTAAACTTTTAATAAAAAATACAATTCTTAGACAAGTACAAACGGCTAAAGATGTTGCTGAATTAGGTAAACACGGATTTCATTATGTAAACTTGCATAGAGATTTAATGCGAGATCACGATAGTCTTGCTCGTATACGAAAAGCCGCGGACAAGTATGATATGAAAATTTCTTTATTAGCAAATGAAGGTTGTGCCGGAGGTTGTGCTATGATGGAAGAACATTTTCAATTTAATAATACCAGAGTTGGTGATAATCCTCAATATTTTAATGATCCTATCAGCAGAGTAAGTTGTTCCAAATGGGATATTACTGACCCTAGTTCAGATCTAAAGAAAGCAAACTTTCCTCCATGGAGAGAAGACTGGGTAGAACTAGCAAAGTATGTTGATGTATTTAAAATGCATGGCAGAGAAAATATAAAACGTTTCTATGAAACTCTAAAAATAGTTGAAAATTACCATAACAAGAAGGAAATATTAGTTAGTGGATTCGAACAATATCTTGATGATACTAATTTAAAAGACAAGCCAATAAATGCTTGGCGAAAAATAATTAAGACTTGTAAATTTGATTGTTGGGATTGTAATTTTTGCGATAAAGTTTATGAAAGTAAGTCTGGAAAAGTCAATAATAGCAAGGCAATAACATTAGTACAAGCACTAGTATCGCATGAAAACAACGACTATACTAATAACATACAAGGATTAACTAGTGAACGAGTAAAAAAACTCTTGCATCAATTGGGAAAAGATAGTATAATGTATTTAGAAGTAGGTAGTGCTATGGGCTCTACCGCTATTAGTGTTTTAGATACAAATATTCCAGTAACTTGTGTTGATAATTGGAATGAAAATATCAATCCCGAAAGCGGAGAATTTAAACTACCAACTAATAATAAGAAACAGTTTGACAACAATACAAGTAGTTATAAAAATTTAAAAGTTTATAACGACGATATGCTTAATGTTAAATTAGAAGACAACGGGTACGATTTGTTTTTCTATGATGGTCCACATGACCAAGAACTAACGGCAAAAGCAGTTGAACATTATAGTAAGTATTGGGCAGATGAAGCCATATTAATATTCGATGATGCTAATTGGCAAGGAGTTGTTAATGGTAGTAAACAAGGAATATTAAACACAAATTATAAAATAGAATTTGAAAAGTTAATTCTTAATAATATAGAAGATAAAACTAAATGGTGGAACGGTTTATATGTAATGGTAGTAAAAAGAAATGAACAAATTTAAAATATTACAAGCAGATGTTTTCGTAAAAGATGATGTTGGATCAGAATCACAACGTAACTCTATGATTGAATATGCACAAAACATAAAAAAACAAACAGATGAAAAGCAATTAAACTTTAGTAACAGAGGTTGCTGGAGACACGAATTCAACTATCCAGATATACAATGGTTAGTAGAAGAACTTCGCTTGTTATGTAATAGTGCAATAGAAACATATGCAGAAGCCGACCCATTGTATAATGAAAAACTTAGAAATTACGGTGCACCAGATATTGGATACTGGACAAATATAAATGAACCAGACAGTAAAAATGCCTTACATGATCACAGACTTCATCATTATGTAGCAGTTTACTACTTACAAGGAAAAGACACAGGTGATATTGTTTGGCACAATCCGATGAACTTAACAGAAAGTTGTCACCCCCACGCACCGTTTACTAGTAGATATAGTATATCTCCTACAAATGGACAATTAATTTTGTGGCCCGCTTGGATGCCACATGAAACAGAAACAAATAAAAGTAATATGCAACGAATAAATGTTGCATTTAATATACGGTTTCAAACACCTAGATATATTGGAGGATAACACATATGGGCAAAACGTTTGATAGTTTAAAATCATCTATGCAAGTAACAGGTAAAGACTTAAAATCTGACATAGATGAGTTAACAACAGAACAAGCAGATATAGTAGGATATAGTATAAGCAGAAACTTTGTTATGCCAGAATTTAAAATGAGGCATTTTATTGGACAGGCTGGTATTACTCCGTATGGTGCAATGAAACAGTACCTTATGGAAATACAAGGTAGAGAACATTCTATTACCTCACAAGAATACGAACTTGCAAAAATTGAATTAACAATCGATGAGTGGAAACACGATATTGAAAAAACTGATGATGAATTTGTAAAACGTAGAGCACAAATTGAAATAAATTATGCAGAAGCAAAACGTGATGGATTTGTAAGATTACTTAGAGGTCATAGAGAAGAACGTTTAATGTATTTAAATTTGATACAGGAATTATCTGAAAGCGAATATGGCATATTGGAAGATGGATCAAAGTTAATTGATATTTTTGATCACCCAGAGAAAATAGAAGCGGCTGAACGAGATTATTGGGTTAAACGTTTAGGTAAACAATCGGCTATGGATATGATTGCATACGGGAAAGTAGGTGTTGGAAACATGGACAGTTTAACAATGTTAACATATGAAGACCAAACTAAAGCAATAGAACTTGCAAGTGATGTGTTTGTACACAATGAACGTAGGACTGCACAAATAGTACATAACAGTAATCAACAAGCACAGTTGGGTAACTCTTCAGAACTTACGGAACAACTAAAGATTTCGATACAAAAAGGAAACAATAATTGATTATTGACTTAATATTAAAGGGTCAAATATATTTATTTTTAATCGTATTTGTAATGATGATTGCAGGTATGGTAAAAGAAAATGGATTATTTAAGGATCTGTTTTGTTTCTTTGAACAAAATTTAAAAAGTAAAAAATCTGTTGTAGCAATAGTGAGTGCATTAACAGGCATACTTCCTATTAAAGGAAGGGTTACAGTGAGTGCAGGAATGCTCGAAACTATGGCACCCGACAAAGGGTGTTGTGGTAGAGATAAGTTTGGTCCTATTGATTATGTAAGTACACACCATTATTATTTCTGGTCACCGTTAGAGAAAACAGTTATTTTACCAATGGCGGCGTTTGGTATCTCATACGGACAATTTATGGGAATGATGTGGCCCTTGTTAGCAGTATCTCTTATTTTTATTATTTCATACTTGGTATGGGGTGTAAAAGAAAGTGATATTGAAATTGGTGACTGCGGAACAGAAATTAAAGTTAGTAGAATAACTAGATATGTTTTTCCCTACGTTGCAGGTGTGGGCGGTATTATTGCCGGACTAGACTTTATGTGGGTATTTGGATCTTTAACTGCTTATTACATACTTGTAACAAAGACTTTTAACATCAAGAAGTTATTAGGCTATGTTGATTTTAGACTAATTGGCTGGGTCGCACTTATCATTATTGCGGCAAATATTGCTAGAGAAAATACAGAACAAATTAAAACATTTTTAGAAACAAGTGGACTTGACATTAACACTCTTTGGGGGTTTACTATGTTAAGTTTGGCTAGTTTTGCCGGTGCATTTGCATTAGGAAGTAGTTCACGTTTTGGTGCATTAACAGTTATTATGGCAACTATATATGGTATAGAATATTTGCCGTGGTTCTTTGCAGTAGACTTTGTAGGATATTTGATTAGTCCAATGCACAAGTGCGTGGCAATAGGAATGCTTTACTTTGGTACCAAATTGCGTTATTATGCTACCATACTCGGGCTTTGGGGTAGTTTGGTTATACTAACTGCCGGAGCAATGCTTTTCATATAAATATTACTAATATAAAGGTAACAACATATGAAACTTCCATTTTACTCAGACGACTACGAAGGCGAATTTGTCATACACAATGTTAGTTTAACCGACGGTGTTAGAACAGAAGACCGAGAGTGGATACCCAGAACGATTATGAATGATGACCATCGTGGTTATGCAGTTGTAATTGGTAACGGTAATAGCAGAGTACGAAAACAATTTTCCTTAGAGTATATTGAAAATCATAGTGGAGGCTTGTTAGCAAACAAACGTTGTCAAACTTACGGGTGTAATGCTATATATAGAGATATGAAACCAGATTTCACTGTCACTATGTTAGATAATATGACAAAAGAAATAGCCAACTCAGGCTTTGGTGAAAATAATATTGTATATACAACTGCTAAGAATGTTGTAAAATACCCGGGTAAGTTTCATTTAATTCCACAAAATATTAGTTACTATAACTCGGGAACAATCGCAACATATTTGGCTTGTTTTGACAAGCATAAGGAAGTATATTTGATTGGGTTCGATAATCAAAGAGATCCTGAATTAACAAATAATGTATATGCGGATACAGAAAATTATCCATCATCAACAGAACCGTCATCAGATGCGAAATGGATTGCACACATGAAAGTTATATTTGATTCTTACAAAGATGTTAATTTTCACTGGGTAAATGATAATCCTGCTTACACATTTCCAGACGATTGGAAGTGGTGTAAAAACGTAAAGTATTTAGACTACAGAACTTTTATTAGTGATATGGATATAGGCGTTCAGTTAAAGTACAAGTGGAACGATTAGATAACAACTCTCCAGTTTTTAGGAGCATACTCCCCTTCATAACTTTTAAGCCATTGTGTACCAGTCCATTTGTATTGGATACCAGTTGTAGCATTAGTAACATAACTTAATGTTTCGGTTGCACTAGCGTCAAAATCTATAACCCATTTCTCCCCGTCCCATTTAATAATATCATTTGTGTTAGCAACAAAGTCTACACCTGCATTGCTTTTCCAAAAATCTGGACCGTCTACTTGTGCCGGTGATGTTGTTTTTCCAATATCTTCTAAAATTAAATAACGATTACCTGTCGTTTTAACTACACTTGTCGCTGTCGCTTTAGATGGGCGTATGATTGAATTAATTGCTGTTAGTGTATTAACCGGGATCGTGTCACTATCTACCGTTACAAGGAGGATATGAGGGTCTGCTGGGTGATATGCAATGGTTCCTACAACCTCAGCGTCATTGTCTTGTATAAAACGTATCTGTGTTATACCTGGATTAATAGGCCCGTATTGTTCTAAGACTGCTCTCCAACTTGGTTTTGTTAAATTTTCAGTAAGAATTACAGTAGTATCTAAAGTGTCACGAGTACTTTCTGCGTTTGTGTCAACAAGTTCTGCTTGACCATTTAAAAGTACAGCACCATAATTACCTGGTGTAACAGCACGTCTTGTTCCCATAACTAAATTGTCATCACTAACTGAATTTACTAAGTCTCCACTTCCATCATAGACACTATTAATAATTTTGTGTATAACACCCATCTTCTTAACATTAGCAGGCATACTTAACCAAATAGGCATACTAAATTCTAATGTTGCAATATCTATTTGGTCTTCGGTTCCAACAGGAATACTTCTACTACTAAAGTTTACGTTTTCTAATTGTACTAAACTTAAACTAGTCCAGTCGACGTAGTTGTCTGTACTTTGTATTTCTAAACTCGGATTAAACAAACATAAAATTTGTTCTAATACTTGTAATTTCATTTCAGTGTTAGTAGTCCAAATATCTAAGTTTAATCTTAGGTCATAAGGAACAGGCATATGTCTTTCAACAGTTACAGCATTACCTTGAGTACGACTGTATGTCTTTGTACTGTCATTAAATTTTCGTTGTCTAACGTGTAACTTATCTACAAAGTTAGGCTCTTGTACACGTTCTCTACTATATGTCATACTTTGTATATGCGTAGTCATTCGAGGAGCACTTAATACTTTGTTCTCACTTGCATCTCTCATTACTTGGGCAACGTTACGACTCATGTCGCCGTATGTTACTGGAATTGTAAGCAAGTCTCTGTCACCACTGGCATTCTTAGCACCAACTTCTACTTGAAAATTACTAAACAATCTTACAAATTGTAGTAAGAATCTTCTAATCTGATTGTCATAAAAAAACTGTCTTGCCATTCTAGTTGTCCTCTTCCGGTGTTAGAACATCACTTAAACGTTGTCTAGACTTTCTAACATCACCGTCGTCGTCTGTGTATGTGCTTGTATTATTAACAAAGCCATCTTTCTGCGTAGAACCAGCACCGCCTGTTGTACTTGTTCGAACTGCATCTTCAACTTTGACCCAACGTTTGCCATCATATCTAAACAAACGATTTGGTTTATAATCTAATCTAAGTACAAAATCTCCAATGTCTGCACCACTTGGGAAAGCAGTTGCTGGAGTAACAGGGTACCCGTTAGGAGCAATACCGTCACCTGCCATACCACCTGGACTGTCATATCCTTCTTGACTTGGTGTAACAGGAACTTCGTCAGCAGTAACAAGTGTACTACTTGCTCCAACTGTTGTTGTATCTGCACTATCTTCTTCTGGATCAGCGGGAGTACCATCATTATTAGTAGGTACAACAAAAAATGAACTTGTGTCGTAACCGCTCTTAGGTAACTCTTTTTCTGCTTCGGTAATAATGGCAGTGTTAATTTCAAGCTCTTGCTTGTATGTACTTAATAAATCTCTTAACTTGTTATCGGCACCAGTAACATCTGAACCGTCTTGTTTTTTAGCAGTTTGATCAAATATACTTCTGTACTCTTGTGAGTCAACTAGTGGAGTACATTTAACTCTCCATAAATGCGGATACCACGTTGGACTAAATCCTTCTGCGGCTCTGTTACCATCTTGCACAACATAATAGCGTCTTAATGCCGCTGGTAATTCTGAGTCTAGTGGATAAAAATCTCTCATATGAGGTAGTTCTATAACGTCACCGTTGATAAGTTTTCTACCTAAACTTTCTACCATGTCATTCATATGAACTGTAATAAACAATGTATCGTTTTGTAAAAACAATCCAAATTGTGTAAGGTCAAAATCTATATCTGAAACATTATATATGCCACGCATCTCATAAACAGACGTATCATATTTTCTATCTCTGTTCTCTAGGAATAATAAATCCTGAATATTTTGCTCACTTTGTGTAGCATAACTAGGCTGAGTGGAATCTTTCCCGTCGTTGTTAGCCGTATCGGCTCCTAAGAATTTATGAATGTTTACACCGGTACCACCGATGGTGAACATCTCACGAACCCTGTTGTCGAAAAAGTTGTAGTCTTGCCCTTTCTCAGGCTTCCACATGGATAGTTTTGGCATATTTGTAACCTCTTTGTAGTATTTATATAGAAACTATTCTTAACTAAAATGCAGAAAGATAAAGAAAAAGGTTGACAAATAGCGTAAAGATAGTATATTTAAAGTTAATTGTATATATAAAGTCATACAGGAGCAAATTTTGGGAACAGGAACATCAGTGAAATTACCACGTAAAAAGCCAGCAAAGGTGAGAACACCTAAGTCTGCCGACGAACAATACACAGGTCCAGAGCCTATATGGGACGATTGGCAATCGTGGCCTATTGAGCAATACCACAGAGAACGCACTCGGGTAACTGCTTATTATAATCATTACTATCAAGCCAAGGATTTACTACCGAAAGTAAAAATATGGATGACTGCTAATGGATACACTAAAGATGATCTACGAGCCGTTAGTGCTTGTGAGTCGTGGAGAATGAGTATTACAACGTGTGCTCAGTGTTGTGCATTACTTAAAGGTATGCCCACGTGGCACGATGAATACGATGCATACTTAGAAACGTTACCAGGCGTAATCGGAGGACAATCAGATCCAACAATATTTGTCCGTAAGTCAATCGACGATGTGGTTGCGTTAGGTAAAGAAATTTTAATTAAAAAGGGCGGTCAAATTGAAGAAAAAGAAAAACTTTATGGCGGACCTGCATTAACTATACAAGACAGGCTACGAATTGCTTCATTGAACTTAACTGATGAAATAGAAGAATTTCTAGATGTTGCAATAGACGACTTAGAAAAGTTTGATATGAAACAGTTCAATCCATTAAGCATACTTCGAAAGCAACAGGCAAAACCTGCTCATGCAAAAATTATTAGGGATCACTATACTCCTAACTTAACAGAAATGCAAGAACTAATTGGTCCTGTAAAGACAGATGATGAATGGTATGACCAGTTATTAGAAGCATACGAACCAATACCAAAAAAGCAACGTAAAAAAATGCATGACATTTATGCAGAAATTGATAAGGCTTGTTCGATGTTGATTGAGCATGGTAAAGCAGAACGTAAACCTCGTAAAAAGAAGCCAGTAGCAAAAGAGAAATTGGTTAGTAAGATGAAATATCTAAAGGAATTTGGAGAGCTTGGACTAGTTAGTGTTAACCCTATTGAAGTAATTGGGATGAGTGAACTGTGGATTTACAATACTAAAACTCGTAAAATAGGAAAGTATGTTGCTAATAATATTGACCCCACAGGGCAACAACGTGATGGTAGTGGGTTAAGTATTAAAGGTACAACTATTACACAGTTTAGTGATGCTAGTGTACAAAAGACTCTACGAAAGCCTAAAGAGCAACTGTCGGCGTTTAAACACGCAGGAAAGATCCTTTTACGGAAGTACTTAGATGACATAAAGGCAGTGGATACTAAACTAAATGGCAGAATCAATGATCAAACAATACTGTTGAAAGTTGCTAAATAGTGTATATAAGAGGAATTATTCATGGCAGATTTAGCGACAGAACAAAGTAAAGTATTCGAATATTGCAAAGCCAGTTTAGGCGGAGGCATGGTCGAAGTTGAACTTGATCCTGCCCACTACCAAATTGCATTAAACAAAGCATTTGACGTTTATAGACAAAAAAGTTCTAATGCAGTTGAAGAAAGTTATGGATTTTTATCTCTTGTAGAAGAACAACAAGAGTACATATTACCTGACCAAGTACAATCAGTAAGAGAAGTATTTCGTAGAAGCACAGGTGGATCCTCAACTGGTACAATGTTTGAACCATTTGAAGCAGGATATATGAATACATATATGCTACAAGCAGGCAAAGTCGGTGGACTTGCTAGTTATGATATGTTTGCTCAATACCAAGAATTAACAGCCAAAATGTTCGGTGGATACATTAACTTTACATTTGAGCCTGTATCTAAGAAACTAACAATCGTTAGAAAAATCCGTGCTACTGGTGAAAATATACTTCTTTGGATGTATAATGAAAAACCAGATGTAACATTATTAACAGATTTGCGTTGTAAAACGTGGCTTTATGATTATACACTTGCACGTTGCAAGTATATGTTAGGTGAAGCAAGAAGCAAATTTGCTACTATTGCCGGCCCACAAGGTGGAACCTCACTAAATGGCGACTCTTTAAAACAAGAAGCAATAACAGAGCTTGACAAACTCGAGCAAGACCTGTATAATTTAGTAGACGGACAAATGCCAATGACTTGGGTAATTGGCTAAACATTAACAACTAAGGTAAACAATGATTATTGGAATATGCGGACTTATCGGGTCTGGTAAAGGAACAGTTGCCGACACATTAATAGCAGAGCACGACTTTAAAAAAATAAGTTTCGCTGATGCACTTAAAGACGGGGTAGCAACAATATTCAATTGGGATCGTAAAATGCTTGAAGGTGATACTAAAAATAGTAGAGACTGGAGAGAAAAGCAAGACGATTTTTGGTCATCTGAAACTGGCAAAGAAATTACACCTAGACTAGTATTACAACTGTTTGGAACAGATTGTATGAGAGAAGGCTTCTTTGATGGTGTATGGGTAAGTTTAGTTAAACAAAAGATTTTAAACAATCCGACACAGAATTTTGTAATACCTGATGTACGTTTTCCAAACGAAATTAACGTAATTAAAGAGTTAAAAGGCGAAGTTTGGCAAGTACGAAGAGGCGAAAAGCCGTTATGGTGGACCACTGCTATAAGTGTTAATCAACATATAGATGACTTGCAAGAAGTTCATTCTATGAATATAGTGTTCCCTGAAGTACATCAAAGCGAATGGCGTTGGGTAAGTGATGATAAAGATTTTGATATTGTTATAGAAAACAATTCAACGTTGGAAGACCTTAAACGTCTGGTATTAGATCGCCTTTCTTAGAATTCCACCCTGAGTGTCCTAATTCAATTAAACAATTCAAACAAACAGATTTAAGATTACTATGCTTAATATTAATTAAGTTACCATCTATGAAGTATACTTCTAATTGATCATAGTACTTTGCTTTAAATCCACAGTTCTCACAACTACTTTTCTTTTTATAACCTGCTTTAGCCCAGACTGTTAGTTTGGGTTTTCTTACAAAGTTACGGTTGCAAGTATCACACATTCTGCGGTAATACACCTTTTCGCCCTTTTTATAATTTATGGCGGCAGACTTCTTCTTGCATTTAACACATATGGGTCTAGTTTTCATACAAGTATTTATATACCGCTCTTTAAAGGTGACGCTATTCCTGGTTACAAAATAGACCTTTTTGTAGTTTTTTACTAAATACAATAACAAAGTTGTAAACGAATTAAAACGAATTACAAATAAAATAATTTTGCGAGGTAAAAAATATGGCGCTTGTATCACCAGGTATTGAAGTTAAAATAGTCGACGAATCACAGTATGCCAGTACGGCAGTAGGTACTGTGCCTATGTTGGTTATTGCAACAGCAACGAATAAAAACGACCCGACTAGCACAGGAGTTGCTAGTGGAACTGCAAAAATAAATGCAGAAAAAACTTATTTAATAGGATCACAAAGAGAACTTGTAACAACGTTCGGTGAACCTTCATTCTACAAAAGTACATCAGGTACTGCACTACACGGCTATGAACAAAATGAATATGGCCTTATGTCTGCTTACTCACTATTAGGTGCAAGTAACAGAGCATACATTGTTAGAGCAGATGTTGACTTAGGTGAACTAACAGGACAATCAGGAAGACCAACTGCTAAACCAGTTAATGGTACTCATTGGTTAGATACTGCTAAAACCAAATTTGGTATTTTTGAATGGAATGCAACAACACAAACTTTTACTAATAAAGTTCCAACAGTAATTACAGATAGTACTAAAATCTCAAGTAATGTACCTCTTGCTTCAATAGGCAAAGCAGGCGATTATGCGATTGATGCCAGTACTAACAATAATACTGTAAGTGTAAGAACTGCATCAGGATGGAAAGCATTAGGCACAACTAATTGGCATACTGCAATTCCAACTGTACAAGGTACTGCATCAGGCGGCACTGTTTCAAATGGCGACAGCATTACTATTAACGGAACAACAGTTACTACAACTAGTACAACTTATGCACAAACAGTTGCTGACATTAATGCGGCATCTATTACAGGCGTTACAGCGGCACTAGTAAATAGTAAAATTGAAATTTATGGACAATCTACAGCGGCAAGCAATGCTATTGTTATTGCTAACGTTAGTGGAACATTATTAACAGACATTGGTGTAACAGCGGCAACATACTATGTTATCTCTGTACTACAACAACCACATACATCTATTCCAGAATGGAAAACAGCAGATGCTACTTCGGCGCCAACAGGTAGTGTTTGGATTAAAACTACAACTCCAAATAACGGAGCAAAGTTTGATGTAAGTGCTTACAGTACAACACTAGCCAAATTTGTTGCTAAAGCAGTAAATGTGTATCGTGGTGATAGACACGCATTATACGGTTTAGATTCAGTAGGCGGCGGTTTGAATATAGATGTAGGTACAGTTTACGCACACGCATTTACAAACTCAAGTGGATTTACACTATACAAATTATACGAAAGAAAAGTTAAAGGTTCAACAGTTGTTACTGGTACCGCTACTGCACCAACATTTGTTGTTGGTGATGCGTTTACAATTACGTCATCCGCAAAAGGCGTTAACACAGTTACAGGTTACACAGTTACAGCAACAGGCACAACAGCGTCAGATATAGTAAATGATATTAACACAGTTAATATTCCTTATGTTACTGCTAGTTTGGCTTCAACTGGAGCAATTACATTAACACACTCATTAGGTGGCGTTATGATACTTGCAAACACAAACAACACTCCTTTGGCTACAGCAGGCTTTACAACTGCTAATACATACCTTAGAGAAGGTGCAACAGCAGGAAACTTGGTAGCAAGTAACTTCCAACAACTAGTTTATACAGCAGGATCAATTGAACCTTCAACTAATCCAGCAACAGGTAGACTATGGTTCCATAATGTAACTGATGAAATGGATATCATGATACATAACGGTACAACTTGGAAAGGTTACCAAAATGTTTCTACAGATGCTAGAGGATTTGACTTGTCAACAACAAGTCCAAATGGTCCATTAGTTAGTGCAACTGAACCGACACAACAGTCAGATAAGTCAGCACTAGTTTACGGTGACCTTTGGGTTGATACAAGTGACTTAGAAAACTTCCCAATTATTAAAAGATGGGAACAAGTTTCAGGCACAGACAAGTTTGTAACAATAGACAATACAGATCAAACTAGTGAAGATGGTATCCTATTTGCAGATGCAAGATATATGGGTAACGCAACTACAGACGTAGTCAGTGGTGATATTACAACTACTAAATCTTTACTAACAAACGATTACACAGACTTAGATGTACCACTAGCGGCTAATTACCCACGTGGTATGTTAATGTTTAATATGAGACGTAGTTCTTACAATGTAAAAGAGTTTAAGAAAGATTTCTTTAACTCTACAAACTTCCCAGGTAAAGTATTACCAACGGAAAAAGATGCATGGGTAAGTAAAGCAGGTTTACAAAATGATGGTTCTCCATTCATGGGTAGACAAGCAGTACGTCAAGTTGTGGTAGCGGCTATGAAATCTGCACTTGATACAAGTTCAGAATTACGTGAAGAGCAAAGAAACTTTAACGTAATGGCGGCACCAGGATATCCAGAACTAATTGCTAATATGGTATCATTAAACAATGATAGACGTAACACTGCTTTTGTAATTGGTGACACACCAATGAGATTAGCGGCAAATAGTACAGATATTCAAAACTGGGCAACTAATGCCAAACTAGCAACAGATAATAACGATGATGGAATGGTTACTGCTGATACATACTTAGGTGTGTTTTACCCAAGTGGTATTACTACAGATTTAAATGGTAATAGTATTGTAGTTCCTTCAAGTCATATGATGTTAAGAACAATGATTCGTTCAGATGACGCTAGTTATCCTTGGTTTGCTCCGGCAGGCACAAGACGTGGTATAGTTGATAACGCAACAGGCTTAGGATATATTGATGTAGCAACTGGTGAATTTACTAGTGTTGGAGTTAGAGAATCTTTAAGAGATACTTTATACGAAAACAGTATTAACCCAATTACATTCTTACCAGGCAACGGTGTATTAAACTATGGTAACAAAACTAAAACGGCAACAGCGAGTGCTTTAGATCGTATTAATGTATCTAGACTTACTGCTTATATACGTGAACGTTTAGCAGTTATTACAAAACCTTTTGTTTTTGAACCTAACGATAAACTAACACGTGATGAAGTAAAACAAGTTGTTGAGCAATTAATGAATGATTTAGTTGCGAAACGTGGTCTTTATGATTATTTGGTTGTATGTGACGAAACAAACAACACAAATGATAGAATTGACAGAAACGAGTTGTATATAGACATTGCTATTGAACCAGTTAAAGCGGTTGAATACATCTACATACCAGTTCGTATCCAAAATACAGGCTCTATTTAATATAGAGCCTTATTAGGAACAAGGTAAATTAAGCGACTAAATATTATTAAAGCATAGAAGCAGGAGCAAAAAATATGTCAGTAAGTTCATTAAGCAAATTTACAGTACCTTTAGCATCGGATCAATCCGCATCAAGCCAAGGTCTGTTAATGCCAAAATTAAAGTATCGCTTCCGTGTGAGTTTCGAAAATTTCGGAATCTCAACTCCAAGAAGTGAACTAACAAAACAAGTTATGGATTTTCAACGTCCTTCAGTCAATTTTGAAGAAGTACCAATTGATATCTACAACAGTAAAGTTTATATCCAAGGTAAACACACTTGGGAAGCCGTATCAGTTAATATGCGTGATGATGCATCAGGTCAAGTATCTAAACTTGTTGGAGAACAAGTACAGAAACAATTTGATATGATGGAACAATCAAGTGCGGCATCGGGTATTGATTACAAATTCATTACTAGATGTGAAATATTAGACGGTGGTAACGGAGCATCAACACCAAACGTACTAGAGACGTGGGAATTATACGGTTGTATGATCCAAAACGTTAACTACAACGACTTGAATTACGCAACTTCAGAACCAGCGACAGTTACAATGTCGATTCGTTTTGATAACGCAGTTCAAACTCCATTAGGAACAGGCGTAGGAACTACAGTGGCTAGAACTATTGGTGAAGTAGTAACAGGCTAATCCATAAAGGAGTAGAATAACCTGTGATTAATTCTTTCTTAAAAGCTCTTGCAACCGGTGATAATGTTCGTGATTATAAACACGCATCACGAACGTTCGTCGACGGCAATTACAGACTAGCACCCAAACATAAGTTTCTCTTTCACGTGGTCTTCCAGGTCAACCCGGGCCTTGGATTTTCATTCAGTGGAAGTGAAAACTTAGAAGCAAGTTTTTTAGTTAAGTCTGTAGATCTACCTAAGTATAACTTTGAAGTTGTTGAACACAATCAATATAACAGAAAACGTTATCACCACAACAAGATTAATTATAGTCCTTGTAACATCACCTTCCACGATGATAATAGTGACGTGATAAGAAACTTGTGGTATGCATATTATGCCTACTACAACAATGACCCACAGTATGAGTCAAGTGGAACATATGGTTATAAAGATACATATAAACCTATGATGGACAATGCTCGTCAATGGGGTTTAGACAGAAATACAAAACCATTCTTTACTGGAATAAAAATTTACAGTTTATATCAAAAGAAGTATACAGAGTATTGGTTAGTTAATCCAATTATCGAAACTTTTGATCACGACAATCATGATTATTCAGACAGTGCAGGCATACTAGAACATAGAATGTCAGTTAGATTTGAAACAGTGAAATATAAATCGGGACTTGTTGATGGAGACAGTCCACAAGGTTTCGGTACATTGCACTATGACAAAGCACCTAGTCCACTAACACCAGCAGGCGGCGGTACAACAAGTCTTTTAGGCCCAGGCGGTTTAGTAGACGCAGTAGGAAGTATAGGAGCCGATTTAGCAGGTGGCAACATTGCAGGAGCAGTTGTTACAGGTTTGCGTGGAGCAAGTAATTTAAAAGGTGCTAACTTAAAACATATGTTAAAGTCAGAACTTACTGGTGCGGCAATGGATGCTTTAAGAGGACAAAATCCAATTGGTGATTTTAGTTTTCCTAATGCCAAATCGGCACAAGGTAATCCTTTACCACAAGTACCTAAAATGACAGGAGTTACTACAAGTGCTCCAATGCGTAGTGGTGTAGTTTCTAGTAACGGGTCTAAAGTACAAACAAATGCAATGTTAGATCAATTAAAAGGTTTTGCAGGCGGTGTAGGTGGAGATCTACAAAGTGCAGTTAGTGGAGCAAGTGGAATGGTAGGTCAAATGACCCAAAAGATTCCAGCGGCTATATCAAGTTTATTTGGACCTGGATTAGGTGGAAATATAATGAGTCATATTAACTCTCAAGACTTTAGTCAGTTACAACATCAAGATGCTAGTAAGCAAACAAAAAATCCAGTAGCACCACAAAGAACAAGTGTTAGTAACATTACTAATAGTTCTTCGTATGCAGGCAAAAGTCAAGGCGGAATAACATAATATGTCAACTAATTTACCAGCAAATCCAAACGGAAATAAAACTACAGAGTTTTTTGACGTTTATAATACAGACAGAAACTCAACAGTAGTTAACCCTAATGAGTTTGATGCAATTATGGGTTTCTTTAAAAGAAAAACAAACGACAACGTAGCAATATCAAACGGATTAACAGACACAGTTTTACAAATTGCTATGTTACATAACGTTTCCCCAATGGACATAATCGAAGACTTTAATGATTATGCAGTTACAGAAATTCAACAAGCACTAGTTTCGTTAATTAATCAAACTAGAGCTAATACAAGTATATTAGGATTCAATAGAAATAAAGCACCAAGTCAAGTTGTTGCTCGTAACATACTGGATTAGCCATGGCAAAGTTCGCTTCAGGCAAGTATACTGTCAAGAATCCTGCAAAATATGCCGGCAATAAAACACCAATGTATAGAAGCAGTTGGGAGTGGGCGTTCATGCAATTTTGCGACAACCACCCAGGCGTTATACAATGGGCCAGTGAAGCAATTAAAATTCCTTATAAAAATCCATTAACAGGTAAGAATACAATTTATGTTCCGGACTTTATTGTCGTGTATCAAGACAAGAATGGTAAGAAACGTGCTGAATGTATTGAAGTAAAGCCTAAAAAAGAAACAACAATGGAACAAGCAGGTAGAAGCAAACACGCACAAGCAAAAGTTATATTAAACTCTGCAAAGTGGGAAGCCGCTAATAGATACTGTAAACAAAATGGACTAACATTTAGAATAGTAACTGAAGATGACATCTTTCATCGTCCTAAGAAAAGATAAATAATTATAATAGCATATAATTATTGGAAACATTATGACAAAGAAATTAGAAGAATTGCTAGATTTAGCACCCGCAGAAGATTTTGCTGAAGATATTATCCCAGAACCTGAGAAGTCAGTAGACCATACTATTACTCATACACAGGAAGATATAGCAAGTGCATTGGCGAAAGCAGATAAAATTGACCAAGCATTACCGATGGTCAAAGATTTGTCATTAAATGACACAGAAATGGACGAACTTGCTCTAACGGCAAGAGATACATTTAAAGATTTAATGGATTTAGGCATGAATGTAGAAGCCAGATATGCAGGTGAGATATTTAATACAGCGGCACGTTTATTAGACACGGCTTTAAATGCCAAAGGCGCCAAAGTTGACAGAAAATTAAAAATGATCCAATTACAGTTACAAAAAGCAAGATTAGATCAAGTACAGCAGAAGCACGATAGCGAAAATGGCGTAAACGCCGAAGAAGGCACAGCAGTTGTATTGGATCGCAATGCATTGTTGGAAAAACTGCTTTCAAAAGATAAATAATATAACAAAAGAAGGTGTATTAGCAGTATGAAAACATTTAAGCAATATTTAATGGAAAACATTAAAGAATACAAATTTCGTGTGAAGTACGCAGGTACTTTAACTGATGCTCAATTGGATAGAATTGAAATAGCACTTGGAAAATATAATTTAAAAGATATGACCAAGCCTAAAGTTACACCTATACAAGAACACCCTATGGATTTTCAAACTATGAAAAATTCAGAAGTTACTATAATGGATATTTCCATAACATATCCCTCAACAGTTGATATGTTAAGACAGGAATTAGTAGACTATGCAGGACTTCCTGGATCACACGTTATGGTATCTAATCCAAACGATCCTAATGAAGTTGCTAGGGAAGAATACGTTGAAGACATGGGAAAAGATTATGTACCTGCACTTGGAACTCCAGAGTTAAAAGATGCAGTAGAGATTAAGGCAAGCGAACATTTCGGTGACGAATATAACGCAAACTTTTTAAAAGATTTAGCAAATAATAAAGAAACTCCTACAGTTTCTTTGGCAACAGCATATGCAGACGAAATTGCAAAAGAAAATAAGGAATAGGATAACATTATTATGAGAGATATATTAGACGCATTAGAAAGTGTACAAACTAACAAGCCAACTGACATAGCAAAAGAATTAAATAAAAAACCAGCAGTGCAAAATGCACTAAGAGTTGAGTCAGACGATACTAACGAAGGCAACGAATTCTCAGGAGCACTTGAAAAAGCCAGAAAAGATGGCAAAGCAGAATTTACAGTTGGCGGAAAGAAGTACAAAGTCGAAGCAATTGATAGTGATGAAGATACTATTCAAGAAGCACCTTTAGAAGTATCTGAAGAAGATGCATATGATAGAGATGCTGAAAGTATTCTTAATAAACATCCTAAAGCATACGCTGATTTAAAATCCGGCAAGACTGATATCGGAGACGACGACGAATTATACATGGAATTGTTTTCGTACTATAGTGAAACTGGCGATATGCCGTATGGTACACAAAAAGCAAGAGACGGCGATCCTTATCAATGGATCCAAGATGCATTATCCGATGAAGGTTTAATTGAAGGAAAATCAACTGCTAAAAAAGATGTAGTTGAAGTAGCAGTAGAGG